CCCATTAGCAACTAAAACAGCCAAGAAAGCAACAACAACCATAGTTAAGCTGACGCTTTTATCATTCGTTTCTTTATTAATCCATAGTTTATTTAAATCCATGTTATCTCCTTATTTTTTGATATATTCTTCTAACACTCCAACGTGCGGTTGAATTTCTAATCCGCTAAAATTGTAGTGTTTAATTCCTATTCGTTTAAGAAACCCAATAGCTAAACCTAAAGCATCAAACAAATCACTAGGAGTGTTTCTTTGTCCCTTAGTGATATTACTAGTAACTTTATCAGGAATCTTTACGAATTCTAAAACTTTATCTTTAGTAGGCTTTTTATAATCGTCGTTTTTCTTTTTTATGCCTAATTCACTTCTCCAAGATTGTACTGGAAAGGTAACAACCTTAGTTCCAATTTCAGAGCCAGCCGCTTTAAGAGCCCCATGAATCTCAGGAGAAACCAAGGAGCCCATTAGTTTCTTAGGATTAATCATGTAAGCTTCAGTGACAATATAATCAACTTTGTGAATAATGTTAAAATAGTTAACAATCATATCATAAAAGTAGCCGCACTTATCTTGTTGGTTCATCTTATCGTCAAACCAAATAGCTCCAGCATTAACTATTCGAGCCTTTTTAGTAGCAAAGTTAACCATTACACAGGAGAATCCAGTACAAGTACTACTAATATCTAGAAATAGTATTGTAACTTCTTCTATTCTTTGAGCTTTTTCATCAAGCTCATTCATTAAACTCTTTAAGTCTTTTTGTGACATTAATTAACCTTCTTATAAACTTGTTCTATAAAAAACCTAGGATACCAGGCTTGTACTTTTCTTTCTGTACACTCAACTAAATAATATACTGATAATCCTTCAGCTTCCAATTGTTTAACTTCAATTTTAGTGGCAAAAATATCAGAACCTAAAGCACTATCACTGTCAAACTCTAATACATCTCCAATACTAAACTTTGGGGAGTTTTGAGTTTCTTCGTTCTGCTCTAGCTTTTTCTCGTTTTTCTCTGTGCTTTCTGAGTTCATTATAATGACCTATTCTTTGTTCAATCATTTTAGCCATATCAGTATCATTTTTGATATCGGCATCTTTATATACATAGGCTTTTTTTAAAGCTTCTATGTAGTCTCTTTGTTCGTCATTTTCAGCAAATTGTATAAGATCTTCAGTTTCCTTTAGAACTTTATCATATTCTTCTTTTGAAGTAAAGACTATTTTTTCATTTATAACTTTTTTTAGCTTTTTGATACCTTGTAGATACAACTCTTGTTGTCTATTAATTACTATTCTAGGCACATTTAATTGTTGTACAGTAATTTTACGCTCTATCTTTCTATCTCTCCATAGAAGATATTCAAAATATAAATTACCTAACCAACTTGTATAGAATAGCTTCTTTAGTTTATTCATAGGTTTTCTACCGCCCAATGAGCTAAGTCACTACGCAAGCTTTTACGCATAGTTATGTGACCAATTAAAGGAGAATCTTTACCTTTTTCTACTATAGCTTCTAAGCCAGTAGTATTAATCTTTTCAAATACTTGACTAGGATCTCCTAAAATAATAACTTTCGTTCCTTCTCCAGCACGAGAAATAATCTGTTTTAAGATATTAGCTTCTAGATTCTGGGCTTCATCAATAATAATCACAGAATTACTAATAGAACGACCTTGAATAAAGGTAATAGGAGTTATTTCCAATTCATCATCTTGAATCATTTTTTCCATTTGATAGTATGGAATATCGCAATGAATGAAATTATCTTTAAATGGTCCTAACCAAGGCATCATCTTATCATTCATTGTGCCTTTAAGATATCCGATGTCTCTTCCTACAGGAGTTAAACTCTTAGCTATAACTATTTTAGCTATGTTATTCTTCTTATGCTGATGAATAGCATACGCACAAGCTAGTAATGTTTTACCACTGCCAGCGGCTCCTAGAATAGTTACTAGTTTTATTGAATCGTCTCTAAGCAATTCTAAAGCTATGGTTTGCTCAGTATTTTTAGGATAAATGTTGCACGGGCTATTAGAAGTGATTCTAACTATATAATCCCCCTTAACGATTCCATGTTCTTTGCAATCGTCTCCCTTTAACACTACTCCCATATTAGAATAGAACTTACACTTCTTATTTAAAGATTTTATCTCAATCTTTCCATCAGCATACCAAGCATTCCAATCGTGGAACTCTATAACTTTAATTCCGCTATATTTTTCCATTTTTATCTTTATTTAGGTACTTGTGAAGAGTTTTAGCTGACATTACAAATACTTCTAGAAGATCAGAATAATACATTCTTTCTTCTTCTTTTTTCATGAAGTCAACCATTTGCTGCTTTCCAAATTTAATCATACGAGCAGCCATGCGCTTCTTTTCTTTACAAATATGGCAATCACACTTACCAGTTTCCATTTTCCTATCATAACAGGCTTGGAAACGTTCTTGATAAGATTTATGATCTTTTTTTAAAGGAAGGCCAGTATAAAAATCTATGATTTTTGACATAATTGTGATTCCTCATTGTCCAACTTTTTTTTTAATCTGATAGCAATTTTAAAGGATTTTCCACAACCAGTATTCACTATTTTGCCAAATTTTCTAACTAAATGCGGCTTAATTCTACGTTTGACACAGTAAGCCCCACTTGAAGTTCGATTTTTGAAATCTAACTCTATGACTATATTAGCGAAACTGTTGCAGTGCGGACAACTAATCTTGTTAAGCATTTAAGCTCCAGTTGAACCGTATCCATTCGTACCACGTTCTGATTCGGCCAACTCTGACGTTTCTTCTATTTCCACAGTTGGAAAAGGCATTACGATAAGTTGGCCCACCCTATCACCAACATTATATTCCATATCTTCATTATTATCATCATAACGAAAACGAAAGCTAACTTCTCCACGATATCCAGAATCTATCACTCCAACGGAATTAGCTAAAGTGTGTGATGTCTTGCTTATACTAGAACGAGGAAAAATCAGTCCAACATAACCTTCAGGAATCTCAAAGGATAGCCCTGTCCCAAATTCAATATACTTATAGTCTCTATTTCTATATACATCAATAGCGGTTAGATCCATTCCAGCGTCCCCAGGCTTAGAATAAGAAGGGAGAACGGCATTAACTGCTAGTTTCTTTACTTTAACTTTAATCGGATTTTTTGGGTGCATAGATCATACCTAGATTTTCTTTCAGTTTATTTTGGGTATTCTGCTTCAATTCTTTTGGAGCAGAGGTCTGCATAGTCATCATATGAGCTATAGCCTTAAGTTTACTAAACTTTCGACCAGCCTCAGTATCAAACTTAATATGGAGGTCAACTCCAAAAAGGACAATTTTATCACCCATTTTGACCAACAGATGACCGCCAACTAAAAAGATATTTCCTATAAAATTCTTTATTTTCATAATCATATTATACCACTCTTTAAAAAGAATAACCAGATTTATTCTTGTTCTTCATCGCCTTCTAATAAATCGAAATCCTCTCCCCATTGATCTTTATGCGTATTTTTGTATTCTTGTATAGCATCTTTATCATTGGGAATGATAGCGTCCGCAGTAATAACAAATTCTCCAGAATTAGTAGTATTTGAAATATGATTCTTATCTACTTGAATTTTTGAGATAATTCCGAATCCCATTTTCTGACCATTTACCGTAGCATACAACTTCTGTCTGCGAGAAGTTTTTATTACTAAGCTACTTCGGAACCAAATAGCATTACCGCCATAAGGAACCGTAGTGAAAGGTCCACCAGGAAACTGAGGAGGTTGAACATAAGCTTGGTTTAAAATAACTAATCCTACAGATTTAGGATACGAAATTTTCCGAGTATCGTTTATCTTTTTAGAGATAACCCGCATACGTTCTGAAATAACTTTAGCAGCTTTCATCATAGTGGACTTCTTTTCCCAAGTCCCGTCTTTTTGAACTTCTATTTCATCTTTACTTAGCGTATTGCCAACACTATCCCACATAATAAGAACGTCAGTAGGTAAATCTCCCATACTAACGTCAGAGGTAATCTTATCAATAAAAGCAAAGGCATCTTCAAGAAAATCTAAACCTTCTTGGACAATGGCACTATCTTTATCAAAATTCATTTGCTTAGCTCTATCCCAATCTACTTTTCCTTCTGTTATAATCATAACAGGCATAATACCCATCTTTTGGGCCTGAGCGGCGGCATGAAACATTAAACTGGTTTTTCCAGTATCACTTAGCCCATAGATTTGAGTAATATGACCTAGAGGTAATCCATGTATCCCAATAACTTGTTTTAAGCAATCATCTAATTCTACAAATACGTCTTGTTTTAGCGGAGTATCTGCTACTTTAATACTTTTTTTGTACGCATCTAAATCAAATTTCTTAGCCATACTAACCTCTTACCAAAAATGAACTATATTTTTTAATTCTTTGGGTTTATCAATTTTTACAATTTTAGGAAAATTGTCTAATTTTTCATCTAAATATATAGCTTTGTACCATGATTGAGTACCACTAAGAGAACAAACTTCCTTATATGCTTCTTCTACAACAGCATATTTATAATATCCGTGTTCAAACAAATCTGTCCAATTTTCTAATACGCATTTTTCTGCTGTTTCAAAATCAGAATACCATCCCCAAGTTCTACAACCTTTTGGACGAGTTATAGATTTCATACATACGACCATGCATACTTTTTTTACGTTCTTTATCGCTCATAAGAATCTATTAGAAAATTATTATAGATGTATAAGTATCCAGGAACAAAGTTTTTTGGTTTTTCCGTTATGGTTAAAGATGACGGAGCCAACTCAAAGCTAAAATATATTTCTTGTCTTTTAGCCATTTTTTTAGATATCCCATTAAATATATTTAGCCATTCTATCGTATACAATCTTAACTTATTTAAGTCTTCTTCGCAAATACAAAATGCAGTAACATTTAAAGTTTTGCCTTTTGGAAGATTAAAAGATTTCTTATTTGAAGACTTGTATAGAAGTTTTCCTATTGGAAGTAATTCATCTGTTGCCCAACTGTAAAACTTTTCATAAGGAGAATTCATTTTACTAGTGCCTCTAAATTTAGACATTCTAGGAAGTTTAATAATCTTATGTATTTTCTGTCTAGCCAAGCTTTTGTCCTATAGATTTACGTGCAGACTTTCCACCAGTAGCCAAAACAAGTAAGTATCCTATACGAAATTCGTTAATATCATAGGCATCGGTTCTAGAAGAACGAAATTTCTTCATATATGCTCGAATAGAGTAAATTCCATAAGCTCGTTCTAGTCTACATCCTAAAGACCGATGACCTCGTTTATCGCTACTTTTTAGATAAGTAATTACTTAGTTAACGGTTAACACTCAATTGTTTTTAACTGAGTTTTTTACTCGTCTCTTAACTAAATTAGTATTCGTTGTATTAATAAACGTTACCAAATCTCGGTAGAGTTGTTCGCTTTTAGTAATCATACTTCCTCTTTATTATATAGTAAATCTGCTGATCGGCCATCATAAGGTATATTATGGATGTTCTTAAATGCATAAGTGCCAGTAATTTCTTCTTCAGAATCCTCTTTGTAAGCATTAACTGATCCATTTATATCAGACACTAACTTATAACAAATAGCAGTGGGAGTATCTAAAAATGTTACATCTATAATAGATCCCTTTTTCTGATTAAAATAAAAATGGGTCACTTTAACTTTAACATTGGTTCCACGTATGTAAGCTTGTTTATTTAGAATTTCGTGAGGGTGTTTCATTTTTATATAGCTCAAATAAGCTCTTCTTCATTCTACCTTGAGGAGTAATTCCTAAAGAAGAAAGTTTTTGTTCGTACTCTTTTAATATACCAAAAACTTGTTCAGTTGTAAAGTTGTTTACTTTATCTTCTAAAAATTCAATTTCTAAATATCGAGCTTGTTCTTTTAATTCTGGATCATATACAATATAGTACACAATATCTACATTTTGATAGTAATAAATAAAACAATACTTAAAGATTTTAAAGTTTTGTTTGTATCCTTCTAAAGCTACAAAAGATTCGACTAAGCTTTCATCACTAGGTCTTAGTGGTAAATTTATTTCAATGCGATCTTGATTATTAGATTCAGTTGTTTTTCTTTTTATTGTAAGTTCTGGCTTTTCTTTACTATTTCTATACCTTATAAAATTACTTTCTTTATTAATATAGTATGTATCCCAACTAGATACTTCTAAATGTCGTAGTGGATTCAAAGTCTTAGCGACTTTATGAAAGTCACTCAACTTAATATCATTAGCATTGAATTTAAATTCGTATTCTTTATTCATACAGCATTTTAATTATAGCAGCATTGCCTTTTGTGATCAATATATATTTATCTAAATTACAAAAATCAGTTTTATGGTAGAATCATTTATCGTAATTGAAGTCTTTGCAACGATAATAATAAGATTCATCAATTATATCTAAAATTTGTATTACAATAGATCCAGAAATTAAGCAATCATTTTTGTTAAACTTAGGGGCGTAAGCCTCTTTTTTCATATAACACTCTCAAATAGTAGTCAATATTTTGTTCGGTGGGAGGTCTAGAACGAAGTAGAGGGTCCATTAAATCTCCTTGGTCCTCAATTTCTTTATCTACATGCGAAACATTATAACAGTGTAATAGTTCATGTAAAAGAACTATACGAATTTCATAGTCCTTAAGACTATCTGATAATTCTATATAACAGTACAAAGGATTGACATAGGAAGATCCTAATCGTACATAATCGTCAACATCTTGTGAAGAATCTACAATATTTACAACAATAGGTCTTAATCCAAAGGTAAAACTAAATAATTTGCCATCTAACCTTTTATTGAATTCTGCAGCGTATTCTAAGGTTTTCATTCCTTCATAGTTATTGTCTAATACAGTAAATACTGGAGCGGGCATAAATATATCTCGCTCTCTAAGAATAGTTGATATTCTTATCCCAACGTACAGGTTTATAGCTATGGTCATTAAAATCATGCTTAAATTTTTAATGAATTTTATCATACTATTTTGCTTCTGCCCAATTTCCTGCGGCTTTAGGTTCGGCTACTAGCGGAACACTTAGTTTAACTACATTTTCAGCACGCCTTCGCATAATTTCTTTAACTGTTTCAACAATATCAATAGCGCATTCTACAATGATTTCATCGTGAACTTGTAAAATAATGTGTGCATCTAAGTTCTTTTCTATAAACTCTTTTTGAATGTTAATCATTGCTCGGTTCACTATATGGGCTGCCAACCCTTGAATTTTAAAATTTTTAGAATTATTAAGTAGATTTTTATACTCTCTTCGTTGCTTTAACATTCCTCTTTTTGCGGCCCATTTATAATTTAATAGTTCATCGCCATATAAATTATACATCAACTTACATTCTTTAAGATGGCGAATCCTTCCAAATACGGTTCTTACCATTCCGTTATGTTTAGCTTCAAAATCACACGTTTTCATGTATCTGTGCAAATTAGGATAAGCTAAAAGATACTCACTAACTAGTTTAGCGCCCTCATCTTTATTTATTCCTAGTAGTTCTCCAATTCTATGACCTTCGGCACCATATGCTACTGCCAAAGCCATAGCTTTAAAGATATTTCTAATCTCTGGAAACAGATTTCCCAAAAAGGTTTCTTTATCTTTTTTAAAGGTAGAAACTTCTGGTCCATATTTTTTAACTTTTTTGGCAATTGAACTATAAAAGTCTTCGTTTTTTTCAAAAATTTCTTGTAAACCTTTATCTCCACTCATATGAGCAAAGCACCTAGGCTCCAAACTACTATAATCCATATCTACTAATCGATACCCATCCCTACAAATAAATCCTTTACGAATAGCATTAGTATACTTACGTACTAAGGGTGAAATGTCAGCATCATCACCTTTAACTCTAGGCAAGTTTTGTAAGTTTGGATTACGACTACTAAATCTTCCTGAGGTTGTTCCAAATTGCAACATACTAGCGTAAATAATTCCATCTACTTGTCTTTCTAAAATACCTTCAATATAGGTACTGTGAAGTTTATTAAGTTTTTTGAATTCGATAATTTTTACTATCTCTGGATATAAATTTTTAATGCTTTCTAAGAATTCATCATCAATCTTAGGTTTTCCAGTTTCAGTTTTTTCTAGTGAGCTTAAATTCCACTCAACACATAGTAATTGAGCCAAATGATCGTTACTTCTTAAATTGAATACGTTTCTTTGCTCTGGATTTCCTATAAAGAACAATTTTTCTTGTATTTGTCTTGTTACTTTACTATTAAATGGCGCTTTAGTTCCTGGTTCTGTTATCCAATCATAGAAGGCTTTAAATTGCGGAGTGACCTGTGCTTGCTGCAGTATTGCTTTTTTAGATAAAGTTATCTTATTAGTTTTCTTATTAATAGGTAAAGGGATTCCTAAAACATCTGCCGCAGCTTTAGGAAAATTGCCAGTATTTTTTACTGGATAATCTTTATCCAATAAACTTTGTTCAAAATCTTGTATATAATTCTTTATTGAAGTAATTACAGAATCTTCTAGTTTATCTATTTCTTTTTGAATAGTAGTACGCAATCTAGAGAAATACTCTACGTCTACTTTAAAACCCCTTCGCTTCATAGCTATAGTGACCGTTTTATATAATGGCATCACTTCTTCATCGTAAAAGAATTGTCTAAGTTCTTCTTCGTTTATTTTCTCTTCAAAGATCGTAAATAACATATAAGTAAGCATAACATCCCAACAACAGTACTCTCCTAGTATGTTTGTGTCAGCTTTATGCATATCCATATGTTCTTTAGTTGCTCTACCACCATTAGCTTTGATATTTTCAACTAATTTTTCTTTAGCTTTGTCCGCCCACGGTCCTAGATAAGCAACAGCTACCTCTTTTAATCCAAAAGGATTTTCTTCATCTAGGCAATGTTTTCCTAAAATAGTATCATGATATAGATAGTCTGCTATTTTAATTCCCCAATGATGCTCAAGAACTAAAACGTCATAAATAATATTATGGCCAATAATTTTCTTAGTAGGAATGAAAGATTTTAACCAAGCCAAAATTTCTTGTTGTTGTTGGACATCCCAAATTAAATTACCTTCTTTATCTCTCCAAACTAGATAAAAAGCTTTATGATTACTTAAACATAAACCAAGACCGTAAATATTGGCTGATTTTTCGATTAAAGAATCTGATTCAATATCAAGTACCAAATGTTCGGATTTTATAGCAGAGCAATAAGTCTTAAGTCTCTCAAAAAGAGCCCAATCATTAACTAGATAGGTATCAAATTTAGGTTGAATATCAAATTTGTGCATTTACCCTATCCACTGCTTCTTTAAATTCTTGTGGTTCTAGACCTAGAGATATTCTAACATATTCCGGCTTACCAAACAAGTCTCCATTAAGAACTTTTACTTTAGCAGCTTCAAAAGCTTTATCACATTTTGAACCTTTAGGAAGAAAAGCAAACATGCCATTAGGAGACATAAACTTTACGTCTGCGATATCTTTATGCAGTGTTTTAAGTACTGTCCTATTCATAGCAAAATCTTTTTGACATAAAGTAACAAAATCATTGTATATTTCTGGTTTAGAATCAAACAGTTGTTCTAATTTTAATACTATTTGTTGGGAAGCAGAAGACACTCCAGTTGTTGTAATTTCCATATATTCAGATGCTAATTCAGCATAAGTAGCATTATTAGTAGCTAAATATCCTATTCTAAGTCCTGATAATCCTAAGGATTTTGAATATGAGTGTATATACATTGAACAACTATTCTCTAATCCAAATAAGGTTGGTAAATATATTTTAGAATTATAAGCTCCATCATGAATGAGAGGTAAGTTATCTGCTTGACAATCCATGTTAAAAGCATCAAAATCTTGTTGATTCATCATATACCCATCTGGATTATTGGGTAGCGTTAATAAAATAGCTGTTTGATCATCTATCAGCGTATTACTATGAATTACATTTAAATCCTCTTTTAAGGCTAGGGTGGGGAAACTTACCCAATAAGGTATTGGTATATATACAGAATCGTAACCTTGGGCCTTTACGGCAGCAAAGGAGGATGATATAGCTTGCTTTGCACCATTTGTTATCACGATATATTTATAGCCCGTTTTGTTCTTTAAAAACTCTACTAATTCTGGTATTCCAGTAGAAGGTTTATATTCGTGCGTAAGTATGTCATTATTACAGACAATATGGTTGTTTACCCCATGCTTATCTAATACAGATTTAAGGTTAATAGATACTAACTTAGGCTCGCCTACAGCTAAGTTAATCCAACCTGGAGCCAATTCTTTTCTTAACTGTAAATCAGGTTTACTCATATAAGTGCTTGGTTACCTTTTTTGCTCGTTTTGCCCCTCTTTGTAACAAATATTCGTAAGTCCGTTCACCAGTCATAGGAACTGTTTATATATATTTAGCAAAGTCATTTAACATATTATGGTGTAACAATACGTCATATTTTATGTGTTTTGGGCTGTTCTTATTTTTAAGAACTTTGGCCTTTATTTTAAGAGCAAATTTTTTATTATTTTCTACTTGTAATATCATTCCATCTGATAGGATAAGAATATCTTCTATTTCACAATCTTGGATATCCTTATAAGTACCAGTTTTATACCAAATATTCAATACATCAGTTCCCATATAGAATTTTTATGGCTTTACCAGTCATTTTAGTTATTTGACCTTTATTGAACATTAATTGATTAAACATATAATGTTTACTATTAGAATTCTTTCTCTTTCCAAAAATTATTTTGCCGTAGCCAAAAGCTTTATTTCTACCCCAAACTTTAATTATGATTGTGCCATTGATAGGGCTTTTAATTTGAATGATAGAGCCTTTCCTTATACTCTTCCATTCTTGTTTCATTTTATATAACCTTCTAAAAGCATAGCTAAAATGAAAGCATGACCCATTCGTCTTTCTTCATTATGAATTACATCATTAAAAGACATTCCTAAAGATTCATAATCATAACCATCTATGTCAAAAAGAGCTATATTTTTATGTTTGGAATAGAAATCTTTAAGAGTTTTAAAAGCTTCAGTTTTAACTACAGCTTCGGCATACAACGGAATATAAATTTTTTTTCTAGCCTCAATATATCCTAATTTCTGTTCATCCCAATAACTATATAATGGAATAGCATTTTTTCCTGATGGGTATCTATCTGCCCATTGTTTAGCCCAACCCTTTTCTGCCCATTTAAAATAATCAGGGGTTGGATTACCTTTTGAATCAGCATGACTAGGATATACTTTGGCGTATTGCCAAGCATTTTCAACATTTTGAGCACTAGTTCCATTATACAAAGGAACAGGGCCAACTAACATAGGGCTAAGATTTCTTCCCCAAGTGCTAGAAGTAGTGGTAGTATTTATAACAAAAAAGCCAGTAGCTCTTTTATCCCTTGGTCCTAGTATTTTCAAGATTCACCTGCTTAGTAGAAAGGTCTGTATAAGCTGAGTTATTTTTACCTTCTTTTATTTCACGAAGTGCTCGTTTAATCTTTTGTTCTGAATTATGAAGTCGGGTAACATCTCTTTTATGATTTTTCAAAAATTCGATTAGATCGTCAATCTTTTTTCCGCTTAAAAGACTACAATCATAATCTCCATATTGACTAGTGGGCTTACGAAATACATATTTAGCTGCGGTTATTAGTCTTTTTAACATACTATCATGGTTTACTAATCGAACTTCTGTGTACACTTCACGATTTTCTACATCTGACATAAATCGAATAGTGTGTGCCATACTATAGCAATCACATTCTATATATTTTGTCTTAATATTCATTACTTTAGCTCCTTATAAATACGTTTACCTAAGATATCTTCGGCTTTTAAATCATCACAGTAAAACAAAGGTTTACTCATAACTAAATCTACGTATTCTTCTAAACCGCAGATTTTAGCAGCTTTGGCCGCCCACGCACTTCCAGTAAGGCTCCAAATAACAACGCCATAACCTAACCACTTAAACTTCTTAATTAATTCGATATGATTAGTATTTAATACTACAGGTTGTTGCCAACCATTGTTATTTATGTATATAACTTTATCATTCATTGATTCTGGCCAGTCATACATAAATAAAGTAGAATCAACATCTACCATTAAAAGTTTATCATTATCCAACTTTACCACACAACAATTCCTTTGTATCGCTCAAGGTTCACCATTTTCGTATAAATAATCTATATCAAAACACCATTCTATTTGTTATTCATCTTTTGGATGAAAAACTAAACAATCTACTTCATTATAATTATTACCTAATACTCTATAATAAGAGTCTTTAAGTTTAAATACAGTATCTTTAGAAAATTTGAATCCGTAAAAATGTATTTCATGCAAACGCATTACGAATCTTTTCCTATAATTCTACTGTCCATTGATATTCTTCAGGACTATGAGCATATCCATTTTTAAACACATAATAATGCGTTAAGGGTAAAGTGCTTTTTAATAATAAATCTCTGACTTTGCCGTTTTGTTCTAACTTTGCTATATAAGCCATTTTAAGAAACTCTTGAGGAACTTGGTCTTCTATTCCATCTTGAAGAGATTCTTTACCTAAATTTTTAGCTTGAATTCCGCTGAGTGAACGTAAATTCTCATTACCTGTTAAGATATAATACCAAAAAGCTTCTACGCTGGCAAATTGTCCAAAATCTTCTAGTTCAAATGGTGTTCGAGGAAAATTAGATAATAAACGACCTAATTCAGTCTTTCCATTAGAATAGACATTAATGTGGTCTATTCCATCATTTTCAGGATTCCATTTCATAATTCCCAAACTGTCCAAGAATATCCAATCTCTTTAATTTTTTTACAGATAATTTCTTCAGTTTTACTCCAAAGAACTTTAAATAATCCAGCATTAATTTTTGGAGAATGTACTTCTATAGTATTATCTAAATTTCTAAGTAATTCTGATATTGCTTACTCTATTGATTGTAGAATTACTCGTTCGGAACTTTTATTTTTACTGTAACTTATACTAGTAAACAAAAACCCTATATTTTGAGAAATGGCTTTGGGATAATAATATATTCCTAAACCTAATAAAGCCTCTTTATGTGTATTACACAATCTTTTGTATTCTTTATAATGATTTGGATACTTAATCTTAAATTGAGCGGCTATACCTGCTCCCCAAAACCCCGTACAATTGCCCGCATGTATCAATATCGTATTTGGTCCAGCCGCATTAAATAAATTTCCTTTACAATACTTTATCACTTCTTAGTTCCAAGAATTTCATCTGCTAATCCCATATCAACGGCTTCTTTAGCAGAAAAATAAGTATCAAACATTTGCATACTACGAACTTCTTTTCGTTTAAGCTTAGGATTTTTCTTGATCATTTGAGAATAAAAAATCTCATCAATCATATTAATAATACGTTTAATTTCTTTAGCTCGGCGTAGCACATTTTGAGTATGATCTATTCCACCATCAACACCATCATGAACCATTAATGATGCATTAGGAGCTAAAACTCTTTTGTCTGCAGCTTGCAATATGATAGAACCCATAGACATAGCATAACCATATACTATAATAATGACTTGATTTTTACAGGATTTGATAGCATCATAGATAGCCATTCCATGATAAACATCTCCACCAGGATTATTCATAATAATCGTAATGGGTTTATCTCCTTCTGGAGCTTGCATATCTAATATTGATAATGATTTAATGACTTTTTCTGCCATTAAATGATCGACCCCAGTTTCAGAATCATCAAAAGTATAACTTACACTACCCATATAGATTATTCTATTAGTAACATCAATACCATAATCAAAATAATCAGATAATTCGCTAGTTATTCTTTTTTTAGCCATAGTATTACCCTATGCTAATGGTTGAAAACTGTGGGCGCATATCCATATCATTATTGATATTTTTGATTCGTTCGATCATTCGGACATAACATAATGCTGTTAGATGAACATCATATAGTGCTTCATGAATATTTGACTTATCTACAGTTATTCCTAAAGTTTCTGCTAGGTTGGCTAGTCCTGATTTAAAATTAGTGAATACTCCTGCGTCTGCTAAAAATTGTGCGATTACCGCCGTATCCTTAACTCGATGGCCGAATAAATCTTCAAAACCTTGAATACCGTAAGTATTAAACAACTCTTTTAGGAAGTTAATATCAAAGGTAACGTTATGTCCTAAAATAATCAAAGGTTTTCCAATAGAAAGGCAAAAATCCACAAATTCTACTAAAGCGTCATATTCTGATACTCGGCCTTTGGTTTCTTCTTTAATAACGGATAGAGGCGTTTTATTTACCTTTAAAGCACCTATACTAATTTTATTACCACTGGTATATATCTTCTTGTCAAAAGTTTTGACAGGAATTCCTTTTTCATAATATACAGCACCAATTTGAATAATAGAATGCTGTTTTGGATCTGTTCCAGTAGTTTCTAAGTCAATACATATAAAATCTAGGGATTTATCTTCAGTGGATTTCATTTTAACTCCTGTTTTTGATAGCTATCAAAGCCAGTATAGCATACTTCTATTATACCAGCAACTCTTAATGCGTTTGTGCATACTGGGCACGGTTTACTCATACCCATAGTACCATCATTTTTTAAACGATATATATAAGCGGTGGCACCTTTCGTTTCGTTTATAGAAAGACCTAAAAGACTATGCAATTCTGCATGTAGATAATTACCATAAGTATTACACTTAGGGTGAGTCTTTTTCATATCATTAAAACCAAAACCTATTATTTTGTTCTTTTTAACGATACAACAACCTAGTTTAAATTTAGAACTAGATTTTTGTGCTAATCTTTTTGCTATGTCGAAATATTTAGTCTTCACTTATCTTTCTAAGATTATTCAAGTACTCCTCATTCATTCCATCATAAATACTTCATTCAGAACTTCTATAATCTTTACTATCTTTAAAAGATGTAATATTATTAGCTAGTTCTCTTAGAAAATAAGCACAGTCTTGAGGCGTACTAAAATAAAATTCTCCAGATTCCATTCTATCTTCGTTACCAAAAGATAAATATAAGGCATTATGCTTTATCTTCATAAATATCCTTTATATAATCGAATTTGAAAATTTCATGGGTTTTTAATTCAGTATAATTACCGCCCCATAACTTCAAAAGTCTTTCAAATTCTTTGTCTACTTCCGCTCTAATTTCTATATTAGTATCTCGAAAGTTATCATTAGCAATGTACGCTCCTGGACTATCTGGGCGAACAAAGTATATTTTATGAAAAGTATTTAAATGATTAATAGCTAAAGAAAAATATTCTGATGGGAGTTTTAAATTGTAAACTAATCCATAAATAAGAGTATCCACAGCACTACGATCACAAATAACCACGTCATATAATTGCTCCGCTGAAAATTCCTGGGTTAAATGCTGTACCATACACAGCTTTTGGAATTCAGGAGTATTAATTTTTCCTCCAACCAATCGTGATACTTCTCGTACATTTTCTTCAATAATTTTAATAGACTTCGCAGGATTATTCTGTTTAAGAACTGCTCCTAGATGAGAAGCGGCACTGGACTTGCCGGTGCCGTGGCTGCCTATGAAAGCTATCTTAATTTTGCTCATTATTAAGTCCAATCTCTTCGTAAAGACGGAAAGCAGGACGACGATTAATTCCATTTTGAAACTTATTAGTAAATCCAACCAAATTGATTTTAACTTTTCCGTCAACAACTTTACTAAGAAGTTCTTTTAGCTTATCTTCGCTAAGAGTAACTTCTACAGAAAGAAATTCATTGTTGTTTTTACGAGAAAGCTTTTTCCAAATAGCGCCAATTTCAGGTCGTTGATTACGACGTTCAATAACTTCATTTAGACGGTCTTGATTGATTGCAACTCCGAACGTAGGTTTTTGATTTTTACTCATTTTATATCTCCTTTTACTAATTTGACTAAATCATTAGTAGTTTTCTTTAGTGGAACTTGAAAAAAACTTTCACCTTGATAAACATACTTATTTGGTATTTCTTTTAGAGGAGAAGAAAGTAAATCTTCTCCTTTTAAAGCCATGTGTTTAGTGCCATCATTATTAAACACGATATAATAAGTAGTTTTGTCAAGTTGGGCGTACTTGTATTTTCTTTGAGGAATTTGTAAAGTATCATACTCAAAATCTCCTGTCCAAACTCGCTTAAATTCGCACTCTACATAACCAACATGCTCTTCTCCCTTATAGAGAAGTAAGTCTACTGCTGTTTTCTTAGTGTTCTCTTTTACGGAGAATTTTGAGCCTTCAAAAAGTTTTGCTACAGCTTCTTTAGCTTTACGATCATTTTCTTCATACAATTTTCTATCAAAACGCTTATTCATTTTTTATCTTTCCTAAATCTGATAAATACTGGATGCCGCATAGAATTATCTTCTGTGACTTCCATATATTTTATCTCAATATAAGTACCTAAATACTTATCTCTATTATTCCATACTTCTTTCCGTTCGTCAATTGTAAAGCCAGTACCTACATCCACTTTTACGCCATTAAAATCCACAGTAACTCCTCCTAAAGTACCCACAAAACTTTCTTCTCCTTCATAAAAACCAATGATTTTACCATCATAAGTTTCTATAGGTTTAACTTTCATAATAATATTAGCTTTAAGAGTAGGTCTTTTCCATTGATACTCTGCATCAGGATTTCTTAACATAAGACCTTCATAATTATTATTTAAATATTTTTTATATAGGTCTTTTACTTCTTTCGCATTATTGCATTTATCGGTTGCAACATCAATTATACGTTTATAATCTGCAACCTGGTCATTAAGAACTTCTCTTAGAATTTTAAGACGTTCTTCATAAGGAATAGTACATTTTTGCTTATCCCAGTCTTTAATAGGGATGCAGTCAAAAACTACATATTTTAGCCCTTTCGGGATTTCTGCGTCCTCTGTAGTAAGAGTAGAGGCTATGTTGTTAAAATTCTCATTATGAATGTATAGCTCACCATCTAATACATACTTATACATGCCTTCTAATGCTTTAAAATGCTCTAGGAGCTTAGGGTTCTCATAAACCTTACCCGCCCTAGTCAAAAACTTAGAAGCTCCTCGCTGAGGCCAATATATGGCCCTAAAACCATCCATTTTAGGACTAGCTAAGACAGGGTATTTAATGGCGCTCAAATTAGGCACATCATTAGGTGCTAAAAGTACTTTAAAATCTGTCACCTTAAAAAACTTTTCAGCAGATGTTCCTTTCAGTCCCTTATTAAAAGTAGTTACTCCTACACCTACTGCTGCTTTTCTTAATATAATCGAGTAGATACCTTCATCTTCAGGAGCCATATTACTAAAAACTCGTACAACCTCCTGTTTAGCCGCATTTCCTGTTATTTTTCTACTGCTTAGGTCTTGCGCCAGTTGATTAAAGCTTATATAGGATCGTCTAAAATCCCAAAATTTTTCTATAGCTATTTCATAGTCTGGAATCTTTTTAATGTAAAATTGGGTATAAGGATCAAGATTGTAAAATAACAATTGAAGAAAATAATCGTTATCGCTATGCTTTTTAATAAAAGCTTCCTTTTCCGTATTGGAAGACATTTCCATTAATTCACTTATTAGTTTTGTTGGATTCGTCATACAAAATTTCTTTCATTTTAGTGTTTTCTAAAGAAGCGATTTTAATTTTAGTCATTAAATCTATCCCATAGATTGCAAAAATTTTCTGTAAATCATCAATGTCAGTGATTTTAACAATTTTGGCAGGCTTATAATACTTGCTAACCAAGTACATGCCTTTTTTATACGGAAAATTTTTTTTTCAATCTGCTCATATTCAAATCAGGGACCAGCCGTAGGAGGCTTACGACTGATCCCTGCCTTATTAGCTTTAGCGCAGATATTAATCCGACGCTAAGTCTAACAAACTATCTACTATATTTGCTCTTAAGAATCTCTTTTTCTTGTTCTTCTCGTTCAATCTTATATATTTGGAGTTCTTCAAAAGTCATGTCAGAAACATCACTTTTAGCTCCATTCCATTTAAGAATGCCCTCAACCTCAGGGCCAAGACGATTCTTAGCAATGTATAATCGTGCAACATCATCTAAATCTGGATATCCCATAAAAGGACGCCACATAGTGATTACTGCATCAGCCATCTCTTCCCAATCACCGGCTTCTTTAGCTGCTCGCTTAGTTCTAAGCGGTACAGAACCATCACCAGTATTGCGAGAAATTTGACACAAGTAAATCCAAGCAGCTTCGGTATCTGCAGCTACTTCGGGTGCTTTTAAAGCATTATACTTAGCATTAGCGTGGGCGTCTGTTTTATCACTAGTAATACGACCAGCATAGTCAACAACCACTAGCTTAACCTTTTCACCAGTTTTTTGTTCTACTGCTTGCACTCGCTCTTTCATTTGGTCCATAGACAAAGTAGAACTAAAATCAAACGTAGTTTTATTAAAGGTTTTAGCTACAATTTGACGAATTTCTGCTATCTTTGCTGCATCTTTATTTTTATAGAAAGACATAATCTCATGCTTGCTATAATTAGTGCATTTTTGAGCAATTTTTTGAAATACAAGATTCTTATACATATCCATTGAAAAGAATACTGTACGTTGATTAAGTTCATTAGCTCTTTCCATGATATTAAGAGCTAGAGAAGTCTTTCCTACTCCTGTTGCAGCAATTAGTAGGGTTTTTGTACCGATAGTAAGGTCTACGTTGGCATCAATAAAATCAATTCCAGTAAACACTCTATTACTATCATAGTTTTCAGCAAAATTACTAAAACTATCAGATACTTCTTCAATTTGAACTAAAGAAGAATCAGAAGAAATCTTATTGTGCAAAATACACGGAGGACCATTTTTTACTGCTGCACAATATTTATGCAACAATTCATTATCTTCCGTAGTTCCTGGTCCACCTGCTTTAGGTTTGGCATGTGGACTATAAGCACTAGCGATATGCTGTGTCCAAATCTCATCTTTATCAATAATCTTATCTTCTGGATAAAGTCTACTGTTAAGTTCTGCGATGCCCTTTAGAACTCTATGGGCTAGCTCTTTTTCCATCCCTTGATTGCGGTAATAGGCCGCCAATCGAAAGAATACCCTAGAACGCTCCCCAGGTATCATTATACCCTTAGAAAGGGCATATATGCATCGTGGCATATGTCTAGGCATTTTCTTAAAATCAATAGTATTCAATCCACGAATGCCTTCAGTTTCTTCAACATTAACAATAACTGAGCGTGGCTTAATGTTTCCACGATACTTATCTAAAAACTTAATATCGCTTAAAGGTTTGACAGTAATAGTAGCCTGAGGTTTGGTAGCTAAAGATTTAATTTGTTCTATAGAGAGCTTAACTAAATCATTAGGAGTTAAGGCTATCTTATATAGCCCACTTACTTTATGTTTAGTATTAACTATGCGAAATATACGGTTTACGTTATAAATAGTAGTATCAAAAGTCTTGATGCCGTGTGCAAAGTTGGAGCAAATAATCTTCAATTCCTCAGGCGTATACTCTCCAGTAGTATCTACTTCAACATGAAACCCTTTATTTCCAGAGAAGTAAACTATTGTATGCATAGATACGTTAATTCCTTGATCCTTCAATTTTCTTAAAAGGGAACGCACATCTGACTTGATATCATCTAAAGATGCAGAAGTATTCTTTTTAATATCAAAATCAAATATTAGTTTATTGGTAGTAACTTTGCCAGCATAACCCGCTACAGAACCATAGCCTACAACGGTATCATTGGCATCGTATCGTGGAGTTTTATTGTAATAATCTATTACATCTTGATTATAAGTATATAAAGAAATATACCAATCAGATTTAGTATCACTATCTAAAATTTTTTGTAGTTCTAAAGGATTGCTAGCAATTTCTGCTGGAATTAACGTACCCCAGTCATTAACGTGCTTGCAAATTCTGTAATACTTAGATGAAGACTTAGGTTGTAATGCAGTATGGGACATTAGAGTGCCTCCCTAATTTTAGACTCTAATTAATTCGTGGGTTCGTCAAAAAACGAAAGACGAACATCGGGCGAATTTTCCGAACGCTTCTCAGCATTCCAATACAATTGGAAATTAGTGAGAGCGACGGTGCGACCATCAGGAAGTTCTGCAAAAAGCTTAATGCCTTGCGGATAGCTCTTTTCAGGGTTACTAGAAATACTAATGTATTCCGTTCCTTGTTTGGACGTTTTAACCCAACCGTTCGCAAACGTCAAAGACTTATTTTGATTACCTTGATTCATTGTTTCTCCTTACAATTAAATATATCAGTTATTTGGTTTCTTGTCCAGCGGGAACTTCAGTTTTACCTTCTTGTTCTTTAGCCGCTAATTCTGCTGCGATTCGTTTACGCTCTTCATTAATATAGTGTTGAGTCAAAATGAATCGGTCAGAAATCACTCGTTGTCCTAAAGCGAAGCAAAGCTTCTCTTCATCTTCTTTAAGATTAACAGGAATGCCATCAGTCGGCAAATCTAAAATAGCTAGCAGCACTCTATTTTTAGCTCTTGAAGACAATTTAGGGAAAAGCTCGGCCAAATACTTTTTATTGGTGATAAAAGATCCGCCAGCACGAGAAACTAGTTCTTCTGCAGAGGGCACATTAATCTTTTGACCAGTTTTTTCTTCTTCTTTTTGAATAGAAGTTACTTCTGTTTGAGTTACTTCATTAGTTTTGTTTTCTTGCATTTTATTCTCCATTAAAATTCAACATCTTCCACGTTATTAGATGCTACTGGTGCCTCTTCCGTAGTAAGAGGTTGGGCCGGTTTAGCCACAACTTGTGCCCTTTGAAAGGTAGAAGGACGAATAACCTGAGACGGTTGTCGTGACTGATAAGTAGGTGTCGGCCTATTGCTAGCTACGGGAGCAGTGGTAGCAGTAGTCACTGGAGGCTTATGACTTGCAACTGGAGCCACCGTAGTAGAACGTGACACTGGAGCACTCTTTTGATGATGTACAGCATTCTCATCTGGAGCATCCAATTCTTCGATAGCAGTCATATCAATATTGCAAGCAAAACGAAGAGCACGAGCTATTGCACGAGTCTCAGCCATACGAAGAAGGGCTCCAGCCACTTTCTTAGCCACATTGTTAGTATTGGCGTCTCCGTATCCTGTAAAAGTCTTTTCTTGTCCATTATCAGAGATAGTCACGGTGGCTTTAATAACAGGAGAAGTCAAATCTTCATTAACCAATTCAGTATTAACTGATTTTAGTCCTTTAGCATGGGCTTCCTGCAACAATCCAGGAAAAGTAATAAAGTCTTTTCCTTGAACGTTGACTATATATTTACTGATATCAGTTTTGGTTTGCATCTTTATTCTCCTCTTCAGAAGAATCTGTTTTATTTTTTTCTAACTCTACGCCAAAATATTTTTCGATGGTTTCCACTGGAATGCCCATTTCGTCCTTAATAGTAAAGGCGATTAGGTTTTTAGTCAATAAGAAAAAGAATTGGTCTATAATTAAGCACATTGGTATAAATGCTTTTAGACTCATTTTAGTATCAAAACCGAGGTATGAAAATACGTGATATATAGCAAAAGCATAGAAACTTCGCACAATAAAATTTCCTATTGTAGCGAAAATTGATGCTAAAATGATACTAAACATATATCTCCTAAAAATGGTTGCAGGCCAAGGACTCGAACCTTGTATCTCCACGTTATGAGCGTGGCGAGATAACCCATTCTCCAGCCTGCTAAAACTAATTATAGCACTATCGTTTTATAAGTCCAGTCAAATCATTTTTGTGACAAGCATTATAATACGGACAACGACCACCATACCAATTTTCACATTTATCCGTATTCTTGTACACAATTCCTTCCTTCATCGCATGAATAATATTGCTATAATCTTTAAATAGGTCTTGAATTTGTTCTTGTGTTTTACGTTGAGTTAACAGTTGTACTTCTGGCTTAAGTTTTTTGGTAACTTTCCAGGTACCTCCACACCGGCCATTATTTATCTCAGCATTACAAGTGTGATGTCGGCTATCTTTAATATTGCCACAATTATTACAAGTGGCTATTTCTTCTTTTTGAATGTTTTTACACAACACCACATACCCTACTAGGTCTGTTTGATGTACAGCACCCTCAAGAGCTAAATATAGGGTTAGTTGTTCTGTTAAATCAATGTGCTCTTGAGTGTATGGTTGTGAAGAGGTTTTTAAGTCTAAAATTAAAGGCTTATCATATCCTTCTAATTCTACAATCATATCTACCATTGCTACTATGCTATCTCCAGTTTGTGAATCTAGGATGCTGCTTTGCTTTTGAGTAGATAATACTTTAGTAATTTTTGGATAGAATTGGTCTACAAAGGCTTCAATTAAAATTCTACCCTTGTTATCTAAAGAGAGCCAACTCGCTCTATTAAAGAATATTAACTGATTTGCGGTAGTTTTGATATAGGGATTCTTCTTAATCTTAGTGACTTCTTTTTGAATCTCTACGCCAGTTTTACCTAAACCAGTTAAACCTAGCTGGATTGCCCAATCCATCAACACTTGATGGTCTTGTGGTTGTAAAACATATTCATCAAAATCAGCATTAGAAAATGCTATGTTGGGATTATCAAAAATTTGATGGGTTTTATTGTTTACGTTGGATTGCTTCCAATTATCATGAAACAACTTCATGTAGTTAGAGGTTAATCCGTTCTCCAACAAATGCATTACAGCCATGTCTACAGCCGAACCAAAATATGTTGAAGCTCCTTCTACGGGAGATTTTAGTCTTTGATTATAACTCCAGTCCCAAAATTTAGGGCACTGAATATAAGTACTATTTTGACTATATGATGTTTTGTGCGACACTAAATCCTTTTCCGTCTCATTATCAAATCCGTTAGCAATGACTAGTATAATTTTTATTAGTATATCAGGTATAGTATCAAAAGTCTATTTTATTTCTGTAGTGTCTGTAAGTAGGTCTAATGTAAGCATTACTACTTTGTTCATATCTTTAGCGCCGTATTTTGTATAGTCTTTTCCGCCATCAATAAAAGTGTCGTTGGGACATCCACAATAAATAAAATGATGTCTATTTATACTGTATAAGACAGTATCACATTCATGACAATACAAAGCATCTTGAAATCTCCATTTATCCATTTCTTCTTGAGTCATTCCTCTAACACAATTGAGTGGTGGGCCATTTAACAATAAATAATCTTTGTGGCCTTTTTTTCTATTGGGTTTGGCTACTTTATAAACAGCTACAGGATGATATTCATTATTAACGCAGAATTCATTAAGAAACGTAAGTCCACCTTCAAACATTTTGTTTACTTTTTTGTGATCAAATCCGTAATATTCAGCTTTTTTAATTTTACTCATCCGTATAAATCCTGAGATATAGGAGTACAACCAGTGTGCATTATTTTAGAGAATTGTTCTCCAGTATAATTGAGTACTTTATACTTTTGCGTGTCAAACATAAATACTACGTAGGGTTCTCTGTTATAATTCATAAGTCCCCAAGCGGCGACAGCCATTGGATTTACATTAATATACAGGTCATTAGTTTGCTGCCCGTATTCTGTATCTATCTTTCTAAGTTGTAGCTCTATAAATTTCACAATTGTCTCAATTCTTCTAATAGATCGTGTAACGCTAGCATTGCTGCCTTGTGAAAAATCACCTTATCTTTAAGAATAACTTTTTTAGAGGCGTTTATCAATTGAGCAGACCTTCTTTGTCCTTCTGGACCAGAAAGCTTAGATATATCTTTAGTGGCACCATTAACTTCAGCTTGGTGTTCTTGAATTTTAGTTTCTATAAGACTAATAACTTTATGTTTATCCATATATAAGTCCAGCAATATTTCCTTTAAATGGTAAAATAGCCTCTTGTGATCGGGAATTATTACTTCTAATCGTATGCGTTTCCCCAACAGTAGGTCTAGCCAATACCAATAAGGTAATAGAATCAAAATTGTGCCAAGTAACCTTACAAGGAATATTTTGTGGTATCATCATTTTTTTTGCCGATATGAGTTTTAACGTCTTTTATTAAGTAGACTATATCGTCAATTTTTGGACTATATCTTATATCTTTATTACTTCGCATATAAACCTTCTGCCACTGAAGATCGTCCCACAATAAATTTCATAATAGGTTCTCCAGATTCATAAAATTCATAATATGTGCTTCCATTTGGAGAATATTTCGTATGGCTAGAATATTGCTTTTTAGCGTACACGTATAATACATTATACCCTTCTTTTAACGCTCCTAGTAAATTATACTCGTCTACACTTTTAACATCTGTCCAATATTGTTGTATCATACGCTAAATGAAGTCCCACACCCACAGCTTTTTGTAGTATTTGGGTTAAAAAAACTAAAGCTTGTACCATTAAGGCCGCCATTATAGTCTAACACAAGTCCTTTAAGAAATAAAGCACTCTTAGCATCTATCAAAAACTTGATTCCTTCTTGCTCTACTATTTTGTCTGCAGGGGTGGCTTCTTCTGTAAAATCTAATTTATAACTTAAGCCACTGCATCCACCGCCAATAACAAATACTCTCAAAAATGCTTCGTTTGAATATTCTACAGATAGTAACTTTATTTGTTTTAAAGCAGATTGTGTAGCAGACATCATCTAACACCACCACGAACGCATATTCTTATTTAAATGTTTCCAAAGATCATTCCAATCTTTTTGATGCAATCTGTGAGATTTATTCATTGAAGCACGAGCTTCTTTATGAATTTGGTCACTATTTTTATTAGTTTCTTTCTCGTACTTGCTAATAGAGCTACGATATGGACGATTTAGCACTTCTTTGGAATTTAAAACGTCACATTCAGTGTATCTAATATGCTTGCCATATTTTTCTTCTAAAGGCTTCATACAAGCGTCCCAATGATACATATCATCTTTAGCTCTATTAATCAATTCCAAGGCTTTATCCATATTTTTTACATCTTTTTTCCAATGTAAATGGTGATGGTGTTTTTCAACGTGGTCACGAAGACGTTTGATTTTAAATTCCATAAAATTCAAAATATCGTTATAATCAAAGTCATTCTCCCACCATAGCAAAGAGCGAAATTTCCATATCGTAACAATAAACCTTTTCAAGTCCTTAGCAAAATCTAAAGGAATAACTAATACTTCTTTAATATCGTGAGTTAAATCACCAAAAAATTCTTTGCCATTTTCTTTAGCTCTTGAACCTAAACGCTCAAATCGCCATTTTAAATCATGTAAGTGAGCCATAAAGCATCTCCGATATGTTGGTTAAAGGGAAAAATATTCCTGTTTTATCATTAATTCTTTGATATTGTTTTCCGTATGGTATATGTCTTACAGATGTATACCCTTCTACGTCTTCAAAAGTTATAGGTTCTCCAGCTAAAACATCCATAGTTTCATTAACAACAATACCTCTTAACCAATGTCCATAACTAAAGTCTGGGCCATCTTTTTTAGGACATCCTAATTGATGCCAGAATATTACTTTTGTCCCTAAAGGATATTTCATCGTATTCTATCTAAATTAGTATAAATCGGCTTACCCTTTACTTTTTTTACGAAAGTAGGCCAAACTATACCATATTTCTTAATAACTCTATTTATAACGGCCCACACTGCATCTTCACTCATTTTAAGGCTTTTTGCTGCATCAGTCAATTGCATATTTTGTATAAAAACTTTGTTCAATATTTTCAATTGCTTCTTATTTAAATTATTTTCATTCTCTTCAATAAACTTACGCATGATAGCGAATTTACTTAGTTTTGTTAAAGCATAGTATATAGTGTACTTGGCTTTGTCTTCATTAAGGAGTCCGAATTTGTCTGCTACATATTTAAAATCATTACCTTTAAAGAAATACTGTTGTACCATATCTTGCTTTCGCTTACTCAAACAATCCCAAGGTAATTCTAAATTAGAATTTGGAAATAGGCTTATAATTTCAGCCCCTTCAGTGTACTCTTCTGAGGAATATTCCAGGTTCTCTTTATACATAAGATAAGGCTCTTCTATCTTATTCCTGTGCATAAAATCGTTTATTTGTCCACAGGGGGAATCGCAAGTGGCTTTTATGGGACAAGTGTCACACCTACTAATAAAAAGTTCGCCTTGGGCAATATTTTGAGTTTTAGCTAATTCGTCAAGATAAGGTTTAGCCGTAGGGCTTTTCCAAGGTAAAGGCCGACCAATACACTCTTTACCTATACATACGGCTCTTTTAGGGCATTCATCATAACTTTGACCATAAATATCTATACATTCTTGCTTAATTTGTCTAAGAATTTCAAAGCGTTTATCAAATGGAATAAGAGAATACCAAGGAGGTAAACTACAAGCAGGAGGCTTATTTTGTTCTTTCCATTTTTTTTCATCCATAAAGTAACTTCAAAAACTTTATTTTTTTATTGGTTTTTTGTTTACTTATACTAGTGAAGATTCTAGTATCATTATCAATTTCATAACAAAATACTGTAGTGTAATGATTACTAATATCTAACTTACTTGTATAGATATTAGTATATACTAAATTTACAGAATATCTAGTAATTTTATGTGGCCTAGTTTCCCAAGTAGAATCAGAAATGTCATCTTCTAAAATAGAAGTGACTATGTAATAGTTTAAATCTCGTATATTCTTTAAAATATCACCTATCTTTAGATTCTTGTTCATATTGTTTAATCAGTCGATTAGTGAATATCGCCGTGCTTTGACTAGTTCCTGACATCTTAATACCAAATCCTTCAACATTTAGTCCATTTTCACATTGTCTAACTGGGCCACCGTAATTAGAACTAGCAACATATTTACCATCTTTGCAATTACCTACTGCATAAAGATTACCAGTTGTGTCTGGTACACATGCAGGATAGTATTGGCATTTAGCAGTCAAATTATTACCATCATTGCCAGCAGCTACAGCAATTTTAATGCCTTTCTTAAGAGCTACAGTAACTATTTCTGTTTCTTTTTTAGAAGGGTCTAAGCCACCGCCACTAAAATTAATAAATTTGACATCTTGTTTAACTGCTTCTTCAAAAGAAGCGATTTCGTTATTGAGATTACTAAATGCTTGACTACCGTTACTGTAATATCTATATATAACTAAACAGAATTTTGTTGTATCTAGATTTCTAGATACTATACCTGCGATATTGGTGCCATGCCCATGTTTATCTTCTATCCCACCGCCCACAAAATCTTTATGCCCAGTTTTACATAGAAATTTGGTTGTAGTATCATTTAGAGTTATGCCTGTATCAATAATAGCCACTTTAACTCTAGTTTCAAGAATAGCAGGCTCACGATTGATAATCGTTTCTTTATAGGCATCTTCTTTTCTACAAGAAGTAAAGCAAAGTAATAAACTTATTTTGAATATTAGTAACTTTTTCATAGGCATTCTCCAAATGTTTTATTGGTACGCTTATAATACCATTTTGAATTGTTTTTGCTCTAGTAAAAACGTGTACATAATAAGGATCTTCTATCTTATCTATTATCATTAAATAATCTATTGGACTTTTAAAATCTTTATATTGTATTATATCTCCGTATTTAAACTTGCTATTTTCCATAAAGTTGTTTAGCTATTTCAGAATTTGCTGGTAGTTTGTCCCAATTGGCTCGCATTTCATTTTGATTGCACCAACCATTTTTTCTACCAGTTGTGGGATTTTGCAATATGAATCTACCCCAATTTCTATTGCCTTCTCTATGAATAATTCTAAACTATTTAGTTCTTTTGTTTTGGACTAAATCTCCAACATTTAAGCTAATTAGCTCTTCGTGTGTCATTTCATAGCCTTTCTGACCTTACGAATATAGCTCCTATTCCAAATCTCACCTTTAGCATTAAATTTAAGATGCCCTAAATTATAAGCAGCAAGGGCATGGTCTTCATTTTTGTATTTCTTTAAAAGCTTGGCTAAGTGTGCCGCAGCACAGATGGCATTAATAGAGGGGTTAAATAGCTCTTTGTAGTTTCCTTTAAAGAGGCATGGAAACCCTACAGAACGAGCTGTAGAGGGCTCAATTTGACATAACCCTACCGAAGGTCTACCCGCTTTGCTCCAATTAATTGCAGACGGTTTTAGACCACTTTCTACAGTATATAAGGCTATCATTAGCTTTTCTGGTACACCTTGAACGTAGGCAGCAGTTTTAATCATACCAGTGTGATAAGCATCTTTGTATGCTTTAGACTGCAAAGTACACACCTTATCAGCACAATCAGCATAGCTTATGCAAGTAAAGATAGTAAATATGTATATGATATACTTCATTAATTAGTAGGCCATAGCACTACAGCATTAGCTTTAAATTTATTAGCTCCTAAGTTAGCTTCCGTTGACCAATCCTCAAATGATTCTTTAGAATAAAGCTTGACCACTTCAAGTGGTATCAGCAATATACATCATATCAGGATTATAGTCAGCTAATAGAGAAAAATCATTTCCTTCACCATCTTTAGCTATAACTACTTCATGCTTAGGATTAAGCTTAAATAAAATTTCAATAAGTTCTTTTACTTTCATGAACGATCTCCATATTGATATTCATAAATCTTTTTTATTTGCGCTAAAAATTCTTTTCTGCTTTGCTTATATTTAGCTAAATTACAAAATTTACAACAGGTTACTACATTTTTTACAGAATATCCAAATTCATTCTTTACTTTATCAATACCATTATACACGCAATCTCCATTACGTTCAGAAACTTTTGTTAAAGGTGAGTTTTCACAATAATGACAATTATTTATTGTAAGTTCCTTAAAAACCTTTTTGGAAAGTCTAAAACTTATGTTTCTGTATTTTGCTTCTTTTTTATACCTTCCATATAAGGTATTAAAAGCAGATTGTCCAAAAGCTAAAGAATTTCTTTTTATGGACGATTCTATAGAATAGCAGCCACAACTCTTACTTAATCCATTCACTAAGCAAGTGCCTCTAACTATTTTAGTTTTACCACAAATATACTTACAATGTCAAAAACTAATATTAGCTGTAATATTCGCTTTTGATAAAACTGTCCATCTACCAAATGTTTTGTTTAGTAAATTAAGAGGTTTGCACATTTTTCATCTTTTCTATAAAATAATTAAAAAAGTGGGCTGTAGCTAAGGCATCGGCCAAAGCATTATGTTTTTGTAATGTAGTAGGCCATTTTAAACCACATTTAGCCATAGATTTACTCAAACCGCTTTGGGTTTTAAGTCCATTAGCCAGTTGATAAGTCTGATATAAGGTTTTTACATCAAAGAATCTACGGCCAAAGATACTTCTATCTCCTGGATTTCCATCAGCTTTTACCTTATCCCACAAATAAGAACTATCTCCACCACCCCAAGTAACTGGATAACTTTCAGCATTATGTTTAATCTTTAGTTCACATAATTTACCATAAGCTGATTGCAAATCAATACCAAGGTCAGCTTGTGCTTGCGTAATCCCTGTTAATTTAGTAATAAATGGATCTATTGGCTCATTCGGGTTAACGATTACAGATAACTCCTCAACAATGGTGAAGGGTTCTATATGAAAGGCTACGGCTCCAATTTGGATTACTTTATCTACTTCACCTTTAGCATTTTTATTCATTTCTAAATCTAGACTGATAAATACTTTACCCATACAACTCTTTTTCTATAGCTCCAAATTGAACTATAATAAATTTAATATTTTCGTCTTCTGCATATAAGCCATCGTGTATACCTAAATCATTAATACACCAAAAATATACTCCACCATCATCTTTTGCTATCTTATATATTTTATAAGGCTTTCCTTTTTTAAAGGCATCATAATAACAGTCAGTGATTGGCAGTATAAACTAACCTACATAGTGTCTATAGTTTTTTATTAATTTGAACTTTCTCGGTAGCATAAAGTATTTCTACTATTTTAGTTCTTTTAAGATACCACTCATTTAATTGTTCGTAGGTTAGATTCATACTCCAACCTTTATCATTATCTTCGTTATCTACTTTATAATAGCAATCATCTGTTAAACTAACTCTGCCGTTTACTATTAATGAGCCATCATTAAATGCTGGTTTTAACCTATAACGTACCATAACGTGAACTATTCATACTTAATGATAATCTCTTCCATAGGAAGAAACACGTCAAAACTATTATCATCTTCGGGATGATTTATACTTTCTTCAAATATGGCTCCAAATTTACTACGTAGGTAATAGAATACATTTTTCTTAGCATCCCATATAGCTATATTAGCATTTCGACAAGTGCCTAAATAATAAGCTCCGTGTTTTAGGTCAGACTTACGAATAAGTCCTTGTTTATAAGCTTCTTCTAGTTCTTCTGGTTTAACAGGATTACTTAGGTTAAAATTAAGAATTTTCATTCTACCGCTATTCCTTCGCTACCCGAATATTTTTTATCTATTTTGCCTTTAATCAAGAAATCTACCCAATTATCGTCTGTATTATCTTCATAAGTATAAAGAAATTCTTTAGCAAATGTAATAGCTGCTTTCTTTGATTTAAATTGTTTTACGTGCGGAATACAACTCTTACTATAGAATAGTAGATACATTACTTTCTCTTCCATATCATCATATCATAACCATCATTAAATTCAATGATAGTCGGCTTCATATCTTTTTTAAAGATATCATACCAATCAGATGGTTTCAATAGTCTTTCATCTCCAAAAGATGAGGTAGTGTACTTATAAGTAGGTACATAGTTAATTGCTATCTCTGCTTGGCTTAATTGACAAGTTACTAATGCTTTAATAGCTGCGTCGTCAAAATGCTCTAAAAATCCATGAGAATACGCTATTACATGCCCTGCGGGTACTAATTGTGGACGTTTTCCTTGCCTCACAGTTTGCATATTTACATTCATACAATGATTATGAAACTGTAAAGACAATAAATTAACTGATTCTAATCTTACTTCCCTACATAATTCTCCAAGATTTTCCACTGCCAAATCAGTAATTTCTTTACTTCTTTCAAAGAGAGTAAGTTTTGCATCAGGTATTTGATTTAGAAGAATTTTAGCACACGTACCAATATCAGAACCGTATTCCACTAATTTTGGAGTATTGATAGTTTCTAGTAAAATTGCTTGACTAATAAGATTAAAAAATGGAGCGTATTTGTTTGCAAACTTAGTTTCATAAACAATGTTGTTTACTCTAGGTCTACGAAATAAATACCATTTGTTTAGCAATTATCTATCATTACTGTCCATACAATGTAGTTCCTAATTCTGCAATAGTAAATTTATTGAGTTTGTTTATATCATACAAAGTATCGAATCCTTTAGGATTATCAATAAACTGTAGCGGAACTAATTTTAAATTGATGTGATTTTTATAGCCTAAAGAAGGAATATCAATAAGAACGTCAGAAACATAAAATATTTTTGTCCAGAAAGTTTCATCTTTATTAGGGTAGTTAAATTTAGTAACGTATCTTTCTTCTTCAAAGATAATTACTTTATATAAGTACGTATTTGCTAATTTCAAAGTATTTAAACTTAATACAACACTATTCATTCATAAGAGTTTACACGAAACCTTCGGGGAATACAACCTGGGGAATTCTCACTTTATTCGCACCTTTTTTGTACCTGTCTGAATACCTGCCTTGGTATTGCCACAATTCTTTCTCGTTAAACTTCTCTTCTTCGGTTAATTCTCTACCTAATGAGCGTTCTATTGCCTTTATAAGCAAGGGATCTGGAATACTAAGGCGATACCGGCTAATAGGATTAAAGATGCGGTTAGAATAGCCACAAGTAAAGTTTGGGCGCTGTCCTTTTTTATCAATAATACTCCACTTTTCATATAAATCTATGAACATATCTCTATTACTAATACCAATGAGATATTTATTTCGTTGTTCTTGATTTAACTTATTGAATTTTAAAAACTCTACTTCCCATATCCTTAACTTATCACCAGTACATTCTAACACTTTAACTTCGTTAGATTTTAAAAAACTTAGACAATAAGGACAAGTCGTGGGCTCTTTCTTAACTAGCTTAAATTCTTTCTTTTTCTTATACTTTAGCTTTTTCACTTTAACGTTTGAAGTATAAATTGCATCTCCAACTTTACCTTCTGCAAAGTTTTTAATGCTTTCATCTAAAGTATCTAAAGTTTGAGTACTTATATTAAGGTACTCAAAATCTTCACGAATTTGATCTTGAATAGAGTAGTTTATGGAACTAACCCCATGAGCTTTTTCTAGTCTTTTAGACTCAGCGTCAGCTACACTTTGACCAACAGAGCCATTTATCCAATTAGGCTTAGCATAAGCATATACAGTACTTACGTAATTGTCGTAAGTTTTATACTGTTCTATAAGATTTGGATTTTGTAAGAAAAATTCCTTAGCAGTAGGACGTTTTAACCATCCTAGATTCTCAAGTTCTTCTGTACTTCTATACCTTTTTTCCATTGTAGTTCTTATAAATTTGTCCGTTTTCTACATTATATCCGTTTTTAGCTGTAAATTCAAGAAAAGATTCAAGAATACACTCTACTAGGAAATTCCTGTCTCTATTCATGCTGTTATGGCTAAACTTCTTCGCAGCTTCGCTGTGAATATCATTAAGCTCTTTAATTGTAAGCTTAATCTCACTCATTAATAGTCCGATCTACTGCCGCCTCCGCCAAAATCGCCACCATCTCTACTATAATCACTTCCAAGAATCGTAACTGCTACTATCACTTGAATCATAATTACTAGATTCATGAGAATTATGAGAAGGGGTAGAATAATCCATTAGATGACTGGCAACGCCTACAGCTATAGCCGTATTCAATAAGCTGTCATCAGTACTTTGGTTATCATATCTACGGCTATTAGAATAGTGGCGTCTAGTAGTAAAGGGTTTGCTCGATTTTCGAGCCTTTCTAGTTGTTTTCTTCTTTGAAGTCTTTCGTTTAGTGGTTTTCTTTTTCTTTATAGAAGTTTTTATGGGAGCGTTTAATCTTTCTACATAAGAATCTGCATCTTCTTTACTGAAAGAATTATAAATAATATCAGCATGATACCATCCATAATCCTCTACAGCATAATAACTCTTAAACCAAGTCCATTCTTCAGTCGAATGAATGAATGTAGGCAGAATTGCATACTTTTTAATTACTTGTTGAGACATAACTACCTTTTTTTATTAATCTTAATTCTAGTAACCCATCCCCACTTAGCGGGAGGATTTTGATTGCCGTAAATTGCCCATAGAACGGGATATTTGGGTTTCTTAGGATGATCGGCCATATCCATATCACCGAAGTAAATTAGACCGTCTACGTCCAATTCTGCGGCCTTATCCAAGGCAGGTTGATATGCTGTTCCACCACGACCATTAACTTTAATAGGCTTTTTTGGGTCAAATTTGTACACTTTATGCACAACACAGTCAGCTTCGATAACAGTTATTTCTACTCCCATATTGTGAATTTTTGCACACTCTGCCCAAATTTGTTCTAAAGATTCGTCTGGCATACTACCAGAAGTATCCCATGCCGTAGCCAAATGCATTTTAGGATAAACTTTTATACCAGGAAATAATACCCCAAATCGACGATTACGAATTTTTCTCGAAGATTCAAGAATAATTTCAGAGGTTTTAGCAACAAAACGTTGCAAGTCCGCTCGCCAATCCTTAGGCTTATAGTACAAAGCGTTAATCATTTGAGCTAAATCCCCAGGTAACGTTCCAATACCCATATTGGATTGCTCCATAGCCTTGCCTACAGTTTGCTTAATCTTTTCTGCTACGTATTCTGCATCTGGATTGCCTTCATACCAAATGCTATGGTCATCTACTGTACTGTTTCCTTGACCATCTTTGCCTTGACTTTGGCTCTTTCCTTTTTGAGTTTGGCCTTCATCACCATCACCGCCACCTTTACGTTTCTTTTGTAAAATATCATAATAATATTCCATATTTTGGCGACGTTCTAATCCTGGATGTTGTTTAGCAAGATTATCCACTAGCAAAGGTTGTGCCTCAAGAGGTTTTCCAGCGTCAGGATTGTCAATAACGTTTCCTTGATTGTCCATCATTTGGTCAGGTTGAACAATCATATCACCTTGTTCGTTAAACAAGTGAAACTTCTTAGGCAAATTAGGCAGATACTCGTTAATGGCGTAGTCTGCCGCTTGGTTTAACGTACTGGCCTTCATCATGTCTTGAACAACTTCTTTAAGTTGTCGCTTTTCACCGTAAAACATATTAGGTTCTAAGTCTTTATATCGACCGATGTGATTGTTAAGAACGTGATAAACTTCATGTTTAAGTAATTCGATTCGTTCTGGTTGTTTCAAATCATTCCAGAAGAATGGATTAACGTAAAGATTAACCGTATCAGTCACATTTACCCCCAAAGTTGGGAGTCTGGTAACAAAATTTCTAGTCATATTTAATAACATTGCCGCAAAAAACGGCTCATTTTGAATAAGCTTCATAATTGCAGCTTGCAGATTCTCTGCAGCTTCCGATTCTGCTCGCTTAAGTCTATCGTTAATTTGATTATTTTGTTCCATACACTTATTTTATTCAAAACAAAGGCGGATAGCTAGTACTATTTTAAATTTTGTACTAACTACCCGCCGTTGACGACGTTATAATGGGGGCGTCTAAGTCTTACTTTGCATTCATTTTAGCTTTGGCTTTAGTAAGCAAAGCTTCAAATTCCTTATCATTCTCAAAGAATGTTCGGAGGTTATCTTGTAGATATAGCTCTCGTGCAGAACTATAACATAAGTCTGCAGGGATTGCCTTAAGAAACTTCATAAGGTTATCACCTTCGACTGCAGTAAACTTAGTCTTATCCTTAGCCTTTACATACTTAAGGATATTATCTGACGTAGCTTTTAGAAGGTCCATACGACCACCAGTAGCATGGTCAGAATATTGCTCAATACGCTTCTTATGCTTATTGAAGTGCTTGAGAATATCCTCTGCACTCAACGGTTTATCGGTATTCTTAATAGATTCGATAAACGCCGTAGTGGCAGCCATTCCAATAAGGCCGTAGCTTAGCTCTTGGAGCAAGCTAAGAGGCATTTTTTGCTTTTTCAAGCGGTCCAGAGACTTATAGCTACGACGAGAGGGCTTTACTTCTTCATAGTTAAAGTCTTCGGTTTTATTCTCCAGTAATTCAGGTTGAGTGCGAATAAACTCAATGATATCTGGATCGGTGTCTGATTTTTCAGCATAATCTAACCATTCCGAAACAGTGGGATCAAGTTTAATGTGACAAAAGCGATCCATGAAAGCTTTATCAGCGATATCAGTAACGATATAATCTTCAGTATTAGGATTACTCATTGCCATGATGTAGCAATTGTTGGGCAAATATGTCGTATGCATACGTCCTTCGAGAACCAACGGGAATACCGCTTGAAGTACGTCACGACGAGCACGATTCATTTCGTCAAGAGCTAGAATAGCTCCAGACTTAGGATTATTCGTGCAGTAATCAATAATCTCTTTGAGCCAGTTCGGAGTAAAGTGTTTAGTAGCAATCTTACGGCCTTTATCATCCGTATCAAAATCTGGAAGACCTAGCAAGTCTCCTATATCTTGAGTACCGAGATTGAGATACATAAACTTATATCCCAATTCATCAGCGAATTGTTTCGCCGTTTCAGATTTGCCAATTCCGTGTCGGCCCCATACCAAGCTAGCTACCTTAGCCTTCATGAGGTAAGGTAGAGCCTTTTTAAATGTCTTGATATCCATTATCTTACTATTCTCCTTTATTAATTAGAAGTTTGTTCCTGAATCTTATTTTGCATATTTTGATTATAAACATCAATAACTTTTTTCTGCCACCGTTTAAGTGGATATTTACTTTTAATATTAGCCTTTTGAAGCTTTCAATACAATTCAAGTAGTGAATCATAGGAATTTTCTAAAGCTTTAACTAGCTTAACCATCTCTTGCGCATCTTTAATGCCAAAATCATTAGCATCAAGTCCAGCTAAGGCAATATGTATTTTATATACAGAGTTGCTCTTAGAGAGTTTTTTGCCGTACAAGTATTCTATTAAAAATAAAACAGAATTTTTGCGTTTTTTGGCAATATGCTTATTTATTATACCATTAAATTCTAACCTGTTTTTTCTCCAACGATGTTGAGTAGCTCCAGAGGCAATAATAGAAGAAAACCACTTCTCTAAATCTTTGTGCTCAGGTTTAACAGTAGTATTACTAGTACTATATCCTACTGCTTGTACTCTACGATTAGTATAGACTAGTCGTCGATATTCTTCATTATTATATCTAGTAACTACTACATCAATTACAGGATTAATGAGAAATTTATCAAAATTTATACAAAGATTTACATACTCAACAAATAAATGGTCTAAAGTAGTAGCATTGGTTTTTTTGCTTGTTACGACTTTAGTGTCTATTTTAAAACATAGGTCAAAATCATATTTTTCAGGACTGTGATTACTGTATCTATCCGTTGTTACGTAAAAATCTTCTACGAAGTTATTTAGGAAGGGCAGTAATTCGTTTGAGCTATAGGTGTTGCGCTGAAATTTGTGCTCTTTAGCATTATGGATTGCTAACCAATCATACGTTAGATTCCCATTTTGAGCACCAAGCAACTTACCTTTTAATTGAAAACTAATAGTAGTAGGAATAGTTTCAATTTTTTTGTCAGTAGAATCGTAATAGATTTCCAATAAATTTCTTAAAGCCTCAGACATAAACGCCCCCAACATTTATATCTTAATGCTATTTTAAAAGCTTTGCAATTTTTTTTAGTGTGCTTTCTTTTAATAGCATTTCTTCTTTACAATTTGTATGGATAAAACCATAAATCTTTTCAGGTAAATCTACACCTTCATTAAATATATCGTATATATGGATAGTCAATTTCTTGTCGATTTTCTCAATGATTTGTGGTTTTTCTAGTTCCATATTACATCCTATACTTATCAGCATTAAACTTACCCATAGGTATGAGCATCCAGCCTTTACGACCATCCTCTAGTTCAATAAATCCGCAATTATAGTATCCATTGCTTTCTGCTTCTGCGGGGATTTCCTTATCATGCATATACTTTTTATTATCAAGTATATTGACAACTTTAGGAAAAGGCATTTCTTTCTTACCGAATAACTTATTAAAAATATTAAGCACTTTGTTTGTCCTTCTTTTCTTTAGCTATGCTCCAAATATACTTTTTACCTTGCGCTGCAGCGGCGGCATCTTGAGCGTATTTAAATTTAAGAATACTGATAGCTCTAGTTTCTTTTTTATTAGCATACTTATTGTCAAGTATAACTGCGCAGATAGCTCCATCTGCTTTAATAAAGCGCCAACGAGTACCATTACCATCTTTACGTTTTTCAACGGTAAATTTAGGCATTATTTTATCCTTTAAAATCAAAATTGATATTCAAATCTCCATCAACTTGAACATTGTTGTCTTCAACAACAGATTGGGTACTTGATTCTTCTTCATTAGAACCATCGACGCTAAAGAACGTCAATTCTTTAAGCATGGTCACAACACTAATGATTTGTACTCCATACGTTAGACCGTACACTCCATTAGCTTGTTCAAGAAACTCGGCAGACTTAGAATAAGCACGAGCTTCACGAAGAGTATTAAACTCTGCAAAGACATCATCATTAACACGGACTTGATAATTAACAGTGCGATTCATAGGAACCTCCAATATGTTTATTATAGCAATTCTTACTCATTATACAAGAGTTTTATCATTTTTTTATTTGTCACTGGTAAACACAATGTTTCCAGCTTTTCAGTGTAGTAAGCTTTGTATTCTTCTGTATTTTTATTATACAGACTATAAAGATTGCCTTTAGTGGTTTTTCTAACTGACCGTATTTCCCACGTAGTTTTATCTCTTAAATGAAAGTAAACTTACCCTATTTTATGCGTCTTAGCCATATAACTTTTGTACCGTATCTTTACTAACACTTCTATCAAAAACTTTCCAGCTATTGATAGTGTCTCTTAATGTGATAAAATCTATAGTAATAATCAACCAGTTATATTGTTCGTTATTAACTAGTTTTCGTTTTACTACTATTGCTCCCATTTGTATAGCAGATATAGTATATATCCCACTTGCGGGTAACTTAAATCCTAAAACACTACCTTTATCGTTTGATATTACTAGATAGTGTCCTATTTTAAATTGTGATATAAATTCACTCATTATTAAGCATTGACCAATCTTCTATTAGCTCTTGGTCTTCTTGCTCTCCCATTTCATACTCAAGTTGCTCAATCTTTTCTTCAACACTAGCTAATTCTATCTCAAGGTCAAGAATTTCATAACTATCAGCTTCAATGAGCCTATAGCTAATATCCTCTGCCTTTTTGTATAGTTTCTTTAGCTCTATCGCAATCTCTACAGAAGTCATTTTAGTGTCTCTTTAAATCTAATGTAACTTAAACAAGTAAAGCTGTCAACACTCCACTAGACAATAATATTAATTCTAGTTCTGATTGTGTTAACTTTCTATTTAGAAAAGCGTGAACAGCTTTTAGCTGCTTGCTCTCGAAGAATAGCCAATCTATAAACTTGAGGGTTAAGTATATACAATCGCATATATCATGCCAAAGAATGCTAATAGCTTTATTTGTGGTTTGTGTACAGCTTGTCAATAACCTGATTAATACGTGACCTACCAACAGGATTAGAGCTAACGCAGTATATCCCATGGATAGGCAGGTATTCAGTATTTTCTTCAAGCCAACAAATGACATCATATCCAGTCTTTTCTTTGTCGCCCTCAAAAGACGCCAAATCGTGGTCCAGATACAAAATGTCCCAAGGACCTTCTTCTTTTAAAAGTCTAATGCCTTCAAAATAATCTCTAGCTATCGTATGAGATTCATTCTCTTGTTGTTTGTGTACTTGTTCAAAGTTGCGAGCATCATCAATTAGTAGTATACGCTTTATACTGCTAGTATAGCATTATTTATATTCGCAAACAATAGGACCAGGCAAATATATGCAAGATTCTAAGTGTCCTTTATGTTTACAAACCTTAATCTTAGTCTCCTTGCACACTTTCTTAGGTGTCGGCTTAGACGTAGGAGTAGGCGGACAAGGTGTTGGAGTTGGAGGCACAGGCGTTGGGGTAGGAGCTACGCAACACAAAGGAGGCGTAGGTTTGGGCGTAGCAACAGGAGGAGTAGGACACGGTGTAGAAGACGGTGTAGGATTAGAGTATACACTATTGTCTGAGCTACAATCTTCACAACGACCACAACCAAACAATCCCATCAAAATAATTACAAAAAATACATAAAACAGTTTCATTACAGTCTCCTTAATTAAAATTCTACCTCAACGCCACCAGTAGTCAAGCCATTTGTAAACATTTGTCCAGTAATCCAAACTGGACTTAGCACACGAACAGACAAAGAACCACCAATAACAAGACCATCTCTAAGATTATAATTGGTAAGTGATGGGTTGATCTGTAACTGTTTAACTCTAATAGGGCCACAACCTGCGTGTGCGCCCACTCGAAAACGAGCACGAGTTGGTACATGAATAACTTTAGCACGAGCCTGTGCATCAGCATTATTATTGATATATACATTAACGTTTTGTTTTTGTTGTTGGTCCTGTTCTTAGTCTTGCTTTTGTTGAGGTTCTCGTTGAACTATTGTTTTAATAACAACCTGTTTTTTAACAGCAGATTTAGACTTTGGCTTTGGGGTAGCAGGACATAGTTTAACACACTTAGGTTCTTCTGATTATGGTACAGAATCTCCCTTAGCTAGTTTGCTAAACAATACCGAACTGACTACAATCATTGCTAAAAACAAGAAAAAATAACCAATAAACGTTTTCATATATCTCCTTAAAAATTAAGTGTAGCACACTTTCTTTACCAAGTAATCAATAAAAGTTTTTGCTTCATCAAGATTACAACAAAACATTTTACCTTGTTCGCCTAAGCTTACAAAATAAGCACCAGCGCCATAAGTTTCTATTGTGTATCCTTTATAATTCATAATTTTAATAAACCTTTATCATATTCCCAGTGATGATTCGGACATAAATATACCATATTTTGTTTAGTATTTACAACTTTTATCTTAGTATTTTTAGGAAATTCACTTATACCTTTAAGATGACATACTTCTACATGTTTAGAGTAAGAACATACTTTACATTATTTAGGGATATTCAATCTGTTCATATAGGTACGTAAGCATTAGGACTACCTTTATGTTTATTCCAATAGTATCTTATTGTTCTATTTAAAGTTTTATCTATAATTATTTTTTTAGTACATTTCATGCAAGTTTTTGAATATTTATGTTTAAATACTCCACACTCACATTTAAATAGTTCAATAGGACTAGAACTATCTTTAATATAACATTTACGACAAGTAATCGAAACTACTTGTTTTTTGCTACTGCATCGGCATTTATCGTATTCTATTAATCTTGACATAAAATTGGTACGGGCTGGAAAAGTTGAATTTCTTAGCACCACCTTATAAGAGTGGAATACGCCCGGCGATATTAAGCTTCAGCCCGTTATTTAATTATACAGAATAAAGTCCATCTTGGATGCTTTTTTTATTAGCTTACATCTCATATCTATACTCTCACAACTAATCCTAGCTTTTTTCCCAGTACTGTAACAATATAGTTCGTATTGAGCGTATTTGATAGCTAATTCATTAATTACTTTACATATCAAAAAGATTTGAGATTGCGCTAGTGGGCGGGGTGCGACTGTAACTTGAATTATATCTCCAGCTTTAAACTTAGTCATAAAGTAATTGTAGTAGTTTTTGTGAAACTAAAATACTATTTTTATTTAAAGATAAAACAGGGTAATCACAATTAAACCCATTAAGGCTATTAATTCCTGTATGCCGTACTAGTAACCCATTGTCACTTTTAGGATATCTGTTCTCATATATCAAAGTGATGTTATAAAAAGACTTTTCTTTATAGAGAATAGCTTCAATTCTGTAGACTTCTATGTTGCCTTCTTCATCATATAGTAACACATGGTCGCCACAATAAAAATTTCCTTTACTCTCCATATAGCAATGGTCCTAGTTTACCTGCAGGCATAACTAGTTCTGATTTTGGATCAAATCTTTCTGCGCTCCACTCATAAACCTTTGGTTTCTTTGCATTAACAAACTTAACTTTATACTTAGCATATCCACTAGCAGTAAACAAGACACATTCAATAATAGCTTTAGACTTACCAAATTGCCCTTTGGTAAGAACAATATCGCCCGCATTAAATTTATAAGTTTTATTCTCCATATAAATCTTCAACCATTATACTCTCTCGTATTTTAAATGCAATACCATCTACCCAATTAACAAAAGCTGTTGCCTGATTATCTTGTTTATACAGCTTATGTATTTTAAATCAGTTTTTAAAAAATAGATTGTCAATTCAATAAACATTAGATACAATCCTCTCCGTCTTTGTGCCCCACATCATACCCATCACTATAGCCTTCATCGTATCCTAAAGTATATCCTTCTGAATGTATCTCGTCAAACAATTCACTTATCTGTGAATCATTTACATTGTAAAGTAATATAAGCTATGGATGTTTTTTTATTAGTTGTTCTAATTTAATATGTAAATTATCTGTTTGATTTACTTTAGAGTTTCTATCTCTTATAGGTATTCCCCTCTATCAGACTTCTTACAGTCCGTATTCATAACGAAATACTTAGGTATAGTGAACATCAATACACCATCACCATCCCAATAATAACACATAAGAGTAACTGTTTCAAAATTCAAGTAGGTATTATCTTTAATATCATCGTAGCTACAATCCATTAGCACGGCAGCACTGTGAATTAAATCATATCCATCAAGCGTGCTATCATCAATGCGCTTGTAGTCTCTATGAACAAGAAAGGTACTATAACAACCGTAATCGTCTTCTCTTAGCTTAACAAAAGCCTCATCTCTTAACTGTTCACCTAAAAAATTTGGACTAGTCTTACTCATACAGTTGTTTAGCCATAGCAGTATTAGGTATTGCTTCAAATATGTAACCGTAGTTGCGAGCCTGAGCTAAAGTGTCCAAATCTTTCTGTGTAGCGTGTTTAGTTACTATATAACCATATATTTCAGTTGCGTCTTTAGCTTCTTTAAGACCAAAATTAAAGACAGTACGTAATTCTTTAATGTAATTAAAATCAATCATTGTCAGTTAAATATAGCATAGAGCCTAGTTTGGTATCAATAGGCATTATTGTATCTAGTGGTGTCCACATTCCCATTTTATATTCTTCAATGAAGTGGTCCATCTCTCTCCAAAATTCATACTTCTTATGCTTACGGCTACGTATTACTGTATAGCTATCGGCTCCCACTAATTTCTTTAAACTTATAGATACAATAGGCCCACTTCCATTTTTACGGCGCACTTTAGTAACTAGAACATTAAACCTATCTCCAAACGCATTAAATTGCATCATGCGTCCTTTTACCATAAAAATATCAATGAATTACTTGAGGCTTAAATGTGCTAGTTGAACTATCATCCCACTCATCCTTTAATGAACAACCGTCCCAATCTATTGGGTAGAATACGTGAGCATTATTTAAATCCCACATGGGATCAGTTTTAACAATACCAACGTGTCGTTTCCATACTTGGTATGCTACCACTGTACGTGTACCAATATCAATAACTTTCCACGCTCCACTATCAGTGTAAAAGTATTTGCCTATTTTAAATTCTACAAGCTTCATCTGTATATATCTCCAAATCCCATTTCTTTGGTTTCTTATTTACAAACCTGTGGCTGGTTAAATAATCATCAAAATCACAATCGTGAGAACGCTCCATTCTTTCGAATAGGTATATGGTATCCTCACTAAGAGGAGCGGCACGATAACTAAGCATTCTAATAGGGTATTCTGTAACCGTATCATTTAAACCCATCGCTTTAACACGGCCTAATTCTTTAACTTTAAAGGGCACTTATAAGTCCGTTAGTTGTTTTTATAGCATCATCAATAGTAGAGGTAATGATTGTATTTTTATTCCAACTCATAATATATTTTCTTCTATAAATTTTTTTGAATTCATATTACTCTCCGTATAATTATAGCAATATCTTATCATTTCGCAATATCTTTTTAGTATATTTTACTAAAGTCTTTTGTCTAAATGTTGTGGTTTGTCCACTAAATGATTTATTTAAAGCCATTACTTGCCACTCTTGTCTATTCTTATCTCTTGATTTCTTCAATTGTTTCAATATTAATAGTTCTGGTAGACTTGCAAAATTGCCTTCTAGAATATCGCCAACTTTTATATGATTAATTGACTCCATATAATAATCGTCCAAATTTTGAACCGATAATTTCATAATTCTCTAGTAAAATAGACCTTTCTACACGATGTGCAAAACCTTGCCTATCCAAAATAATATATTGATCTCCATCCTTTAAGATGATTACAAATACGTTTTTAGTGCGTTTATTTATTGCAAAGTTGCCGATTGTAATTGACATGATACTACCCATGTGCTCGAAATGATTCTATTTCATCAATACGTGAACGTCCATCAGCTATTAGCCCACCAAACTTAATAGGTTTTTTCATATATACTTTATCCGCATCTCGTAAATTCTTTAAACGCATATCAATACCAGTCAATAATTCAGAATAGGGCATGTCCAATTTACGTCTTTTTATAGAGAGGGCATGGTCGATTTTCGCTCTTTTAGAGGAAGGGGCATGTCCGATTTTTCTTCCTTTCATTTTCAAAACTCCAATTTTTCTGATTTTTCTAATTGTGTTGATTATGTGATTTTCTTCACAATTCAAAAGTTGGCATAGTTTATGCTAATGCAATCTTCATGCCAATACACTAGCACGCTTATTGCAATTGCAATACTGATACCACGGTAACAGTACGGTTCTTGCTATAGAATACTCCAAGCCTAATCTAGGCTAAATATATATCTAAACCTAGACTAGGCTCGATTGGAGTAAATTAATAATTATAGCACTTGGCATTTATATTGCAATTACTATTAATCGTATAAGAACTTTACATGTTGATATAGTATACATTAGCCTCACTTGCAGCCTAATACTGTATACAATTAATACTAAATTCATAATTGCATTGTGCCTAAATCACTTGGCATCGACGTTGCATCTAATACTAATCGAACGTTGCACTAAATGCAACTTAACTAATGGAATAAATCACAATGCAAGCTAATCAAGTTAACCGTAAAGAGTCTAAAGAATCGGCGTATAGTCAAGTTAAACGGCTATATAAGTCTGTTATCAATACCGCTAATATTAAAGACAACGGTTATAGTGCGTCTCATACCGCTCTATTTGTGTGTTCTAATAAGAGTATTGAGGCTAAGAATATTGATACTAATGCATTCTGTACTTGGGTACATGCATTGACGGGTATTAAGAATACCACAACGGAACGGTATCTTAGACTGTTTAAATCTATTGACGTTAAGTAACGTTCGGCTTGGGTTAAGTTGAACGTATGCTGATAACCCTAAACTTGAGGTATATATGTAGACCGTGTTAAGGAATGTACAGGAATTCAATATTAACAATGTATTGAATACGCATGCTGAGACACACGACGTTGTAACTATTATACCGTCGCATAAAGACACTGAGACAGAGTGTATTATATATCTAATTGTGTTAAAGATTAAATAGAGGTGCTTATGCAAGAATTCTGTATTGGAGACATCGTACAACTTAGAGATGGTAACGTTTATAAAATTGAGAACATTCGATATATTCCTCGTGGCCATGCTAAAGACGGTATAGGTGGTAATCTGTATACGTTGCATTGCATTACATTTCCCGAAGAATATAAAAGTTATTATGAGACTAGGATGCGTAATGAGGCATTAGTTGTGCAATTCTCAAATCAAGTTGACGATAAGTTTATTGAGACTATTAGCGATCCAATGCCTGCAATCGGCGTACCCGCATTAGATAAAAGTGTTAAGAGTACCTCTAAACTTAAACCTATTGACACTAGGCCGCTTGCTAAAGTTTATATCCTAGCAGAATATAGACAACGTAAACAACTTAGACGCCGTGCCTAATTAGGCTTAAAGTATTGCTTAGCTGTATATAAGTTACACAATATGCTTATTAATAGCAAGCCTAGTATTGTGGCATTGACGTTGCATTTAATAACAGTGTAACTCAATATGGAGTAAAGTACAATGAGTGTATACGTAACAATTAGCTGTAACGAATGTAAATCAGACTTAGGATATGGTAACGCCGTTGCATCGGTAACTATTCGAGACGGAATAGAGTACCACATACACCACACGTTTAATTGTGGCTGTAAAGATAACATGCAAGCGTGTACTAAAGTGTATAACCCTAAAGAGTATGATATAACCGTATGTAAATACTGTAATAGTAAAGATTTATATAGTTCATACGAATGCGACGAATAGGAATGCATATGGTAACATGGTGTTATAAATGCCGTAAATTTATATGGGAATGCAAGTGTGCTAAACACAATTGCAATTATTGTAAAGATACTGGAATACAATGGTATTCTATTAGAATTAAAGACGGTATCGACGCTGACAGAGACATATGCGACTATTGCAACGCATTCGATAAGAGTATTGAGGCTAATAAACATAAGATTGGAGTGTGCAAATAACATGCCTAAACCTAAGATTTACAATTGGCTTAGTATCAATTCTAAACTTGCTAAGATTAGCGGTGTTAAGACGTTTAACTTCGGTATTCCAGCGTATAAGTCTAAGACGGGGTTTAGTATGTGCCCTAATGCTGCAGCGTGTGCAATTGGCTGTTATGCAACTATGAGGGCATATACATTCTCGAACGTTGCTAAAGTATTCGAAGCAAGGCTAAAGTTTACCCAATTTGCAGAATTTATACCAACTATGAATGCTGAATTGCAACGCCGTAAAGTACAACGTTTACGGATACATGACAGCGGTGATTTTTATAGTCGAGAATATTTAGACGCTTGGCTAAGTATTATTAGACTTAATCTCGCCATACAATTCTATGTATATACTAAGATGGTATCAATGTTCAAGTCAATTGTAGATATCATGCCAAGTAACTTTAATGTGGTGTACTCATACGGCGGTATAGAGGATAAGTTGATTAACCGTGAGACTGACAGGCATTCTTATGTATTCCCAAGCCTTGACGCATTGCAAGCCAAGGGTTATGCCGATGCATCTAAAGACGATGCCGTGGTATTGGGTACTAATCCTAAGATTAGCTTAGTATATCATGGTACTAAGAATTATACTAATACGTATTGGAATAGAGTTAAATAGAGGTAAATATGCAATTCCATTGTTATAAAGATAAGTATCAAGGGCACGCATTCAAGTATCCTAATGGTATTGAGGTAAATTGTTACAACGGCAACGTATCATATAGCAACGTGTGTGTGCCAAGCCTTGGAGTAACTAATGTCTAAGATTAAATCATTGATTAATAGTTCTACAACTACAACTATTAAATCTAGAATACAATTAGTTGCGGTATATGCTACGGCACTATTGTTAAGACTTATATAGTAGTTATACATAATTCTAATTCTATTCAAGGCTAATGCCCTTGGCATAGCCAATGCATTAGGATACAGTATGATACATGATTTAAAGTGTGAATATAGAGGTAACAGAATTAGCGTGCAACTACTAAGCCAATATAGCGTTGTTAAAGTCAATGATACTTGGGTTAAGTCTGTTATCAATAGTAAATTAAAGTCTTTAATCAATGATATTAAGAATGTTATAGATACTGAACATAGAGGTAAACATATGAAGTTAAATAACCGTAGTGTAACGTTACTAGAAGTCTTAGTTACGGGTATCATTATGGGAATGCTATGCATGTTTACTATTCCCACTATTAAACTAATGGTAAAGTTGACCAAGCGTGCCGAAAATGCAAGCGTGCAATTAGCACACTAATCTGTAAATACCACGGTAACGGCAACGGCATTAGACCAAGTTAAGACTAGATGGGTATACGTATATGTACCTAATACTACAGACTGTAAACCCGTTGACATACAATATTGGATTAAACGCACGGCTAATAGAGTTATCACGTTGTATAAAGACGCACAATGTACCCAATCGTTTGGTACACTAAATGCATTGGATAACTTACGGTATGCTAATGATACTACTAAGACGCTATGGGAGGTATCAGGGGATATCGCAACGTTACGTGTTCTATTAATCATATTCCCTTAACAATTGAGTATTAAACTATAAACTATAGATTGGAGTAAATACAATGAGTATCTCTAAAGTGTATAATATTAGACTTGATTTATATGAATTAGTTGACAACGGATACGGTGAACCGGCAACTTTAGATACACACGGTGAATCTATTGGTGAACTAATTGAGAATGTATTCTTCGAATATATCGGTAACAATGGAGACGATGCCATGTATGGTAACGGCGTGGATAACCTTGCAGAATTAGACGCTGCAACTAGGATTAAGGTTATTAATCTATTAGTTAAGACGTATAATGATTTAGTTGAACACGGTATCACTGACAGCGTATTCCTAAAGTATAAACAGACGGTTAAGGTGTAACGTGTTACGTTCGGAATGCATATACTGTAACGGTATGGGTATATATTCTATTCAACTTGACACTGAGACTTGGCATACTGAATTGTGTAAACATTGCATTCCTAATTGCAATACGTGTGCCGATACTCGACGTGTAGAGTATGAGACTAGTAAACCGTGGCGGCCTAATGAACGGTTTATAGAGCATAAACAGTGTCCAAATTGTAAATGAGGATATATGCTTAATATTATTAATACAATTGTTATTGGAATGCTATTCAGCATATGGAGTAACGAAGGATTAGTTAATGTTATCCTAAAGTTATCGTTCTTAGTTCTATTAGTTGTGAATATTTTAAACATTGCAGGTAAACTTTAATTGAGATAAATATATGATTTTAAAGATCAATGCTAAATGCTCCGATTTATTTAGTGCGACTATTGAGCATAACAACGGCGACGTGCTATTGGAATATGATGGGTACGTACTTGATTTTATGCCTAATGAGCATTATGGAGACTATATAGAATTGAGTATTGACACTGAGACAGGCAAAATTGTAGACTGGCCTAAGAATGCTGATAAGTTGATTAAACAGTTTATTGCTAAGCATAATGCTAAAGAATAGATGTAATCGACGTGCCAAGAATTGTTTAATTAACTTCATAATTCAATACTTTATCTAGATAATACTCATTGCTATTATTAGTCTATGAGTATTAAACATAGAGACGGTACGGCTAATCTTAATAAAGTACAGCCTAATAATATTATATATAAGATTGCAGTATAATTGAGGTAAATTATGTATTCTGTAAATCAAGACGCTAATAATGCTTAATTGTGGCATGTTATTAACCTTGACACGTTTACAATTGTAAAGACTTTTAATAGTAAAGACGATGCAACTAAGTATATGAAGTCTCTTAACTAATGGAGTAAACATATGGATAACCTAATGGATAAGATTGCCCTTGAACGTTTACAGGCTGAATTAATCCAGCGTCGTGATAAGTTACAGGCTGAGACTAATACTATCGGTCTATTCCCGCCTAGTGAATTAAAAGTGTTAAAATCAGACTTGCAAGTTACGTGCTATTTTATTGACCAAATTGACGCTGAATTAGAATACGTCGAACGTCAATTAGGTACCTATGCTAATCCTTTTATTGGCAATTATAGTGCCAAGTCTGGCATTGACGCCGCTAATAAAGATAGCATTCGAGACGCCCTGCAGAATGCGGGCATAGATAAGAATACTTTAACAACGGATAATGCTGATAATGATAATATTGGCTTAGTTGATATTATTGACTTCGAGACTGGCCAAGGATAACTTATATAGTTAACATTTACAGTAAAGGCACAATTAGTTAAGGGTTTAGGTATAGGCATATACATAGATAAGGGTTTATACTTGTAATTCCTATGCCTAGTTATCAATATAACCTAGTATAGTCTTAGTTGAATACTAGTTACTAGATATATTTATATAGTAACTGTTAAGTATTAATACACTAGTGGCAATTAATCACACTAGATATATAGATAAGTATTTAATAAGATTAGATAATAAGACTGTTATTGTATAGTATTTATATGGTATATAGCAACTATATTCACCATATCATACCCTCTGTATATTTATAATTAATCATTATCACTATTAAATCTGTCTCATACGCACTCATTATATCACACTATTTACAATAAGTCAATACATTATTTAGATAATGTACCTAGTATACTACTACTATACTAGTTAATTATGTACTAATTATGGGGTGAGTGTGCTAACAATAGCATATTATACTTATTTACTATTATCATTATATGATATAAGTATATTATTATTTAATTATTATATTGCGCTTCTTATGCCGACAGATTTCCCCCCCCCCCTATATACCCCTTAAGAATTAGCATTATATTATATAAGTATAATAGTATTATACGATATTAGTATTTAATCATTATATCATAATAGTATATTATTACAATTCTTGTGCCGAGTGAGTGTGGCCCGATTTTTGCAATATAATCATTATAGTATAATATCATAATTTAATACTTTACTATTATTAGAATATAGTAGTATATACACTTTAGCTAATAAGTTAATATATTTGTATATGTTATGAAGTATGCAATAGGTGTGTAAGGATTATATATAGATAAGTAGTTGATATAATTGAGAAAGGGGTATACGGTGGGAAATTTACCTCCTCCCCACACCCCTAGAGGTACAAAGACCTTGCAAACAGTTTTGAAATTTTTAAAAAAATTGAAAAACGGGCATAGATATGGTACTATCTAGACATGCACGAGCTCTATATAGTAACTAAGTGCCTACAAGCTTTGAACCTAGACTTAATAGGATTCCCTCAAATGATTATGATTATTAAGGTAGGAAGTATAGTCAAGGTTAATAGAGAACATACTATCATAGATACAGTAAATAAAGAAAACAAAATACATAATATATACATAGACTTAATCCATCCTAGCTTAGCTAATAATCTATTAGTAAATAGAAAATCCTTCTACGAGTATACAGAGAAGTTCAAAGGACCAATGGTAGACCTCCTATACAAATAAGGGGGGGGGGAGTATACCCTAATAAAATCGCAGGTTTGAGATAGGCCCTTTCAAAATTTAAAAAAAAATAAAAATCGAGCCTACGGTATATTCCCTAGACTTAAGCAAAGAACATAGATATAATATTAACAAATGGATTACCATATGCAACAAATAGCAGAATATATCTATATAGCCTTAAGCAGTAAATACTGCCATACTCCTTTACTTACTAGTGATCAACCTAAGCCTATATACTTATCTAAGCATAGATTCAAAGTAGCTATGAATAAATTAGTAGATAAGCCTGGATATGAAATTATATTACAAATTGAAGTTCCTGATATACGAAAGTTCTATAATATCAAGTATATATTATCTAATATCTATGATATAGTATGCGTAGATTATACTATTATTAAGACAGCTATATATTACTTTGAGAATGAACTAAAGAAGGTATTTGTAAGAGTACAAGATACTGAAATGACTAGAGTATTATATGAATTGTAAAGTAATGTAAAGAGTTGTAAACCGTTCGAATCGAACGTGAGTTCGATGACGGGAACCTGGCGGCCTGCGGCGGGCTTCGCCTTTTCGACTACCCTATTGACACCATTTCGCTTTTCTGTTAAACTATAATAGTGAGCATAAAAATCTTTAATTACTCCGGCCTTATAGTTTCTAGCCCGTAATGGAACACATGGAGTATAGATAATTGTAGTTTTAAATTTGACCAACGAGTTGTAGTTACAGGTCAATATTTAAACGACCAAATAGTTCACGTTACTATTCATTGCCCTGAAACTGCTGCCCTTTCAGCTATGCAGATAGTCATGACTGAAGAACAACTTTATAAGATGGTATTACCTATAAATACTAATATTTCCAAGACTTTATATGCTTCCGAGTAATGATTGGATAGATACGGCTGGTGTTAGTTGTTATCAATATAAAGCTGTGGTTGTTAATCAGTCTATAGAACAGTTTATGCATTTTGAGGTTGGGACTAAGGTTATAATCCATTATATACTTAAGGATAATAAAGTAATTAGTATATTAGTACTCAATCCTAAAACTGGTGTACAAATGATATTTGATTCTGTTTTTTCCAGCATTGAAGAAATTAATAAGACTTTCCTTAATATAAACATTAGGTTAGCGAAGAAACTATATGAGTGATAAATATAAGATTTTTCCTGAAGACTCTAAGGCTTGGCCCTTTGAGGCTAAAAGTGGTTTAGTAGAAGAATTACAAAAACAACAATACGAAACTAAATTACGGAAAATGGAACACATTATTCGTGCCTATCCAGGCTCTATAGATAGCACTATTAAGCCTAATCTAAATTCTAAAGAACGTATTAAAGAACGATTAGAGCAACAATTAACTAATATTGAAAAAGATTTAGAGAATATAAAACAAAATTTAGATAGAATTCCTAATATTAAATACGACGTTGGTATGGCAGTATTTCATAAAAGTATGGGTAATGCCATTATTACTAATATTTATTTGAATGAAATGGACGGTATTAATTTGCCAGTCCAGGCCGACTTTACTGATGGTTATGTATACGAGATCGTTGGCGTACAAGGCAAATTTAAGGCTAGAGAGCATGAGCTAATACCAATAACCGAACTTACTACTAATCTTTACTGCAAATGAGCGTAAATTGCTTATATGAACCAGGCGAATTAGTAAAGCTAATTACGCACGAAATTCATGAAGAAGGTAGAGCTATTTCTGAATATTGGGAATATTGGATAGTTACTGGAGTTTATTTAGTTACGGAAATTGATACTTATGAATACTCTTCTAGAACTCCTTGTTTTACTTATACTTTAGTAAGCATAGCTGACAGACAAAGAAAAACGATAAATATACCGGAACATAAGCTAATCCCCTTAACCGATTCAGAGGAGTCTTATATAAGGCTATTATATGGCCAGAAATAGGTCTAGGTTCGCTTTGGGTGACTTTGTTGGGTTCAGAGATCCAAATGCACTCAATTATCAAATACAGGGCGAAATATTCAAAATTACAGGCATATGGGAATACAATCCTGCATCTAAACTTTATACATATAGAATAGAGCACGTAGCTTTGCGCCACCTCTCTTTCATAACAAGTGAGAATAACTTATTAAAAGTAAAGAAGAATCAAGCTAAAATCATACATCTAATATATGGGTAAACGTAGATTTAAAGAAAATGATATTGTTTTATTTAAGGCTCCTCCTACAGCTAAACAGGCTGGAATGACCTTAAAACATTCACTTTTATATAAACGTTATGGTCTATTCCAAATTATAACCCTTCGAGATAGTGATTGTTTAGTAGTTCCGTATACTTCTGAAATGACTAAAGATTCAAAAGAAAAGATTTTAGGTATATGGATATCTTATAATAAAATTAAATACTTAGGCAATCCCCAATCCAACCATCTAGTAGAAATCCTCTACAAAAAGTAAAGAAAAACGTAGGTTTAGGGGGTATATTATATATAGAGGCACGGCCCTCCTCTAAAAGTTCTCAACAAAAAGGATTTTTATGCACGATGATTACGACGAGGATAGCTTTATAGAAGTCGATAAAGAGGATGTGCATGAGGAACATGAATACGAGAGTCTTTTTTATAGAGTTCTAACAGGCTCTGACAATTTTGAAATTGTACCATTACCTAACATCTATGGCGAAAACCTAACTCAGAAAGAATTGCGACAAATTGAAAGTCAATGCAAAGCTGAAGGTATAGCGTTAGTTTATAGAGTGTCTCATGGTACCAAGGTAGCTACGATATTTAACTCAAAGACGATGGTTACAGGGGTAGTTCCCGAAGATAATAATGAAGGGTTTTTTTGTTAGTTGCAGAAATTAAGAAACTAAACACACTAATTAAATTTATAAATATTTAGATAAAATGGTTTAAGCTTTCTAAATTTGCACGAGTTTCCTGCAGAAACTATATAGCCCATTTTTGAAGGTCGGGACTTCAATGGGATTGTTTCTGTACGGTGTCCCGGTAAAACTCTCAACACTTAATGTCCAATTGGCTACACCGCCTCGTGGCCTATTATATGAGAGTATGGGGGAGGGTAGACTTTGAATCTACTCTCCCCTTCTAAATTTTTACGAGGAAAAATATGTTAGAAAAAGTTACATACACTTGTGGCAAATGTGGTTGGAGTAAATCTCTTACCGCTATGTGGCAAGATATAAAGCCTAAAAAATGTCCCAGAAGTAAATGTAAAACGAGTTTTGTAAAAGATCCTCAAATACTTCAAATTTCTCTTTCTAAACAAGAAACTCCGGTTATTGTAGAAGAAACTGAAATGAAAGAGGAAGAAGTTCTTGAAGAAAAAGTTGTCTTCAAAGAATATAAAAAGAAGAATAAATAAATATGGGTGACGAGCAAAATAAAAATAATGATGAAAAATTTGCTCACCTTTCTGATGAACAGAAAGAAAAGGCTGAAAAGTCTATTGCTAAGTTAAATAGTGTCAGGGCTCTCAAAAAAATTAGTAATGAGGGTTCTAAGTGGACATTGCTACAAGAAATCTTTCAAGAAATTGTAGCAACTCACACAATAAGTAATCCTGATAAATTACCTCCAGTTAAGCAGATGGTACAGGAATTACGTAATGAAATTAGTATTCGATACCAAGATGAGGAAGAATTAAAAACCCTTCTTTTAGAAGGTATTCCTACTGACGCTTCTGTAAGAAAATGGTTACAAAAAGATGGTTGGAATGATGCTGTTTGGACTAAGGTTCGATTAAATGGTCTTTTCACAAAAGAGAAGAGGGCCCAAATGATTGATTCTTTATGGAAACGGGGCATGGAAAAATCAGACACAGCCGCCAAGATTTGGCTCACTATTTCTGGAGACTATGCTGAAAGTGCTCCTGAGGCCAACAATAAAACCGCAGACATGTACAGAGAGATTAATAAGATACTCCATGGACAAAATGGCGGTTCAGAAAACAAAGGCTAAGTAGATGATTCCTGATACAATAAAGGAACATAATACTGAAGGTAGGCCACTACGAATACATGAACTTGATATTGAAGCGCTTGCTAAGTGGTTACACGATAATAAAATACGTACCACGCAAGGTAAGCTAATACAACCTTTGCATGAAGGACATATTGAAGTAATTACAGATCCAGCAAGATTTAAAGTTTTAGCGTGTGGAAGACGTTGGGGTAAAACACTTTTAACATCTTTAATGGCATTAGCAGTACTAATGCAAATGAATAGACGTGTTTGGATTGTTGCTCCAGATTATAGTCTATGCGAAAAAGTATTTAGAGAATTATATAATATTCTGGTAAACCAGTTGAAAATTATTCAACCTGGAAAACCAGGAGGCGGTAGAGCCCGCAATCAAAAAGGCGATTATTATTTGGAAACGCCGTGGGGCTCTGTTCTAGAAGCTAAATCAATGGAAAGTCCAGATTCACTTGCGGGTGAAGCGAACGACTTAGTTATTGTTGATGAAGCTGCACTAGACTCAAAACTAGAAGATATTTGGGTACAGATGTTGCAGCCTACCTTGATGGATAAGCAGGGCAGTGCAATTTTTATTTCTACCCCTCGTGGAAAAAATTCTTTTTACAAATTATTTCTTTTCGGAAACTACGGTCGTCGTCAAAGAGATGGTAAATTATCTATTACTATAGACGAAGAGACTGGAGTTTCTAATGACATGCAAGAGTGGAGTTCTTTTCAAAGAACTAGTTATGATAATCCCCTACTTGCAACAACTCCTGAAAAATCTAAGGAAGAAATTGACTCAGCGTACCGAAGGGCAATCCTTTCAGGTAAGCTTCAAAAATTCAAACAAGAATACCTAGCTGATTTTGAATCAATCCCCGATACTTGTTTTCCTGGATTTAGAGTAGAAGAAACAGAAAAGAAGAAATTTCCTCATGTTATTGATTATAACTGGCATCCATTATCTGGACCAGTGTTTGCTGCTTGCGATCATAACTATGCAAAACCAGCTTCAACTATTTTTGCACAGATGAATATAAATGGAGATATTGTAATCTTTGATGAAAAGTTTACTAAAAATACCACCTCATATATGCAAGCGCAACAGATTCTTGATAAAGAAAAAGAATTAAATAAAACTGCTATGCAGATTTATCAAGCAGAATGTGTTGAAAGCAAATTTAGAAATCACATTAAGTTTAAAAGTATTGTTGCAGATATTAGCGGCGATCAACTTCAACTTAATGGTAGAACAGCGTGGGATGATTTTGAATCAGTTTTGGGAAGAAGACCAGTTGGACTAAGACAAGATAGAGAAACTGGATGTAATATAATTAGATTGTGGTTAGAATATCCACAATTTGATCAAAAAGGTAGTCCAGTATTTGATTCTAATAAAGATCAAGTCACTTTCCCTAAAATATTCATCACAAGAAATTGTGTAAATCTTATTTATGCTTTAAGTACCGCTACGTTTAAGAAAACAAAAGGCGGAGCATTAAAAGAAGATTATGATGAAACTCCAGAAGGTTATGAAGGGCTAATTGATGCTCTCAGATACTTAATGGTTTATTTGTTTCATGATAAAGGAACTCATTTTACGGTTATGAAGGGATTCTAAATGGCATACGATAAAACGCAATCTAGAGTACCTAGAAGGGCTATGTTAGCCGGTGATAAACATATGACCACAGAGCTAAGTGCCAGCGTCACTGTACAAGTCATTCAACTAACTATGGTAGCGCAAAAAGTAACTTGGCAATCTACAGGAACTTTAGCGGGCAATGTTGAATTTTCTTCTAACGGCACAGATTTTTACACTTCTACGGCATTTACAGCGAATGTTGCAGGTTCATATAATACCCATAATGTTGTTGCAGTTCGAGTCACTAGAACGGGTGGAATTGGAAAGCTCGCTGTATTGGCGGTCTAATGAAACAATATTTTAACAGATATAATCATAAATTTGTATTAGATGCTGAGCAATTAAAACCTACTGCTAGAACTATAGAAGTAATGAATGGACTTTATACAGCCATTTATGAAGAGTTTTCTGGAGCAGTATATAATCGCAAATATAAAGATATGTCTGTACAGCAAAGAATAGATAAAGTAAATGAATTTGCTGAAAATTGGTTAAAGCTTAGAGGTTTAGAATAATGAAAACTACAATTAAAACTGGGAAAGCCAGTGATAAGCAATCCAAAAAAGTTCAAGGTGACTCTGCTAGATTTGCTGCACTTTCAGATATGAATATGCAACAGGCGCCTGCAATCGCTCCTCGTGGACTTGGTTCTTCTTATGCTCACGCTGTTGGAAACATCATGCATCAAGCTAAAGAAGTTAAGGGTAGTAAAAACGGATTTTTAGGGCAAGAGAAAAAAACTCTAGACCCTAAAGAACATGCGCATAGTTTACTTAAAAAGTAAATTTATTGCTAAAGGCAAGAAATAGTCAACCAAAAGTTGAACGTTTCAACCTTAATATTAAGGAGTAACAATGGCTAAATTAGGAAAAACGAACGCTGGTGCGGTGCCTGAATCAGTCCCGCATCTTAAGTCTCGTGGTATGAAGAATCCTATGCCTGCCTCTCTTCCCCTAAACTCTTCAGGTAAACCTGAGTGGAGCATGGGAAATGATGGTCCTGGTAAGAAGGCTTCACCTCCGGCTTCTGGTAAGAAAGCTCCGGGCGAGATGTAAAATTTAGGGAGAGGGAGTAATATCTCTCTCCTTATTTTTCAACTTAAAATTCACTGACAGAGGTTAGTGACTTTTTCCTTTGAGAGGAAAATGCATGTCATTTAATTTAGGAATTAGTAGTCATCCTACAAATCGTCTAGGCGGAATGAGTTCTGTCGGTGTATATTTGTATGAAGATGTTTACTATAGACAATGGATTACTGAAATAGCTCTTGCATTTTATGAAGGGCGACAAGATGAATTCGTTTGGTTAGATCTAGTCAAGCAATTCAGAAATCCTGAAAAGCAACAGATTCTCCCTATTAACTTAACTAAAGAAATAGTTGATGAAACCTCTATTTTATATAGAGAAGATCCGATTTATCAAGTCGTTGATGAAAACGGGAAACATTTACCTGAAGACCAGAAACTCTGGGAACAAATTCAGGAAGATTGCCGTTATAAAATGACTATGGATAAACTGGATAGATGGGTAAAGCTTTTAGGTACTGTGCTAGTTAAGGTTAGTTTCGTTGATCCAAAAACTGGACAATTAGTAAAGAAAACTGAGGGCGGCCAAGTTCAATTAGATATACTTCATGGTGGAGTATATGATATTCGATATGGCGCATCGCCCTATTATATCACCGAACTAATGATAGGTTTCGGTACAAAGTTTGGAGGATTCAGCAGAAACCCTATTGGTGGTGGTTTAGCTGGAACACTCCCAAGCGCTGGAGATTTAGGCGCTGCATCCGTTAGTGCAAAACAAAAAATTAGCAATCCAGAACATTTAGCTTCAGTAGATCGTATTTATTGGAGCGCAAATGACCATAAGATAATTGACAAAAACGACAATGAATATATCGTTAAAAATCCTTATGGTATTATTCCTGCGGTTCCTTTTTTCAATCAAGATCCAGCTCATTACTTTTTTCTACCGATTAATGAGCCCCTTATTTATGCAAACCATGCGATAAATATGAGAATCACGGATCTTAACCATATCGCTAAGTTCCAATCATTTGGAGTGCCGGTAGTAAGTGGCGTTGAAAGACCTACTTCTACTCGTCAAGGTCGTCCTGTTGATGATTTTAATATCCTTAAAAGCGGAATGGCTCAATCTAAATTTGGTGGTTTAGTCGGATTTGGTGGACTAGGTGCTGGCGGAGTTTATAGAAATTTCGATGTAGGATTTGGTACTTTTCGTGATGGAAATGCTGATGCTAATGCTCTTGGAGTGTCTATTGGCCCTGATACTGCAATAGCGGTTGGTGAAAAGGGAGACTTTAAGTTTGCCCATCCATCAGCGGATATTAAGGGACTAATTGCTGTGATTGAATCTGTCACTGACATGATTCGTATTAATCATGGTTTACGTCCTAAGTACAAAGATACTTTACCAAGTTCAGGCTTCGCTCTTTTAATGGAAAAGATTGGTGTGATTGAAGAAAATCGTCGCCGAGCTAAACTATTTAAAGAAAGAGAACAACAATTATTCCAGGTTATTAAAACACTTTGGAATACTCACAATTCAAAAAGTGGGCAAAAAAAGTTCTCAGAAAAAGCTACTTTACGAGTAAGTTACGTCCAACCTGAGTTTCCTGTTGATCCTAAGACCAACATTGAAACTATTATGATGGAAAATAAATTACTTGAACAAGGTTATAAAGATGCTTATCGCAAGCTTTATCCTCACTTAGATGATTCAGAAATCAATAAGCGAATTAAAACTCGTAGAAAAGAAAAACTCGATCAAACTGTTGAAGACGCCAAAATTATAGCCGCTGGCGCTAAAGAGTTTGAAAGTGCTGGTTTAGATGCCGCTTTATATTTCGGTGGAAAACCACAGAAAGAAAAAGAAGACGGAGTGACTAAACCTAAAATAGACAATAAAACTAAACACTCCGAGGATAGTTCTAAGCAGGGGGATAAGAACTCTGATCCTCGTAAATAAAAGAGGAATACATGAATAATGTACAAAAACCTCAAGCCCCTAAGTTGTCATATATGGTCTTAATTCAAAAAAAGAATCAAGATCACTTAGTGGCAATTGAGACTGAAAACTATGACGAAGCCTTCGAGCGCTGGATGCAGTTAACTGACAGTTGGAAAGTTTCTATTAAGGAACAAGTACCTTTCACATTAGCTACACCAATAGTCACAGCTTTCGATCCAGGTTTAATACTAGAAATTAACATAGTACCAGTACCTGTACAAACCAAAGAAGTTAATAATAATCCCTATCGACGTGATATGCTAGATAGAGGTTTAACAGAAACATTAAATAATTACACTAGAGGAACCGAAATGCTTGATTCAGGGCTTAAACGTTAAGTCCTGTTATTGATCCATAATCTAGAAGAGCTAGTTAAGGAGAACAAATGTCCGATCTATTAAATAAATTAGGAAATAAAGAATCTTCAGCAAAAGGAACTGGAAGTCCAGGGCCAAACCAAAGTACTGAAGGTAAGTCGACTACTCAATCTGCTCCAGTGCAAACTGGCGGCGGATTAGAACTAGGAACTGACCTTATAAAGAACGTTGGTAATAGTAAGCCAGAAGCTGCTGCCACGGCTAAGGCCGAAAGTGCTGGAGAAAAAGAAACACCCGTCGCTACGAAGAGTGAGTCTGAGGGCGAGAATGTAGTTAAAGATCCTGATAGCTGGACAAAAGACAGCGCATTGAAAGAAATCAAGCGCCTTAGGGAAGAAAATAAAATCTACAGACTCAAACACGAAGAAAAAATTGGTATTTTAAGGACAGAGATGGAAGCTCGCCTCCGACAAAAAGAGGAAGAAGTGAAATCTGCTGAAGCTTATAAACAAGAACTCGAAGAATTGAAAGCTAAAGAAGCTGACAAAAAGCGAGATCTTAATGAGAAATTAGCTCATAGGGAAGCATTACTTGCTGAACTAAAAGCTAAGGAAGAAGCTACAGCAAAAATTCACAGAGAAGAAATTGAAAGTCTTAAAAAGAAGATCAATGCTTACGAAGCTGATTACGAAGCTCAACAAGCTGTTTATAAGCAGCGCCTTAATTCTGAATTGGAAGTAATTCCAGAGAAGTTTAAAGAAATTGCTGAGTATATCGTAAAAGGTGCGGGAGATCCTCGTGAAGCTGTGGTTGCTTTAAATGAAGCAAAATTAAAGGGAGTTTTTGAGGATAAGACTGTTGTAGTAAACCATAGTGTTCCTGGTGCCAAAGACGGTGCTCGTAGCACAAATGAACGACTACAAGAAGTTGCCAAAGAGGAACGCTCAAAACTTACCCCGCAACAAAAAATTGCAATGGGCCTCAAGAGCATTCGCTCTGGAGAACCCAATACAATGTTTAGAAAATAATTAAGGAGAGTTACATAAATGGCTCAGGTAATTTCATTAGCTGATGCGGCAGTACTTTCTAATAATATCCTTGTTGAAGGTATTATTGCTGACATCATTAGCGTTGACGAATGGTTTCGTTATCTACCGTTCGTCGTATTTGAAGGTCTTTCATATACCTTCAGTCGTGAAAACGCAATTGGTTCTGCGGACTTCGCTTCTCCTGGAACGAACTTAAACCAGTCTAAATATCAGGCTGGTGCGACGTTTGTTCCGGTGAATGTGAATCTCGCTGCGATCATCGCTGACATCATCCTAGATGGTCAAATCGAAGATCAATTTAGCGAATCCAATGACCAACTTCAGGTTCAAATTTCATCAAAAGCGAAGAACATTGCTCGTATTTATATGAATGCGATTGTCAATGCTCGCCGCCTTTCTGCTCTATCAACGAGCAACAACGGCCCCGTCGGAATTGCTGACCGTTTTAACGGTATGGCGTCTATTCTTGATGCGGAACAAGGCAATGCGGCTGATGTGAACCACCCGTTCTATAACAACGGCGCTTCTACTCAGAGCCTTGCTCTAGTTGAAGATGATCCTTCTAGCGCCCGTGTCGGTCGTCCTGGCCGTGTTTACACGCTTGAAGATCTTGACGATCTAATAGACCGTGTTACTGGTGCGAAGCCGGATTTCCTCATGATGCACTCACGAGATATCCGAACGCTACGAGTTCTACTCCGCAATACTGGCGGTGGAACGGATGCGCAAGCGATCCAACAGCAAGGTCTTGGCAATGCTAAGCCCATGCTTTATTATCAAGATATTCCTGTGTTCCGTAATGACTTTATCAGTCGTTATGAGCCGGTGAACGTCTCTTCAGGTCTAACTATTTCCTCAGTTACCGATGCGGATACTGTAGTTCTTTCAGGTTCTACGTCTGCCCTCGCTACTCAGCTTCTACTTCGTGGAAGTGATGGCGTGATGTATCGTTATCCGATTGTTTCTGGTGCGGGAACTGCTACGATTGATGTTATGAACTCTGGTTCGTTCTTCGATCCTGAGCAAAATAAGCTCGTTGCTCGTCAACCCCTAAATACGTCAGGTCTATTCCCGGTGTCTTCAGTGGCTGTTGCGGCTGAGCGTTTAGATGGCTCTGCGATTTATTGCGGATGCTGGGGCGAATATAAAGGCGTGGTCGGCTTCACGTCAGCGAATAACGCTGGTCTAAAGCTTGAATACGTCGGTCCTCGTGAAGATGAGAATGCGTATCAATATCGCCTTAAATGGTATTGCGGATTCGATCTTTATAATCGTCTAAATCTTGCTCGCATGAAAGACGTATTACCGCTAGGTGCATAATCTAGTAAGGTAAAAGATATGGTAGGGAGAGAATTACTCTCTCCCTACTTTCCTTCCAATTAGGTGAGCCGAAAGGATACACAATGTCTGTGTGGACTACTAAAGCATTAGTTAATAATAGTAAAGAGTACGTATTATTAAAACATACCTTGCCTGGTATCAATTATATTGTAAAAGGCGTTAGATTTCGTAATGGCTATGCGGTTGTTGAAAAGGGTAGTAAAATCTACTCGGAATTAAAAAAAATTCCCGTATTAAGAAAAGCCAAAGAATATCCCTTGACCGATCTACGTAAATTATCATTTATTACTCGTAGTATTGACGTTAAAACGATTTATGGTCAAGATGTATATACAAAATTTTTAAGTGATGAACAAGCTCTCAATACTGTTCTAGAGGCAGAACATAAGGCTAAAGAAGAAGCTGAGCATCTATCAGATGTAACAAATTGTACGTATAGAAATATAGCCAATGACGAACTTTGTTCACATGTTGCTTTAGAAGAAAGTCCAAGTCACTATTGTAAAGTTCATATTCTAAAAGAACCTTTACTCCAAAAACTAGGCATTGAAGTGCCCAAGTTTATTCCTAAAAACGAGAAAAAGGAATGGCGAGAAATCGTCATTAACGAACTTGCTAAACTAAAAAAAGAAGGCAAATTCTAATATGGCTAAATTTGGATCAAGAGAAAATAAACCAGGATTAAACTTGGTTAAATTTCCTTCAGGTAATAAATTTGATGTAGTTAAGATTCTATACTATATAAATATAATTGTATCAATACTTATTTTATTGAAATTGTATAACGTACTATAAGAGTTCTTAATGAGTACTAAAGGTGATCGTTCCTCAGGAACGCAGCATAATCCGAGGGGAGCCACGCAAGGTAATACGCTGGTTGACCCAAATACAGGGTATCCTATTAGCGTAATTACGGACGATCAAGGCGTTCGTAGATTGGCTGTAGATGCGAACCTTACTGTGAAAAATGCTAATCTAGAAGTTAATTTAGATTCAGCCGATGACCAGGTAGCAGTAGAAGATCCAGATACTGGGGCACATATAAGAGTCGAGACAAACGGCTCTATAAATGTCAATGTAGAAATGGATGCCGCAGATGGCGATAATGCCTTTGCAGTAGGCTCTGAAGATGGCACGGTAACTGGTACCCGCCACGTAGTACAAGTAAATCCAGATTTAGAATTAGTTACTAGAGAAGCTAGTACAGCATCGATACCTACAATATATAACGTATCTGCTCCCTTAGCTAACACAGAAGTATCTCAGGCATTACCGAGTAATACTAAAAAATTCTCGATAAAAGTTCGTAATCATAGTGCTATTCTGAAACTAGCATTTGTTTCAGGTCAATCTGGCACTAATTATATCACGGTAGACCGAGGAAATACACATGAGGTAGAAGGTATAAAGGCTAATGCATTAACTTTATATTTTCAAGTGAATAATCCAAGCCAAACTATAGAAATTTTAGCTTGGAGTTAATTGATTAATCAAAGGAAAAATAATGAAACAACAGTTAATATTCGATGTTACAGATGCTACTACGATTCTCGCAAGCGATAGCGTTGGTGCATTTGTAAGAGCGGGTGATGGTACGTTGATCGGTCACGTATCTGATGCATTGAAAGTAAGTCTTACTAATGCTTCAATCGCAGTGACTGCTACGGACTTAGACATCCGAGATTTAAATTCAGCTACTGATAGCGTAACTGCAATTCAAGGAACTAGTCCTTGGGTAGTTGGTGATGGGGGTGGTTCCCTAACTGTGGATGCCGTTGATCTAGATATTCGTAATTTAAGTCATGCTCAAGATAACGTCGCTATTGCTCAAGGTGGCAATACGATGGTTGTTAATGCTGATGGATCTATTAATGTAAATGCTGATATTAGCGTAGTTAATGGGCACGAAAAAGCTGAAGATGCCGCTCATGCTTCTGGAGCGATTGGTTCTTATGTTCTAGCTGTTCGTCAAGATACGCTAGCTTCTAGTACTGATGCTGATGGAGACTATGCTTCATTAAAAGTGAACGCTACTGGTGCTTTATATACGTATATCACTGGTTCAAATCCACTAACAATGGATGACGCTGCACTAGCTAATACTGCTATTGCCAATGCGGCAAATGTACTAACAGCGGCAAATACTGCTGAAAATGTGGTAACTTCTCCGCTATCTAATCGTAAATATCTTTATATTTACAATAACGGAAATTTAAAGGCTTATATTGGTGCTTCTGGTGTTTCCGCTGCCAACGGTTTTCCGCTTCCTCCTGGTTCCATGATAGAATTACGTGCTGGTGCTGCGGTTGATATCGAATGGGTAGCCGCTAATACCAATCAAGAACTAAGAACTTTAGAATTAGCGTAATAAAATAATTAGGGAAGGTCGAGGAGCCTTCTCTTTTATTTACGAGGGGAATTATGTTTGAATCAAAATTTAACGAAGAAGATAAGAAAAATTTTATTGATTTTCTAAACATGATTGCAAAACATGCTCAATTTGAGATGAATACTCAAGAAATAATTCAATATTTTAAATTACTATCTCATATGCAAACTAAAATGCTTCCTAAAATAGAAGCTAATATTTTAGAAGTTAAGCGTATAGTTCATTCTGAAGATCAAGCAGAAACTGCTCAGTCTACTTCAGAAATTAAAGAGTAAGCCAAATGTTTACCCCTTTAGACGGTCCAGCTACGCAAGGATCATTGTCTGTTACAGCTTCAACTGTACAAGAAGCTAAAACAGGTGCATCTAGATTAACTGAAAGACAAGTAGTTACTATTCAGTCAGACAAAGATCTTTATGTTTATTTTGGAGATAGTACTGCCTCTGCTCCATCAACTACAACAGTTCAAGCAAATGGTTTTCGACAATATAAAGATAGTATACAAAGTTATGAAGCTGGAGATAAACAGCCTATTTATATATTATCTGTATCAGGTACAGCACAAGTAAAAATTTCAGAAAGAGCTTAGTATGGGTAGAAGGGATCTTATAACTCCAGTATCAAAACAAGTTCCATTTGATGCTACCACTGGACGTGGATTCGATGCCTCTACGGAAGTTCAAAGCGCTTTAGAACACTTACGAGATCATACGGTTTATGTTTCTAATTCCACAACTACAACAGCAAGCGGCAATTTAAATTTAACTAACACAGATAAAAATCTTCAATATTTAACTGGAACAGCCACAGGATATTCTGTAGTATTACCTAATGCTACAACGCTTACTAAAGGCGCTCATTATCAGATTATTAATACTAGTAGTCAACCAGTAAACACTAAAAATAATGCTGGCGAACTCCTTCAAATTGTAAGTCAAACTTCTATTGGATACTATTGGCTACAAGATAATAGTACTGCTGCAGGTACATGGGTTTACTGGCAAGTAATTACTAATACTGCCACAGGCATCGTGAGATATAATTTAATCAGCGCAACTAATTTTAATACCACATCCACCTCAGATGTCCCTATTACAGGCTTTACCTTGACTCCACAAGCTGGCACATACGCTATCTGGTATAATGCCAAATCATTTCTAACCACAACGCCCAAAGCACATTGGTGGACTATTTATAAAGCTGGATCAGCCATCACAGACTCTGAAAGACAGCAAGATACTGCGCACTCTAACCAGGAGATGGTAGATACCACCATGACAATTACTCAGGTAAATGGATCACAAGCATTAGATGTCAGAGTCCGCACCGAAAACGGTACATTGACTATCAGACAAAGAAGTCTTTTATTAATTCGCTTAGGAACGTAAGATGACAACATACAATTACACAATTAATCCATTTAATATTGATAGATTGACTAAAGAAATTAAAGATAGTGCAATTGCCGTAGTTTTAGATAATATTACTTCCTTAGGTAATAATGTAGATATAATTTTTCGAGCAGAATTAAGTAATACAGATCAAACTTTATTAAATGAAATCATTGAAAATCACTCGGGCGAAGCATTATCAGAAGAAACTTTAGTCACCGAAGTAAAAATTGTTGAAGATCTTGTCCCTAAAGATACTGATGGATCACCGCTTAATCGAGTAAAAATTACTAAGTCGGGATGGCACTACCAATTACATTCTATTGAATTTTCTACGTCAAAAAGAGCAATAGATCATTCTAAACACGTCAACGGATCAGACATTGGCTTTTGTGTAATGAAGTGTTATGATGAGAATGATGTAGAAATAACCGAAGATAACAATTTAACTGCTGCTGTAAAAACGGTTATAACTTGGGAAGCTACCCATGATATTGATTTAATAGGAGCAATGTTTTTTCAAGCTACTATTCCTTCCGTAGATATTAGAATGTGGACTATTGGAATACCAGACGTTGCTGCAGAATATGGCGGATCTAAGCCATTTGTTACTGGCGGACTTAATCTTAAATTTTTAAATGCAAATAAAGCTTTATCAATTGACGGTAGAGCCCCAAAAACACTAACTTATAATACTACATATCATACAAATAAATTTGCTATGATTTTTAAACATCCAGCAGGTACTATTCATCCTATGATGGTAGTATTTGAGTTGTTTAAGGCGTAATATGGCTAAAATAATTGTTGGTTTTTCTTTACCTAATAAATGGAAACCGTATTCTTGGTTGATTCAAACTTTACTTGGCACAAAATATAGCCACGTATATATTAAAATATATTCAGAAAAATTTCAAAGAAACCTAATTTACCAAGCAAGTAAAACTATGGTAAATTTTATGGGAACTGAAATTTTTCTTAAAGACAATATAATTTATGAAGAGTTTGAAATAGAAATATCAGAGGAAAAACGAACACAATTATTACAATTTGCTATAGATAATGCTGGAAAACCTTACGGTTTTAAAGCAGCTATTGGTATGGGTTTAGTCAAAATTTTATCATTTATTGGAATAAAAGTTAAAAATCCTTTTAGAGACGGCACATATTCTTATGTATGCTCTGAAATTGTAGCATATATTTTAGAGCAATTTAATGATGCAAATTTTGGTACAGAAATAGACGAAATTACTCCTCCTGTTGTTTATAATTATTTGAAATCTAGGTAAATAGTATTCATCTTTAAGGAAACAAAATGAGCAAGATTAAAGACAAATTAGATATAGCACTAAAATTAGCTGAAAGTATTGCTTGTGATACTAAAGATATGAAGACTTGCAAAATTGATACTGAGGTTGGAAAAGGAATTTCTAATGGAAAAGTTACCAATAAACGAAAGATTAGCCTCACTAGAAGCAAAGGTAGAGATACTTTTAGACCTTCTTAAAGAAATTAAAGATGATTTAAAAGATAATCCAACTAAAGAAGATTTAAATAAACTAGAAGATAGAATTAAAGTTTTAGAACAAGAAGACAAAAAACATACTTGGAAGATCGCAGCGGCTAGTGGAACCTTATCGGTTATAGTCACTGCAATAACGGCTATAGTAGTAAAGCTTCTAACGCAAGGATAACAATGGCTGGAGTAATTTCGCCAGTAGCAGGCACAAGAATTGAACCGACAGATAGTTATAGTTTCGTTCGTGGCACCACTGCTACGTTCAAGATCACTCTAACTAACGGTGGAATGCCTACAACTGTAGACAGTATGACTTCTCCTATAGCTAAAATTATTGAACCTAAACACCTTTCTACTTCTGGAATATATCCTAATGTTATTGCTACTATTATTGGAACATTAGTTCCTGGTCAGCAATATGAATATCAATTTCAATGGAATATACCAGCTAATTTAGTGGGTTCTGATGAATATATTGTCAGTTATGAAGGAGTAATAGGAGCCGTTACTTATAATTTTGGTGATGAATTCTTTGCTATTAACGTTCAACCTTCTACTATAGGTTTAAAACTGCCGGCATATGCTACAGTAGATGATGTTAGAAAAAAGAAGTTTAATATAGATGATTACTTACCCCAGGCTATAAGAGCAGATTTAACCGCTAGAAATAATCTAATCGAAGATCATTTGCGGGATGCTTCTAAACGTTTAAGAGAAGAATTAAACCTCAGCAAGGCTAGAGGTAATAGCGAGAACTATAGATTATTTGCTATTTATTATACGGTTTATACTTTAATGTTAGCTTCTAGAGGCGAAGACGGTTCTTCTGTTAGCGAATCTAACTTAGCATTTTGGCGTACAGAATGGGAACGAATCTTAGCCCAAGAAAAGAGAGAAGGAGTACTTCAGGGTATTCCAATGGGTAGGGGATAATGTTTAAAGTAGAGCTTACAGCTAATTTTGATAAATTAGATCTTATTACTAAAGAAAAACTAAAAGAAGACGTAAGAAAAGAATTAATTTGTGATGGATTAAATGACACTTTACAAAATTCTTTAAAGTTTCTTAAAGCTGAAGTAGAACAAGCTCTAAATAGTGAAGTCCGATTTAAAACAGTTATAGAAAACTCTGAAGATATTCAAGATTCTTTAGCTGTAAATATCCCTAAGACTCATAAAGATGTCATAAAAGAATTATTTGGAGTAGACTTAGACAAAGTTAATCCAAACGTAGATTTTACTAGATACGGTCAATCTAACATAGTTCTTTTGAATAGTAATAGAGCTATTTTAAAAATGGACGAATCTATTTTTAGTGACTCTTCACAAAGTTACGAAAAAGCAGTTAAATTCTTTCAAGAAGCAATTTTTATTGATTTGAGTGGTCAAACACCTAGGTATTTTTATGCTGACCCTAAACTTAATATACAACAATGGGTAAAAGCATTTTGTTCTAGAGATGTCGGAGTAACTCCTAGAACGCAGAAAAGATTTACTAGTTTTCAAGCTAAAGGCGAATCTGAGTGGCGACTTAAACAAGAAGGCGTTAAGCAGATTAATAAGAACTCAGTAGATATTTCTGGAGTAATTGACCTTATTTTAAAGGGAGATTACGAAACAGCATCGAACGCTTTAAAATCTAAGCCTTACAGTAGATTGAATTATTACGTAGACCAAAAAATTCAACAATTTAAAAAAGGCCAAACAGTCACTACGGATTTTGCTATCTATAACAGCATACTAGCTTTTGTTAGGGGTATGCACTTTGAAAAGATAGTGACAGATAAAATGGTGACATACAGATTAGTTTCTAACTATACCGAAGCTGATGGAACTAACGGGGCTTATAAACATTTCTTTGACGAATTAGACTCAAAGCTATCTATATGGTTTTTAATCAATGAAAAAGAATGGTTTTTCGACCTAATAGATAAAGCAGAGAAGATAATTCGGAGATATCAAAGGGCTAAGAATGAGTCGCCAAATATTTAGAGATATAGAAGAAGCTTTAGCCCGCCAAGTAAGGCGTATAACTTTTCATCAAGATAGAACGGTCAGTAGGACTGTTCTTCAAGATACATTCGACCCCTTTACGGGGGAATTAGTACAAATGCCAGTAGAGCCAAGTTTCTACGATAGCTCTGCTGATGCAAATAACATACAGTATCCACACTTTTTCATTCGTTTACTAAAAACTAGAGAAGATAGATTTTCTGGCAGGGAAGTTTCATCTTATGGACAAGAGTTTTGTAAACAACCGGACGAAACAAGTCCAAAAGCTTACGAAATAGTTTTTGGAGAATCTGATGGAGTGATTAATCTAGTAGGAAACCAGTTCCAAACAGGATCATTTCAAATCAGTAAAGTTCAACCCGGCTATTTACTAAGAACCTTAAATGGGAATAATAAAGGTACTTATAAAATAAGCTCTGTAACGATTAGCAACGTAGGACAACATATAATAACCGTGTCAAATGATCTGGTTAGTGATTTACCAGCAACATTGTTTGATGTGGCAACAAGGACACTTGTGTTCACATCTCCTGTTGATCTTAATACGGTCAAAATTGGAGATAATTTCGTAGATTTTGCGGCTGTTTCTTTCCCAATAACCGCAATAAATATAAGCAATGCTTCCATAGTATTAGGCGGAGTAGATACCCCAGACCTAAGCGAAGATAGTAAAATAAGTAGAAGTCCCAACGCCTTTCCAGTAACAGATGTTACTCCAGTAAGGTTTGTTGTATTAGATCCTTCTAAACCTATTTTAGTAGCTTCAAATTATGGAACAATCCAAGCTTATAGTTCTTTTTCAGGAGTTAATGCTCAGGTTCCTATAGATTCTTACTATCTAATTAGGATAGATTCTAAAGAACGTGATACGCACATAGATGTGTTAAATAGGGTTTGGGAAGAATTCAATCCCCCAAGAACTGGACTACCAGTCATTGTCAGAAGTGCTGAATCTGCAGAAACCCTCTTATCTGTAGACGTAACGTCGGGTGGCAGCTCAACGATTAATGTTTCCAGCAATGCTGATTTTAACTTAAATGACCCTATCTACATATTTGATGATGTTTCACCTACTAAGAGTGATTCAGATGTGTATGAACGGCCTTTTTCAACAAAGGTTATAGGTAAAGTCTCAACTAACCAATTAGTGTTAGCGGACACTGTACCAGATACCTATAAAGTATCTAATAAAACCCGAATAGTAAGTAATGCTGAATTTAAATTACTAATGTTTAACTTCGTAGATCATAATACAAGAGACGTAGAAGGGGCTCAGTACTGGATACATGAGTTTACTTTCTGGGTACAAATGTGGGTTGATAGAAACGAAGCACCAGAAATTACTTCAGTAATTCAAGACATCTCTACTCCTATTGAAGACATAGACAGAAATATCGTTCTTGTTGAAGATCCATAAAAATTGGAGAGGAAAATAAATGTCATTATTAAACACTAATATTGGTCCTGAAAGAGTTCAGGTATTTGATGTGCCTATTGGTACTGTTCAAATTCCTGGAGTTCCTACTTCAGTGACCGCTTTTCTAATCGGGACGACTCAAGTTGGCGCACCTGTCAATACCCCGACAAAAGTGACTGATCTAGCCGCTTTTGAAGAGCTTTTTGGAGGACCAGATGAGGTTCTTTATGAAGCTTACTATGCAGTTCAAGGCTTTTTTGATAATGCCGGAACTGGCAACACTGCTATTATAGTTAATTGTGGTTCAGCGCCTACCGCTGCGGATTTCGTTGGAAATGCTTCTGCTGGTACAGGTCTTCGTGCTCTTGATGCCGAAGATATTCTCGGACTAGTTTGCGTTCCTGGTCTACCGCTAAATATGGCTTATATCGTTCACGCCGCTCTTATTGATTATACTGAAACTGTTCGTGCTGAATTTGGTGCGACTCTTTCAACGTCATACTCACTACTAGCAATGCCAGAAGTTATCACTAAAGCAAATACTGATGTACAAGTTATGTCTTTAACTGTTGCGTCTGTTGCTTCTTTAGTTGTGACTTTAAGCGGAACTCCCAACCTTTCCACCATCACCGCTGGAATGATTGTTAAAAAAGCTGGAGTTTTCGTTGGCACTATTACTGCTGTAAACGATGGAGCGGATCAATTAACTTTAACGTCAGTTGGCACTATTGCTGCGTCTGATACTCTTACTGTTCATGTACCTTCTGCTATTACGTATAAGGATTCTGTTGTTAATAATCCTTCTCGTGTTGCGGCTTGGTATTTTAACCCTGTTCTCGTACTAGATCGTAGCTCTTCTGCTGCTCCTGGTGCGGTTATTGCGGTTGATCCTATTGGTCATGTTGCGGGCATTATGGCTCGTATGGATGCCAATATCAGTATTGGTGGACCTTCGCATGCTCCTGCCGGTATTAAATTTGCTGGTATTGCGGGAATCACTGGTCTTTCACTCACTATTTCAGAACGAGTGGATGCCGGTCCTCTTCGCTCAGCGTTTATTAACCGAATCACTTCCTTCCCTGGTGCTGGAAATATTATATTTGGTGGATATAGTGCTGGTGGTTCAGCGGTTACGGCTGATGAACAACTTATTCAGGTTATGCGAACTCTACAATATATTAAAGGTTCACTTGAGCGTGGTCTACGAGGTTTCCTCTGGGAAAACTTCTCACCGGCTACCCAAGAACAAATTCATCGGGCTATTGAATCATTCCTAAGGAATAACATTCATCTATTCCCGGCTGGATTACCTGAATCACAGCAATTTAAAGTGGCAGATGTAACCCCCACTCAGGATGATCTAGATGTTGGCCTATTAAAGGTTCGTGTTTTAGTGAAACCTAATAAAGCTGTTCGATTCATTGAAGTGGCCTTAGAATTCCCATTACCTACGGCTTAATCGGTTAAAGGAGTATAAATATGGCAAGAAGTTGTGCAGTTGACCCTATTGAAAAATTTCGCTTTTCAGTATCTTGGTCTTCTGATGCTGGTTCCGAAGGTACTGCCTTAGTTCGATTAGGCTTTCATGACATTCAGTCACCGAAGCGTACTACGAATAAAGGTACTTACCGTGAAGGAATTGATCCTGATATTAACCAGCTATTTGCTGGTCTTAGTAGCATGGAAGATGTCACGCTAAGTCGTGGTGTCGTCATTCAAGATCCGAACAATGAGTTCTATAAATGGGCGAGTGCTATTCATAATCCTGGTAAAGGACATGATAGCCGCTTTGCTCTACATGCTCGTCCTGTGAACTCAGGTGCGAATCAGTACAGAAAAGATATTACTATTAAAGCGCTTGATCGTGAAGGCAATGTTGCTCGCCAGTGGACGCTATATAATGCATTTCCTGTGAATTTCGTTGCGGCTTCAGATTTTAACGCTGCGGAAGACGGAGAAAAGTCTTTAGAAAGCCTAACGTTAGGCTACGAAGATTTCCGAGAAGAAATTCCCGGTTCAAGTGCTCCTGTTCCCGTAAGTTCATCTTTATAATATAATACGAGGGGAAAGGATTGGTTTTTCCCGGTTCTTTCCCCTCTTTTTTTATTTGTGGATTATGGCAAGAAGCTCATCTGAAGACCCTATTGAAAAATTTAGATTTAAAGTGGAAATATTTTCCATTGATTTGCTTGCGACTGGAGACTTAAGCCAAAGCGCAGCTAATGCTGCCTTTAGTGGACTAAGGAATCTTATAGTTCCTACTCTTACTAGAGCAGGTTTTAGTGAAATAGTTCTTCCCGAAGTCACGGTTAATACCATAAGTTATAGGGAAAATATAGATAATCAAAGATTTAGCAAAGGCCCTGGATTAGTAAAGTACGACCCTGTTGTTTTACGTAGAGGCGCTACTAAAAGTCGGGAGTTGTATGAATGGTATAGATTAGTAAACAACGATACTTCATTACTAGGAGCAGCACAAGAAATAGGTGGAGACGCTACTGTACCAGGCCAAAGTGAGAATTTTAGAAAAGAGGTTCTTATAACCTCTATAGATCGAGAAGGTAATACCGTTAAGCAATGGATGCTATTTAATGCATACCCTGCTAAGTATAAAGGCGGTAATGACTTAAACGCCCAATCAGAAGAAAAGCTAGTAGAAGAATTAACTATTGAATATGAATTCTTTTTAGAACTAGATAGTGGTGGATTGGCAGTTGAATTGGAAAAGGATGCGGCTATTGCGGGAGCGAATACAGCAGCTAACATAGCAGCAAAAGTAAATCTACCCTTTACGAGGTAATATATGGCTAGGCCATCAAGCAAAGACCCTTTAGACAAATTTAGATGGATTGTAGAAGTAGATGGCTTTAGCAGATTAGGCTTTACCTCAGTAGAAGTACCATCAGTTAGCATTAATGTGAAGAATTATGCTGAAGGTGGAAGTCATTTGTTTCCTAGAAAGATTATTGATGGAGTGACATATTCTCCAATAGTTCTTCAAAGAGGAGTTACTTCAGATAGAAGCTTTCATGAATGGGCCGCAGGATTCATAGATTTACTTCATAATGTAGACGGAGTCGCAGGTTATAGACGTAACCTAGTTATTAAACATTTAGATAGATTAGGTAGAGTAGTTAGGGAATATCGTATTTATGATGCCTTTCCTAGCGAATATAAACCGGCTTCAGATTTTGCCGCAGATTCAGATGATACGTACAGTTTAGAAAGAATAACTCTAGAATATGAAAGTTTTGAAGTTATTGTTCCTGGACAAGAGAACAATGCATTCAACATTAAAGATTTAGCAAAACGTTTAATTAGAGGCACTTAAAATTTTAATACGAGGAAAAATGAAAAAATGTACTAAATGTTTTGAATTAAAAACTAATGAAAATTTTTACAAAAAGAAAAATAGTTTAAGGTCAGAATGTATAGTATGTTCAAAAGCATATAATAAATCGTTTAAAATTAAAAATCCTAATTATTCTAAAAATTATGAAGAGCAAAACAAAGAAGTTATTAAACAAAGAAAAGCAGATTATTGGCTAAATAATAAAGATAAGTATCAAAAATATAGAGATCTTAATAAAGAAAAATTAAGAATTTATTATAAAAATAGAGCTAGACAAAAAAGAAAGTCAGATATTAATTTTAGATTGACTTTAAGTTTACGTTCTAGATTGAATAAAGCAATTAAAAGACAACAAAAAGCTGGGTCTTTCATAAAAGATTTAGGATGTTTTATAGAAGAATTAAAACAACATCTACAGTCCAAATTTCAACCAGGAATGACTTGGGAGAACTACGGTAAATGGTATATTGATAATATTAGACCATTAAGTAGTTTTAATTTAGAAGATAGAAAAGAATTTATTTTAGCATGTAACTATAATAATTTACAACCTTTGTGGGCTAAAGACAATTTAAGAAAAAGTAATAAAATTTTACAAGAGGAGATGTAAAATGTTAGTTATGCTACCAAACGGCTTGCTCGATGGGCAAGACCATTTTAATATAGCTGAGATTGACGAATTGCGAGGCAAGCAACAAAACTATTTGGTCGATAAAGAACTAGTAGTCGGAAATATAGGACACTTACCTAAAATTCTAGCGGATATGATTCTTTCGCTTCAAACGAAAGAAGGAGTTCACTGGAAAGGGGACATGAGTGAAGCTATTTATAAGCTTCCTTCTGGAGATCTAGAAACTATTCTAGTTAAAGTTCGTGAGAATACTTACGGACCTAAGTTCTATCATGAAGCAGAGTGCCCTCACTGTCAACATATCAATAAAAATTTACGCTTAGATTTAGACAAACTAGAGATTAAATATTACCCTTTAGAGCAAATGCTTACTAAAAAAGTTGTGCAATTGCCTAAAGCTAAAGTGGAAGTTGAGCTTAAGCCTATTTACCTTAAAGACCTTTTTGAGGTTGTTAAGATTACTAAGAATAAGCACGACGCTCTAGTTACTTCATTGATGGCCGTGTCCATCAAGAGAATTGGAGATAACACTAAGATTGATAGTAGTTCTATCGAAAAGATAACTGCTAGCGATCTAATGCATCTTCAAGAAGAAATGTCAAAGGTTACTTTAGAAGGAAGCATTGATACTAATATTCAAATTGACTGCTCCAAATGTGAGAAAGAATTTGAAATTAAGTTGAATTGCTTTGATCCCTCTTTTTTCGACCATACCAAGGGCTCCAAGAGTACGACTATATAAGCCACGAAGTAGATCTCTTGGATGATTATGTGTTCTTCGGGCAGACATATAGATGGCCTCCTAGTGAGATAGATGCAATGAGATGGTCAGTTAGAAAGACCATTAAGCAAGCATATAAAGATCATATGTCTAAGGTAAACAGTAAATCAAATGGCTAATAAATCTCTTGACATAGTAATAAAAGTTAGAGACGCTGCTACTGATAAACTAAGGGAAGTTCAAAAATCCCTTAAAGATACTGGAAAAGCGGCACAAGATGCTTCTACCGATTTTACTAAGTTCAATAGAGTTTTATTCTCTGCTACGGCCTTTATTGGTACCTTTCAACGAGCTTTTACCAGTATTGGTGCGAGCATTGAAAAGGGAGCAGAGTTCGACAGACTAAGCACACAATTTGAAAGAGTTCTAGGTCCAAGAGGAACGTTCTTTCAGAACGTAAAAACTCTAACAGATAACTCTATAGATCAATTTACGGCCATGCAGGAGGCGATTTCTCTTAAATCTGCTGGCATAGTAAAAAATGGTACTCAAATTGCAGACCTAATTGCTAAAGCTGGTACTGCGGCTAAGATGGCTGGTAAGTCTTCAGAAGAAGGCATTACTCACGTATCTAAGTTCTTAAAAGATGGGTCTATTTCTCATCTAGAGTTCTTAAATTTAATATCTAGAACTAATCCAGAGCTACAAGCTCAATTGTCTATTCTTAAGGCAACTGGCGGAGTTTTAGGCACTGTTATAGAAACTCAACAAAAGCTAAGAATTGGTACGGCTTTACTAGATGCGGCTACAAAAGGATTTTTAAAAGGGCAACGAGATTTATTAGATGTAGTAAAAGATTTAAAGCAATCCTTTACTTTATTTAGAGCAGAAGTCGGCCTTTTCTTAGGAACCGCTTTAGGTGGATTAGTTGATAAAGTAACAGAAGTTGTAACAAAGTTTACTGATTTCTTAGGAAATATCAGAAAAACTGATAAAAACTTCATAACCTTTACGAAAAACGTTATTTTAGTAACTTCTGCACTTACAGGTTTTATTGCAGTTTTAGGCACCTTAAGATTAACTTTATTAGCTTTATCTTCTATCGGTATTGGTATTCCTCAATTTATAGCTTTAATTGTAGCTGTAGGATTAGCCTTTAAAAATACTGATAAAGCTATTGATGGAGTTATTGGTAAGTTAAAAGGATTTTTTGAAGTATTTCGAGGGGTTGTACAGTTAATAAGTAATTTAGACCCCGCTACTGGCATTTCTAAGATGGACAAAAGTCTTCATGACTTCTTAAAGAAGCAAGGACTCTTAGAAATAACCCTATTATTCGCTAAAATGGCTTCTGTTGTAAAGGCAGTGGTCAAGGATATATCTGAAGCCTTTGATTGGCTAAGCAACAAAATAGGCAAGTTCTTCGATATGTTAAAGAACTTCCTAGGAGACTTTAAAAGTCTTTGGAGCAATTTTTGGGTGTCTGAATCTTTGACACCAGTTGGTAAGTTTGCTCGTGCTGCTGCAGTTGTCCTTGGTGGTATTTTAGCATTTAAGGCTATGAAGGGTATTGGTGATCTATTATCCAAAATACCTGTAATAGGTAAACTATTTGGTGGTGGTGGTTCTAGAGGTGATAGTCCTCAAAATCCATTATATGTTCAAAATGTCAATGGTTTAGGGGGCTTAGGCGCTCTAGATTTTGGCGGAGTAATGGGAGATCTAGAAAAAGGTAAGCTAGTCAGTACTTTATCTGGTTTAGCTGTAACTTTAGCTAGGTTTGCTCCATTAGCATATTTATTGGCTACCGCTGGTGGTGTAATTCAAAATATCTTAAACCCTGAAAATGCTCCCAGTTCTGATGAGATTATAAATCGTGGCGTTATAGGTAATTTGATGCATCCTGGCGATTTTGCTTACGCTTTTGGTAGAGATGTATTAGGAGACATAGCTGGTAATTTATTAGAAAACAGCGTGTTTAATCCTTATAAAACTGCTACCGTTATTCCAAGTATGCCAGAGGATAACCAAAAGAAACTAAATATTCTTAATAAAGTTCAATCTGATTTAAGAGCAGTTGATGTCGCTAGAGCAGATTTAATGGTTGATGCTATTGCTAGAGCATTTAAACAAACTTCAGACGCTGGTAATAATATTTCATCTAGAGAATGGGTAGATATATTTAAAGTTGCTTTAGATAATTCTGTCGTTCTATCAAATATTGATAAAGGTGTTAAGGATAAATCGCTAGGTAGTTCTAGTAGAAGGTAATTATGCCTATAAAGAAAACTGATAAACCAATATCATTTAATAATATTGCTAATCAGCAAAATTATCCTGCTACAGCGCAAGCTGGTGAAAGTGGTCGCAGAATTGCTAATTTTCAATCTGCAGCTATTTTTGCAGTAGACTCCAAAGGTAAAATTCTTAAACATGTGAGTGGCATCTTTTTACTTAATCCCGAAAGTTGGGAAGATAATAAAACAGCTAATTGGGTGCAACAGAGCATTCCTGGACAAAGTGACCCTGTTTTACAATGGGTTTCTTCAGGTGCTAGAACAGTAGCCTTTGATGCCTTAGTCACTAATGACACATCAAACTTTGATTTTTTCGCAGATAAACTAGGTTCAAACGGAGAGAAATCTGTTATAGATAACAGTTTGCAAGCTGTTGCTTCTATTGCAACTAAGTTCTTTGCTGTAGCGAATCCGGCTAAGCGAAATTATACCAAAACATCTAATGCTGAAAGTTTGGATATTTCAGAACGACTAAACTATTATCGTTCATTTTTATATCCGCAATACAACGATCAAAAGAATCCTAAAAGTCTTTTGAATAGTCCTCCTCTAGTAGTTCTAGTGGTGGGAAGTTCATTAACTAATATTAAGTATGCTGATAAAATCAGTAATAATGATGAAGTGTGGGTTCTAACAGATCTTAAAATAAAGATTACTAAACAACTACCAAATTTAGCTCCTATGGAAGCAGTAGTTAGTTTTCAATTAATGCAATACAATATTAAGTCATTTAGTAGATCTAGATTCCTATAAGGAAGTTATGGCTAATTTTAAATCTTTAACTAGATATACTGGCGGGACAGCCGTAAAAAATAGGTCAGAACAAAACTTCTTAGTTCTTAGACAACCTCTAGAATTAGCTAAAGATGAAGGTGACATATTTGTTACCATTACTAAAGACTTAGAAAATAGACCTGATTTAGTGGCTTCTAAAACGTATGACAATCCTGATTTGTGGTGGGCTATATATGAATTTAATGGCATACGAGATCCACTATTCAATTTGAGAGCTGGGCAAATTCTACGAATTCCTAAAATAGAAAGAGTTCTAGAAGCTATTTCTAAATTAGAGAGTTAATATGTTAAGAGAATACAGTAATTTTAAAACTCCATATTATGAGATTAAAGTCGGGGATTCCATAGGCAATCGTATGGTTAGCTTACCTCATCAGATTTTACGTCTTATTGAAAAAGTGGAAATTACTGAAGCTCTAGAACAAAATAAGATTTATACTGCTAGCATCGTAATAAATGAGGGTTCAAGAGAACCTGCTGCTAGGAGTGCATTTTCCGGGACTGAAGGGCTTTATCAAGTTCCAAATGGTGGAAATGAAGCTGACGCAAGTATAGCTGGCAGTTTCACTAATAGAACTGGATTAATTTTTGATCTTAGATTCAGCGGAAACAAGGGGATTACGTTTACCACTGCTTCTGAATTAAAGAATTCTAAGGTCGGAGCCCAAACTGAAACTGAAGTTCAGGCAGGTACTACGACTAGATATCATAAGAGAGAGAATGTTAAGCCCACTTTTTTATTTCAAGCTAGAAACCTAGTATCTATAACTTGGGGATATAAAGAAGATCCCGCAACGGTTAGATCAATAGTTTTACGTATATTAATTATTAACACTGAATTTCCAGAAATGGGAATGCCTAGAACTACTATAGTTTGTCAAAGCGAACGAGTGGCAATCGATGCACTAGTTCCTAGAAAAGGTGTAGCTTTTGGAGATACAGTTGTTAATAGTAATGGGGTTCAATCTAAAAAAGATATCCCAGTTTCCAAATTACTAAACGACATTTGTGATAAACTTAGTATTGATAGAATTATCAGTCCTATTTTTTCAAACGAATTATTAGACAAAGATAGAGAAAAATCTTGGACCTCTTCTGAGAGTTTTGACCAATTTCTTAGAAGGTTGGCTGAAAATCATAGTGCTTATTATGACTTTATATTAAGTCCTAAAACACTTAAACCAACGTTAATTTTTATAAGAAAATCAGATTTTGAATCAAAAACGTTACCTATTCCGCAAGAATATTTAACATACAAATCTCCGCAAAGTATTATAAAGAGTTTATCAATTAGTGCAGATTTTGGAATGATTCAAGGTGCTGCAAATGCTGGCATGGACGATAATGGTAATATTATTAATACTGCTACAGAAGATGGTCAAGTAGAGATATCTTTATTTGCTGGTGAAAAACACGTAGATTTAAGTCCACTTGGCAGTAATCCAGTACCTTTAGCTCAAAGCATTGCTTCACAAATTGCTACTAGTGGAGTTACTGGAAGATTAGAAGTTATACCTAATAATCAAGGTGAAGGCGCTTTTACGGAAGACGCTAAAGTTAAAGCTAGAGCGGCTGTAGAAAGTGCTGTTAAACTAGATATGCAAACATTAGGTTATACTCGGTTTACTCCTGGGGTAGTGAATATTCAAGGTATAGGGGTTAGATATAGTGGAAGATATAGATTAATTTCTATAGCACATACCCTAGATAGTAGTGGATATCATTGTAAAATAACTGGAACTACTTACACAGATTTTGCTGGATTCTCAGTAGGAGATACAGCTAAAGGTATAGATAATAAAGAACAACAAGTTTCTGCACAGTTATTTAAAGGTAAACCTACTACTTTGGACAATTTTAGAAAATTCATTTACCAGAAGTAATATATGTTTCAAGTAAAAGACCAGAATTTAGGTAGTACAAAATTTGTAGGTAGAGCGAGAGCTAAAGTCACGGATAATAGAGATCCTTTACAAAAGGGTCGTATTAGAGTTAACCATCCTGTATTGGGAATTACTGGTTGGATTCCATATCTAAAAACTAATTCGGTCTTTGATCCGCCTTCTATAAATGATATCGTGTATGTAGAAGCTGATGCTGGATATTATACTCATCCAATAGCATGGGGTAATGTTACTAGAGGACCAGATAATGCTCCAAATTTAAATCCAGTATTTCGGCGAGAAGTGCCGACTAATAGAGGATTTCATACTCCTGGTGGACACACTATAGAATTAGATGACGGCATAGCACCAATCACTCAGGTACCTCAGGATACAAATACTACAGCAGAAAATAAAGGTATAAGAATAACCAGTTCAGGTAATAATAAGATCCATATAATTGAAGATACCGTTACTGGTAGCCAACATATTTTAATTCAAGATGCAGGCGGTAATTTAATAAAATTAGATTACCAAAATAATGAGTTAAAAATAAATGCTGTAGGAAAAATGATTTCTACTGTCGGTGGAAATCAAGAAGAAACAATTTCAGGTAAATTACAGATCACTGTGACTGGAGATATTGATATAAGTACTAGTGGAAAAACCACTATTAACTCTAGTGGAGAAACCGTAGTTAATGGATCTACCATAAAACTTAACGGTTCTACAGGGGAAGTACTAACTAACATTACAGATCCTGTAATTGATTTAATTTATGGAACTCCTACTATAGGAGTACCTACAGTTAAAGCAGGTTAATTTATGGCTCTATCAGCATCTACATTAGGGAGCTTAATAAGCGCTAATTTGACATCTGATGGAGCTATTGGGATTAAAAGAGATACCTTTTCTTTAGCATTAGCAGAAGGTATAATAGAGCATATAGTAGGCAAAGCTTTTGTTACTGCAGACGTTGGTTCTGGTACAGGCGGCATAGGTTTAGGAACTGGTATTACTGGTTTATCTGCGGCTAATATGGCAACAACAGCTTTAGGCTTAATGACCACACAAGGTCCAAAAGCACCGACGTTTATGCTACAAATAATGACAGCAGTAGTAAGTCATTTATCTTCTAATGCAACGTTAACAACGGTAAATCCTTCTGTAGGAGTTGGCGTTGGTACAGTTGTTGTAGGATCTATAGCGGTAAATGCCTCTGCTTTAGCTTCGAGCATACAAAGTAAATTAGTCGCCGACGGCGCACAAGGATCAATGTTAGGTAATATATCTTTAGCAATAGCTACTGGAATAGCTACAGAAATTATAACTGCTGGAACAGGCACTGTAGTAATTTCTGGTATAGCCAATTTGCCTAGTGCGGGTTCTGGAACAGGAGTAATAAGCTAATGGCAAACATTACTTCAAATGATGAAAGTTTAAAAATAAGGTTAGGTTCAGACCTAATGTTTCCTATTTCAGGGGATTTTAAGTCAGTAAGCGGATTAGACTTACTTCTTCAAGATATACAACAATTACTACTAACTATTCCCGGTGAACGAGTTAATAGACCAGATTTTGGATGTAATTTAAGAGATCAAGTCTGGGAAAATATGGATGCTGCAGAAGTTAATGGCGCTGGAGCAATAAGACAAGCTCTAGAGAATTTTGAACCTAGAATAACTATTCTAGATGTAAACAGCACTTCTAATTACAATACTGGATTAATTACTTTTAATATTCAATTTATAGTTAACGACTCTGATAGATCAGTAAATTTAATTTTTCCCTTTAGAGTAGGAACAGCGTTATCATTCGCTTAATTAAGAGGAAATAATGGCCAATACTACAAACAAAGATATTGATTATATAGTTAAAGACTTTAATTCTACTGTTGACGCTCTTGTTACGTTTGCAACAGTGAATTATGGTTCTGATACTAGTGCCAATAGACTTTGGACCAATTTCAACGTGGATTCTTTTTCACGAAATTGGCTAGAGATTGTTGCTTATGTGTCTGATCTTTTCTTCTTTTATTTTGATAATCAAGCTACTCAATCTTATTTGCAAACTGCTACTATCCGTAGCGCAATTAAGAATATAGCTGAGCAATTTGGATATAGTCCTGCTAGTGCTACTAGTGCTTCAGGTATAGCACAATTTACTATTAATGCTGCTGGGACTGTTCCTAGAGGCTTTAGAGTGAGGGCGACAAACGGTGAAGAGTTCTACCTTACTTCGGATATTGTTGCTGCTATTGCTGGTACTTATAGCGGTTCAATGCTACAAGGCGTTATCAAAACTGAACAATTTACTTCCCAAGGTCTTCAGAATGAGGAGTTTGACCTCATTGGACCAAATGTAATCAAAGATTTGACTAATTTAAATCCACTAGACATTACACCAAAAGTCACGGTAAACGGCAACGCCTATACTTTAGTTGATACGTTTATCAGAAATAATGGGACTGATACTGCAGCAATCTCAGACTCTTTAGGTAATATCGTAGGCGGTGGTGGTCGGGTATTTACTGTTAATGAACGTCCAGAAGGCACTCCATTTATTAGATTTGGTGATGGTATTTTTGGAAGAAAGCTCCAACCTGGAGAACTAATCAGTATTTCTTATCGTACTGGCGGCGGAACTGTCGGTAATATTGGTAAACAAACTCTCACTACTCTTGTTGATTCTAGTCCCATTGTTACGTCAGTTACAAATGATGCTGACTTTTCAGGTGGTGCTGATGAACAAACTATTGAGCAATTAAGAGAGCTTATTCCTGCTAGCTTGCGCACTCTAGAAAGAGCAGTAGCAGAACAAGATTATTCTGATATTCTAATCGCTAATTTCCCACAAGTTTTAGCTGCATCTACAGAAATAAATAATGATGATCCTGCGGTGGACATCAATATTTATGTAGTGCCGTCAGCAAATACTATTACTAATATCAGCGATAATGCTGTATTAAAGAATACTCTTACTAATTTTATTGATAGGCGTAAAACTGTCACAGTACAATTCCAAATTTTAGATGCCTTTGGTGTAGATACCTTAGTATCTGTAGAAATTTTCTTAGATGATACTACTAGTAAAAGTACTGTACTCGAAACCGTTCAATCTTCTATTGAAGACTTCTTTAGTTTAACTACTGGTGGAGTTAATGGGGCTGGTATAGGATTTGCAGAAAACGTCCTATTAAAAGATATATCAAATTTAGTAGAATCAGTCTCTGGAGTCGAACGTTTTGAAATAAAACGATTGACTTATAGACCTCGTATAGAACAAGATATAGTAGAACTAGTTACTAGCTATAATAATAGCAATGTTACAGTATTCCCTAATGTGTCTGAATCTGAATGGTTGGTTGGGGCAGCAGGAAACGTTTCAGAAAATCCTGGAGATATCTTATTTAGTAATAGCGGACTAGTATCTTATACTTATACCAGTCTAACAGGTGTTGTTCAATATAGTACTTTTGTAAATTTATCTTCAGTAGCTCCTGGAGACTATTTTCAAGATGGGGCAGGGGCTCAATTTATAATTCTAGCCGTAGATAACAGCAACAATAATTTGACTTTAAATTCAGGACTCACGGTTAATACTACTGTTAACGATAGTACCGATGGCTCTGTTGTAAACGGTTCCACTTCATATAAGTCTTTTAAAGTGTTTAAAAAGACCAATGCCGTGGCTACAAACCTATCAATTAATAGTATTACTGATAACAATTTAGATCTTTCAGTAAAAACTGGTATAGGTGTTGCTATTGCTCCCAGAACACTATTAGATAACTCTAGTATTTTTATTCCTAGTGAATATGCTACTGGAGAATTCTTCTTAGTAGACGGAGCTAGTAATATATGGACTATTTTGAGTAATGATAGCAATACTATCAATACTTCAATTACTGCAGTAAATGACGCATCAGTAACTAGTATTACGGCAGGATCTTATAGAATTGTTAAAAACTTTAGTAATAAGCAGGTGATTTTCAATGATAGTATTTTCACTATTCAATACAATAGTCATAATACCATATTTTCTACTGGAGCACAGTTTGGTAATATTGGCACTATTGGCGACCCATTTCAGTTAAGTGAAACTCAATCTAATATTGGAAATCTAGGAATTGATTTAGATCTAATTTCTTATGATTCTAGTACTGGAAGAATTAAGTTAAATGGTTCTCCAGACCTAGCTGGTGTCAGCGCTAAATGGGATCTAGTAGATTCTAATGGACAAATTTTTAACGTTGTGGGTATTGATAATAGAGCACAACCGTTTACTTTGTATGATATAGGAAACCAAAGCGATCAGTTTACTTTAACAGGAACTGGTTTAGGTTTACAAGCGGCACAAGGATTTCAAGTTCCAAGTACTGAAACTTATTCAGTAGTTAGTTTATGGCTAAAACGTGAAGGTAATATTACTGGAAACGTCGTTGCTAATATAACTACTGATTCAGGTGGATTACCTAACTTGGGTGGTATTATTGCTACTTCAAATCCTATAGCAGTTTCTACTATAAATAATTCATCTTTTGCAGAAGTTACTTTCTTTTTTACGACACCTCCTACTTTGACAGCTTCTACGCAATATCATTTAGTATTAAGTAGCGATGCAGCTTATTCAGCTTCTGAAGCAAGCGGCGTCACGGTATTCAGTAATACTGGATTAGTTGGGTTTACTTATAGTGCTATAACAGGAACTGTTCAATATGCTGCAGCAGTAAACTTATCTTCAGTACTACCTGGAAACTTCTTTCAAGATGGCGCAGGAAATTTATTTAGAATCTTGGCTGTGGATGATGCAGCAAATGTCTTAACTTTAGATGTAGGACTTTCTGTTAATAATACTGTTAATGATCCTTCTGATGCTTCTGTTCTTAAAAATGATAGGGTATTTATAGCGATCGATAATAGTGCTCCCTCTTATGCAAATGGGGGATTCTCTCAATATGACGGATCTACTTGGTTTGCAGTAGCAAATACAGACGCTGTATTCTCAGTAAAAGGCACAAAAAATATTACTGTAAATAGTAATTTAACTCCTACTATAGAGCCTGGAGCAACATTATCAGAACGATATTATGATGATGATCAAGAGATATCGTTCGTACTAGGTGTGTCTGGAGGTTTAGTAACTTCTGCGACAGATGTTAATGCTTTAGGTAGAGGAACCGTATCAGGTAATCCAAATAGTGATGTAGATAATTTTGTATTTAGAACTTCTAGATACGCTGATGATATTGTCAATTTAAGGTTAAATGAAATACCTCAAATTGTTTCATCAGATATAAGCTTATCAATATTTGGTGGAGTAGATTAATGGCTTTAATTAGGAATTTAACATCTTCCCCTTTTACTTCTAATCAAATTAGTTTAAATTGGGACCAACCCTCAGGATTTGGGTCAAGTGACGATGAAATTATCGTTACTAGGACTATTACTCATTTTCCTATGGAGTTGTATAATACATCATTTCCTAATAAGGCAACTGACTCTAGACCTATAGAAATATTCAGAGGAAGGGTTATAACGGGTTTAGACGCAGGTACTGTCTCAGTGTCAATGAGCACTTTAACAGATACTTCAGCGGCTTTTCCTACTAACCCTTCTCTCAAGGGTAGATTACTACGAGATCAAAATAGTCAGGTATTCAAAATTTTAAGTAATACCTCTACTAGTATTACAGTAGAAACAGGTACTCCTGCTGTTGGAAAATATGTAGTTTTAGCAGATTTTCCTTCAGAAGTACGTATTCAACAAAATTTTGAATTGGATATTAGAACTACAGCAAACTATAATTCTATTTCAAATTTAGTGGAAAATGTTGGCGGCATCCTACAAATAGTTAACTTTGATGCCAACGAACTAGATAATTTAATCTTTAGAGATGGTGCTGGAACTAGATTTATCATAAAGAATAATAACAATAGTACTATAAACTTCTACGAAAATTTCAACTTTAGAAATGAAAATTTAGTAACATTTACTTATAACACAGTAACTGGAGTTATACAGTTTGACAGCGCTGTTGATTTGAGTAATGTTTCTGCAGGAGATATCTTTAAAGATACTTCTAATAATAAATACGTTATTCTTACTGTTAGTGATGCTATGGATTTTATAACCATAGCGGTAAATAAAAATGTGGACACTACTGCTCCTACTTTAAGTGAACATGGAGCTATAGTTGCTCCTGAAGTTCCTGTAGTTGGTTCAGGTATGGCTATTTTTAATAGTTATACTAATAGTCAGTTAAAACCATATATTGATACTTATAAAACAGAAGCGGAAGCCTCCTCAAGAACTGGTTCTGGTTTATTAGATGACACTTTTTATTACTACACAGGATTTATTAAAAAAGTAGGAGTTAATGTTGCACAAGCAGATTACGCTACCTACGATAGTGCTAGTTCAACTCAAACAGTAGCTTTAAGTTTAAGAAATCGTCAATTTGGAGATTTACTTTATTCTTTATGGCCAAGTTTACATAGAGAATTAGATACTACAGAAGATTTATATGATTTAATGCAAGTATTTGGATTTCAAATGAGTGAGATCCATTCTTTGATTGAAACTTATAAATTACAAAATACACACACAGTCTTTACAAATGCTTTAGAAGCTCTAGCAGATCAAACTGGACTACCTTCAGTTAGTTATGCTATTGGAGCAGATACTCTACGAAGAATATCAAATGATATGATTTCGGCGTGGAAACTTAAAGGTTCTAAAGAAGGTATTGCGTTATTTATTAGAATTATTACTACATGGGATGTTACAAATGGTACGGGAGATTCCAGTGGATCTATTGAAGACTTCCTACCAAATATTGAAGCTCTACGATTTTTTAGCGCTAGTTTGGGAAGTTTAAATACTAGAATAACTCAAACCAGCCCTTTTGTAACCGGAGGAAGATTTGCTAGATCTTTACCAGGAGTAGTAATTCCAGGATTCTTTTCTTTTAGAGAATTCGTTATAACCATTCCAAATGTTGCTCTTTATATTGGAGAAAGCACTGCTTATACAGTTTCAAGTGATACTACTACGATGACTGATAGTGCTGCCAATTTTGGAACAGATGATAGTTTAGTTGGAAATTTCTTATTGCCCAATCAAGAAGAAGTAAATGATCTTTTTGAAATTGTAGCAAATACGGCTACTACAATCACGGTAAAAGGCACTATCATTAATAGAACGATAGGCGGAAATTATGCCGTATTATCTCCGCTAAATGCAAATAGATTCATAATTTTGAACCGATTATTGCCAGGTTATATCCCAGTTAAAACTCGTGCTGGGTTCATATTTACCTAATAAAAGAGGGCGTTAATGCTTAAGTTTAATACTATTCGTACCGCAAGATATCTACGAAGTCGATTCGTAGAGGGTAAATTCTTACTTGCGTCAGAAGGTACTGACATTCAGCTTGAGATTATAGACTTACTTCGACGTACCATTAAATCAGATTTAGGTAATATCTTCATTGGGGACGCTTTTAAATTAGAACGTATTTCAGCTACACAAGTATTAGTAAGAAAAGGAGACGCTTGGTATGAAGGTCTTCCTTTTTCTATGCGTTCTAGTAAAGATGAACTAATTTCTGGCTCAGTTCTTACTAACGGCATTTTACCTCCAGGAGTAACTATAACTGATTACTCTACTGGAGAAGGTAAGTTACTAACTTTTAGTATAGGTACTACTCCTGCCAATACGTACAAAATAATCATAACTGCAAGTGAAGAAGCAGTTACTGATGTTCAAGATCCGTTTTTAAAGAATGTTACTATTACCGAGTCTACTGGCCAAAAGATTCGTTTAAACTACAAAATCAATGTAGTTTTAAATTCCATTCAAACCGAAACTCCTATTCCATATATGGGAGAAACTGGAGCTTATAACGCTGCCAATTTAATTAATCAAGTTATGATTACTCCTACGGCTAGTGGAAATGGTGAATTGCTTGCTACCAATCTTATTGCTGGCTCAAGTATTGACGGTCGTGATTTAGAATTAGTTTTCAGAAATGATCCCGCTATTGGTGGTGGAAACCCCATGCCCATTACTACAGCACATCAAGAAGCTTTTTTTAATGGTAAGTTAATTGATAGTCGTGGCACTGAGTATCATATTAATGCTATCTTTTTAGATGCAGATACTACTAAAACTGTTATTCGTATTGATAAAGAATTTGGTCAACCAGATCCTCAAATCATCAATACTGTCCCTTTTTATATTAAGAAAAAGGATGTATATGTTGCTGATGATAGTTCTGGAGTGCCTAATGGATTCTTATTTCTACCTTTAGGAACAATTGAATGGACTTCTAGTGGTATTACTCACAATTCTAAAGTAGTTGATAGTAGATCACGTATTGTTTTAGAAAAAGATTTTCAAAATATCTCTAATCAAAAATTTGATATTAAAGTTGTTTTAGGATCAGGAACAGTACGTTTTAATCAAAGTGGCAGCCCTTTAGCTTTAAATTGGACTGGACCTTTCCAATTAATTAATCCTCATAGCTCTTTGATTCAAACTATTGCGTCAAATAATGTTCCAATGGTAGATCTAGGTTCATTAGCTTATGAAATGAATTTTTCTGGCGGAGCAATAGAACGTGGAAATCTTGCTGTTACAGTTTCTTCTGCTGGAGCTAATACAATTTTATCTGGATCTCCAGATTTATCTACAGTTAGATTAGGTAATGTTATTCAAGACTCTGGCGGCAACGTAGCTGTTATAACAGCTATAAATGATATAACTGATACTTTAACTGTCAATCCTTCACTAGTATCTACAGGGGCAGCGGTAATTTATAAAGATTCTTTTGGTCCTGGTTACGTACCTTCAACCGAAAATACTTTTATTCTAGCTACTAGAAAAGGTAATTTCGTTTATGGGTCATTTCCTGTGGCCACAACCGATTTTTCAAGCGATATACGTGGTATAGAAGCCGAACCTCTGCACGATAGAATAGGCACTTTAACTGATGTTATTGGTGATGAACAAGAAGATCGTTCATTATATATGCGTTCAGCCAACACTGTATCGTGGACTGGTGGAAACAGCTTTGTTTGGACAGCAGATATTCTAATTCAAATAATTAATACAAAAAGTGGTACTGTAACAGAACATTCAATACCTGCAGGTTCTTTTACCTTAATTGATGGTGAAAGTGTTTGGGTATCTATTAATAGAACCGCCGCATCAGAAGTTTTGACTTATAATAAGTCTTCGATCACTCCTATTCCTGCTCAATCACAAGCGAATAAAGATGTATTAGTTTTATTCCGTAGGGTAGGTTCTGATCTTCAAATCCCAATTTTAAAACAAATGATAGTGTCTCCTAATACAGCTTTTTACCTAGGAGCAGTAGCGGGTACGTCATTCGATCTAACGCAAATACTAACCTCATCAGAGCAAACCATGGTAATCAATGGAGTTGTTAGTAACGTTAAAACCGGCAGTGTTTTAATTAGTAATGACGGTAATATACTTTTAGCTTAATTTTTAAGGAGTTAACAAAATGGCATTTCATAAAGATGAAGCGGGACTTAGTTTACACGCTTTACACGCCTTTACCTTTGCCACTGCTGTAGAACGAGTAGCCGGTACCGGATACACTATCACAGCGGCAGATATCGGTAAAGTTGCTAAACAGACTGATGCTAATAGATTTTATCTACTAGTTAATAATAGCCCTCTTACTTGGAGCGAAGTGACTGCTCCAGGGGGTAGTGGTGGAATCAACTATATTTCTAATGATGGCGCTGAAGATAGTGCTGCTAGTTGGAGTGCTTATGCTGATGCTGCAGCCGCATCTCCTGATGATGGAACTGGTGGATTTCCTAATATCACTATTACTAGAACTACTTCCAATCCACTTCGTACTAATGCTTCATTTTTAATTACTAAAGATGCTGTAGACCGTCAAGGTCAAGGTGTTTCTTTTGATTTTACTATTGATCGAGCTGATGAAGCTAAACCTTTATCTATTGAATTTGATTATGAACCTCTTTCTGGTTTTGTAGCTGGAAGCGATTCTACTAATTCTGATTTAGTTGTTTATATTTACGATTTAGATTATTCTACTTTAATTCAACCTGCTCCTTTTAAACTAGTTGGTGGAGTTGGAGCGAAACATAAGTTTTTAGGAGAATTTCAATCTAGTGCAGCTTCTGGTGGAGCTAATGCTAGAAAATATCGTTTAATTCTTCATATTGCTACTACAAACGCCGCTCCTTGGACGTTTAAGTTCGATGGAGTACGAGTTGGACCTAGAGTTACTAATTACGGAACTCCAATTACTGATTGGCAAACCTATACTCCGGCTTTTACTGGATTTGGGACAGTATCAGTACATTCAATGCAATGGCGACGAGTTGGCGGGAATGTCGAAATTAAAGGAACATTTACTACTGGAACGACTACTGGAGTTGAAGCAAGAGTTGGCCTTCCTTCAGGATTAACTACATCCGATACTTCAGTAATTTCATCAATACAAGTTTGCGGTAATTGGGCTTCAAGTGTGGCAGGTGCTGCAGGTTTAAGTATGCTCGTGGAACCTTCTAAAACCTATGTAACTTTTGGATCACAAAATGCTGGTAATGGAAGCATGTTTTCTATTACTGGATCACAAATTAATAGCAATAATGCTCTTTCAATTAAAGTAAGCGTTCCAATCGCTGGGTGGTCTTCTAATTTAGAAATGTCAAATGACACTTCTACTACGATAGTGTCTGTAGAAGCATTTAAAACCTCAATCAATGGTACACAAAATGTTTCTCCGGGTCCAGCAGTAAAAATTATATTTGGGGGTACTAATCATGATACGCATTCTGGATGGTCTACTGTAAATAATAGATATACTATTCCAGTAGCAGGATTATACAGCTTTACTATTAATTTGTGCCTTTCAAATGCGGTTTCTAATGGTAACGTATCTGTCCTGTTACATAAAAATGGTTCTCCAATAAAACAAGCCCAAGCTGTAATACAAACGGCAGGAAATGCTGGAGCTAATCCTGTTTTTATTGATAAAGCTATGGCGGGAGATTACTATGAAGTATTTTTAGCCACCACTGCCACTGTAGATGTTTGTAGCGCAGCAACAGTAACTGGCGGATCTACTTTTAGCGTAAAAAAAGTTTCTGGTCCTGCACAAATTGCTGCTTCAGAAATTGTTGTAGCAAGATATACCTCTGGTAATACTCAAACAATAGTAGGTGCCGATGACTCTGCAGCAGCGATAAGAAATTATGAAACCAAAGTAATCGACACTCATAATGCTGTAACAACTGGAGAATCAGTGTGGAAATTTACTGCTCCTGTTAGTGGTTTATATAGAGTTACGGCTCAAGGTGAGTCTGCCTCTGGTGGTGGCTGGGATACCACAGAAAAATGGGCTCTTAGATTATTTAAAAATAGTACGGCTTATTCATATTTAGGTATCGATTATTCAGAAGGAATACATACAAATAGGTTGTGTGCCGCTGGTACAGATATCGTTTCTCTAAAAGCTGGAGAATATATTGATATTAGAATTGAACAAACTTGTCAATCTTTATTAGGAACAGGCAATAATCACCAAGTTAATTACGTAAATATTGAAAAAATTAAACAATAACTTTGGAGTAACCAATGGGAAGAATTTCCATAAGGATCTTTAATAACCCCGATATTGGTGGTTACTACCATCGTAAAGCGGTTAATATATTAGATTCTGTTACCACTAGTTTACCCACAGGTATAACTATAACCCTTGATGGATATCAGATTACTGATGGTGACAGAGTTCTATTTACCAATCTATCAGACCCTTCCTTAAATGGTAGGATCTATGAAGCTGATATTGTAGATAAAAAACTTATCTTTAAATTGGCTAGAGATGGTCGTGCGTCTAATGGTGATACCTTGGATGGTGATACTACTTACGTATACTTCGGTTCACATAAAGGTGAACTATGGACGTATGACGGCGGCACTTGGATACAATTAGATGTTGATATTCTAGAATCAGATGATATCAAACGTGATGGTTCAGCGCCCCCATTAGCCGATATTTCTTGGGACGGATATAAATTAACGGATTTGGGCGCTCCTACTAATCCTAATGACGCTGCTACAAAAGCTTATATTGATGCTGGTATTTCTGGTATCACTGAGCAAGTTCAAGATACCGTTGCGGCTTTAATTCAAAATGGAACGGGATTAAACTGGACTTACAATGATACTCTTAATACATTAACTGGCAACGTCACTCTTTCTCCTTTTAACACTACTGATTTAGCTGAAGGATCTAATTTATATTATACAGATGAACGAGTTGATGATCGTGTATCAACTTTAATACAGAATGGTACTGGTCTAACTTGGACTTATAATGATGGATTAGGTACTTTACAAGGTAATGTTTCCTTATCTCCCTTTTCTACTTCAGATCTAGTAGAAGGTTTAAATCTATATTATACTCAAGCTAGATTTAATATAGCTTTTGCAGCTAAAAGCACTACTGATTTAGCAGAAGGCAGTAATCTTTACTATACCGATGAGCGAGTTGATGATAGAGTTGCAGCATTAATTATTGACGGTCCAGGTATTACTTGGACTTATAATGATGGTGCTGGAACACTTCAAGCCTCTTCTTCTCTTGCAGGATTCGATACTGATGATCTTGCTGAAGGAGCCACAAATCTATATTTTACTAATGAACGTGTAGATGATAGAGTAGCGGCGTTAATTCAAAATGGTACTGGTATCCAATGGACTTATAATGATGGTGCCAATACTCTTCAAGCTAATGTCTCTTTGTCTGCATTTTCAACTTCAGATTTAGCAGAAGGTTCAAATCTTTATTATACTGAGGAACGAGTCGATGACCGAGTTTCTACATTAATACAAAATGGAACCGGTCTAACTTGGACTTATAATGATATTCTTAATACTTTTACTGGTAATGTCAGTTTAGCATCATTCAGTACTACTAATCTTGCTGAAGGCAGCAATCTATATTTTACTGATGAGAGAGCGCAAGATGCCGTCGGCGCTGCGCTACTTAATAGCTCATCTTTAACTTGGAGTTATAACGATACAGCTAATCAAATTAGTGCAGTTGTTGTTGCTTCAGGTATTACCCACGGAAATTTATCAGGACTTTCTGCGGACGATCACCCTCAATATGTACTATTAGCGGGTCGTGCTGGTGGACAAACCGTTAATGGTGGTAATGCTGCTAGTGAAAATTTAGTACTAACCTCCACTTCTAATCCTACCAAAGGTGAGATTCAATTAAGCGATTCAGTGCGTATTATGGGCACTGGCCGTAATCTTCTTTGGAACGTCGATGCAAACGGTAACATAGGTGCTATAACAGTTAACAGACCTAATAAAGCTTATTTAGCTACTGGATTAGGTATTGCTGGCGGCGACCCTGATGGTGAAGATAGGATTAAAGTCGCTGGTTCTAGTTCAGATAGACAACTAATCGTTATTAGTAACTCTAATAATGCTGGTGAAGCTGGACATAAAGCAGTTAATGATACTGCTGGAGCAGTTAGATTAGTGACTTTAGGTTCTGCTCATGTTACTTCTGGCCTATTACAGGCTAATGAAGCACTACTTATGTCTGATTCTGGCCTTGCCAATGGACTAATAGTTGCGGCTAGCGGTAAGATAAGTTTGGCAGTTGGCGGAACCGCTGCTGCTAATGAAGTTTTAAGACTATCAGGCAGTACTGTTTCTTTAATGAAAACTGCTGCTGCTCACCTATTGTGGAACACTGATGCTTCTGGTGATGTTGGTGCTTCTGGAGCAAATAGGCCCAATAATCTATTTTTAGCAAATAATGCTACTATTGGCGCTCAATTACTAGCTTCTGATGGAACGGTAGCATTACCTTCTATGGCTTTCTCTGCTGACCCAGATAAAGGTTGGTATAGGGACGCTAGTGCAAGAATGGCTCTATCTTATGATGGAGTTAGACATTCATATCAACATATTTCTGGTGGTATTCCATTATTTACATTTGATTCTCCTGTTAATTCAAGAGGTCAAATACAAATAGCTGATAATAGTGCTGCTCTATATTTAGTTGCTTCTGCTAGTTCAGGAACTGGAGCCGAATTTAGACTTCATGGGTCTACTCATCTTTCTTTTGCTTCTGTTACACAATTTGTTACTAATAACGTTGTAAGTGGTTCTATTTCGTCTACTTCCGTATGGACTCTAGGTGCTGCTAATAGCGTTGCTTCTCATTTAGTTAATGGCGAGAAATTAATTCTACAAAATACTGGTGCTGGTGGAGGTGCTACTGATGCTTTCTTCCACGCTAAGAATACCAATACGGGTTCTGATGCGCACGCTGGATTAATTGTAGAAGCAGAAGGTACTGGCGGAGATTCTTATATTCAGTTCGATTTTACTAATGCGGCCACTGACTGGTCCATTGGAATGAAGCGAACTACTGGGAATTATCATGTAAGTAATTCTACTGTTTTAGGAACCAATGATTATTTCTTAGCTACTACTGCAGGAAAACTAGTATTAGGTTTAGTTGGTGGAACGCAAGTTCACGAACTAAATGGCTCCTTGAGTATATTTGGAGCTAATAACCTATTATGGAATACTGATGGTGGCGGCAATATTGGAGCCCCTGGAGTTAATCGCCCAGATAAAATTTATGCTAAGAGCCAGATTATACTTGGTTCATTTACTTTAGATCCCACAGAACTAGGATACATTGATGATGCTGAAGGGTTAACGTCAGTTACTCTTGTTGATAATACGGCATCTAATACTTTAGTCGCTGCTTGGGCACATGCTAGCTTTAGCTCTATTCGAGTTGAGTACTCTTTAAGTAGAGGCGCTGGAATTAGAGAAACTGGCACGATATTAATTGCTACGGACGGTATTACTGCTACACATAGTAGAGTTGGTGCTCCGCTAGGTTCTAATGGAGTCACGTTTGACGTTGATATTTCTGGCGCAAACGTAAGACTACTTTATACAACCACTAGCACTGGTACTAACGCTACTATGAAGTACAAGATTCTTAAATGGTTAGCTTAATAGAGGAAAAATATGGCTGGTAATCAATCTTTTTATATAGATACTACATTAGAGAGCAAATTACTATTGCTCAAAAGTAGCGTAGCTGATTTTACTCCATTGAAGCTACAAGCTCAGACATCTACTAGCATTGTCAGATTGATGATGCAGAATAGTGATGCCTCACGCTTTATGAGTCTCATATGGGATTCTGCAGGTGGAGCTGAAGTTCTAAATATAACGGGAGATTCTCAAACTCCTGCTCAGTTTTTTAGAACGGGCGATGTTACGTTAACTTCTACACTTACAAATCAACTTAGAGTTAAAAGTAAGTTTTTAGTACTAAATAGTGCTGGCAGTGCTGGTGCTTTTAGTGAAGTTAATACTGGTACTGGAGATGGTGGTGTTGTTATCTCTGGTGAAAATGGTTCTGGTGGATTGGCCGCTCAACTTTGGTTATACGGTCCTACTTCTGGCGCTCCAAGTGATATTCGATTTAGACAGAATGGAGTCGATACTATAATATTTTATGGTTCTGTTACTCCTCGTAGAATGGTTTTGGGTCAACCCGGAGATACGAATCAACACACTATTTATGGTAGTTTTGATACTCTTAACCCTCAATCTGGCACAGTTCAATGGAGTTTTAGAAAAGACGTAAATGCTGGAGATAGTACTAATATAGCTCAAATAGCTTTGGGCAATAGTGGATCTAACCAAGGACATTTAAGAGTTGGTTATACTAATGCTGCGGCAGCAGGTTCTCCTTCTGCTCAATTTGCGTTTGATCCTAGAAATAACGCAGATACTACCAATATTAATGCTGGTAGATTACTTTTTCAAAAAGTAGCCGGCAATAATGGCGCTCAAGCTCTTATCCAAACCTCTACTACTAGTGGTACGTTAACAACTGCCATTAGTATTAATGAAGCTCAACTAGTAACTTTGGGAGCCCCAGGCACAGACGTAGCCCATTCAATTAATGGCGGATTAGAATTAATTACTGCTACTAAAGGTATTGCAGTAAATGATACTAATACTACAACTAATATAATGGTAATTAAAAGAAATCAGGATGCTACAACTAGATTTCTATTTGTAAATAATGATAATGGAGTTTCTTCTCAAGCTAGATTAAGTATAGCTGCGGGCGCTGGCGATATTAATATTTTTGGTACTTCTGTAGCAGGTGGAGCAACAAATAGAATAGAAGCTGATGCTACCTTTACTGGCGGCATGATTATTTCCCAATTAGGAAATAATTCTATGGTTCTAAGGACCAACAGTACTGATGCTCTTACTATTCAAGGTAATCAAACTGTTATTGTTGCTAGTAGTTTAAGGGTTGGGACTGGTGGTTTTGGAGCTTTTGGTGCTGTTTCTGGAGCCCATCAAGCTTTTTCTTCAAGTCTTTCTACAGGCACATCTACTACTAATAGTATTGTAGGGGTAGGAGCTTTTGTTAATGATGGAATCAATAATAAACGAATAAGTTTATTTGCTGATCATTTAAATCAAAGTGTTGGTATTGTTTACTCAGCTTCCTCTGGTGGACCGGCTTTTTATATTTCCAATGCTTTTACTGGTAAGGTTCCATTAAGTTTTAGTGCTACTGATTTAGTTACCATAGGTGGTACTGGAGTAACTCAAACGCATTTAATTCGGAGCCGTGGTCTTGCGACTACTGATGCTCCAAGTGGATCAAGTACTGGTTTTAGTGCTGTTCATGATTCTGATACTGCTGGTTCTAGTGCTGCATTTGCTGCTCAAGTAGCAGGTTCTTCTGCTGGTGATCCAGTAATGGCCTTTGTGGTCGCTGGTCAAAATGCTTTTGCAATGGGCATGGACAACGATGATTCTGATCAATTTAAAATTTCATTAGGTACTACTTTAGGTACTACTGATTATCTTAAATTAAATACTAGTGGTCAATTTACTTTCGGAGCTTCTGGTAACAGTAATCAGCATACAATTAATGGTCCAGTTAGAATTAGTAACGTTTCTGGCCCCATACTAGAACTATTAGATGGCGGAACTTTTGGAACTAATGCTGATCCTTATATATCCTTCAGAGATTCCTCTGTTGAAGGCGGTAGAGTTGGGTTTACAAGCGCAGCTACTAATACTCTTCAACTTAGAAATATTATCTCTGGCGGCGGTTTAAGTTTAAGTACCAATAACCAAGAACAGTTATTTTTATCTGATTCCACCACAGGACATGATGCTAGTTATGGCGTTATTAACCAAACTATGCGGTATAAGGGCAGCCTTTTTATTGGTCGTTCTGCTACTGAATACCCATACGTAGGATTTAATGCTCGCAGTAAATCTGGAGCTAATACGTATGATTATGATAGTGCAGATACAGCTAGTATAATTCGTTTTGATGATGGTGGATTTAGATTTCGTGGTACAGCTACCATAGGTACTATTGGCGGCGCAATTACTTTTGTTGATAATATGTTTCTCAACAAAAATGGCGTGCTAATGATTGGTACAACCACGGCAGCAGCTTCTACCCCTTATGTTGATTTTGTAAGAGGTACAGCCGGTACTGCTTCTGGAATAGGTCATATTAGATTATCTGATATTACTACGGATGCTACTGGTAAACAAACTGCTATTTCCTGGCGTCATACTACGAATGCTGAAGAAGATCATGCAATATTTTATGCTTCTGGCGCAGATCTTTATTTAGGTGGTGGTTTATCTGCTTTAAATGCTGTTAGTACTTTACGATTTTATACTGGGGCTACTTCTACGACCACTACTGGTTCTGAAGCAATGCGTATTTCTAGCGGTCAGGATGTATATATTGGTACTACGTCTAACCAAGGTGGGCATACCATTGAAAAATTAAACGTATATAATATTACTGGAGCTACTGCTCCTGGCACTAATTCCTATGCTAATATTTCTTCGTTTTTAGATATGAACACTATGAATGCTATGACCTCTGGTACTAATTCTAGTACTATGTATATTAGTATGCGTAGAAATCTAAGTTCTCAAGTAGCTAACGTTACTGATACTGGAGCTAGTGGCTTATCTACTATATTTGCTGAAGCAAGGATTAGTACTGCTCCTACTTTTAGTTATATTAATACCTCTACTCCTGGAGTTGCAGTTCTACGAATTGCTGGTCCTGTATTAGCTGGCGGCGGCACCACTTCTATTACTAACTATAATGGTATTAGAATTGACAGTAACTCAGCAGCGACCGGCACTAATAAATACGGTTTATTTATTGATGACCATTCTGGTGCTACTAATAACTGGTCAATTTGGACTACAACTGTAGGTAGTGTTAGATTTGGTAATACTTTACGAATAGGAGATATTTCTGGTGTCTTATCGTTAGATAATGAGCAAATTTCTGTACGACGTTTATTACAGTCTGGTGATTTATCGTTAGGTAATATTGCTGGCCAATTTGAGTACAATAATACTAATGATGCTGCAGTTACTAGTTCAGCTACTCAAGCTTCATTAGGAGCTATTTATCGTAGAACTATTACTACTAGTATTACTGATAGTGCAACAGCAAGTTATTTTGGATTAGGCGCAAATTTTGTCTATACTGTTTCTTCTGGACAAACTTATACTAATACTTCTGAAATATACGCAGCTATTTTAGCAGGATCTCCCAGTTTATCTGGAGGGGGATCACTTGCTATTACTCATTATTCTGGATTACTAGTATCTTCTAGTTCTATTAATACTGGTACTAATAAATATGGTATTAGAATTAATGATCAAACTGGAGCTACTAATAATTTTTCAATATATACTGGCTCAGCTAAGTCTTCTTTTGGAGCAGCTATTGCAACTCGTAAAGGCGCAGATTTTACTTCTGTGTCTTCTACGGCGAACTTTCCAAGTGCTCAGGGTTATTATAGAGTTGTTGGTTCTACGGCTATGACTATCCAAGGTATTGCGGCTGGTATTGACGGCCAAGTTATCAGAATTTATAATAATTCCGGCCAAAATATGACTTTTGCACATCAAAACGGTTCAGCTTCTGCCAACGATCGAATCATTACCATGCTCGGCGCAGATGTTTCTACTGTCGGCGATGGATTTGCAGAATTAATTTATGATATCACTCAAGAACGTTGGGTGTTAATGTACGTCACTCCATAATAAATACTTGACTTATATATATATAAGTGTTATATTGCTAAGTAGCGGGTCAAAAGCTCGCTACTTAAGTAAATGAATTCATAAACTTAAACGAGGAGATATATGAAACTAGGTATGTTAGTTAACCCTGACTTTTTAGAGTCTCTTGGAAGTCTTCTAACGAAGGAACTTCCTCCGAAGACTGCTTTCAAGCTAAAGGGTTCTTTTAAACGAGTTCAAGAAGAAATCAAAAAGTACGAAGAAGTCCGCCAAGAAAACCTAAAGAAACTTGGTAAAAAGGACGATAAGGGCGAACTTATTACCGATAAAGAAGGTAAAGTTGAGTTTGAGCCCGGAGCTTACGAAGAAATGGTCAATAAACTCAAGGATTTACAAGATCTAGAGGTTGAGATTCCTTCGGTGAAACTTGATGAACTCGGTTCAAAGATAGACATTTCCGTAAAGGATTTGGCTCTACTTGAAGGACTTATTGTAGAATAAGCCCTATATTCGTTATATTCGTTTATATAGGCCTTAGGTATGAAATACTACCTAGGGCCTATCATTCCTCCAACTAATCAAATACAAAGCAGAATTTAAGGAAATATAGGGTATTTCTACGCCTATCGAGGTATAAGTATGTTAATTAATTGGAAAGATCCAAAGTGTAAAATAAGTAAACACTTTACAGTACACGAAGCTCTATGGCTACCGTCCTGGCAAGTTTACCATATTCCATCAGAAGAAGAAAAAGCAAATATTATCAAAACTGCAGAAAAGATGGAATTAGTTAGAGAGTTTTTTGATAAGCCTGTTAATGTTAATTGCTGGATACGGCCTAGGTCAGTCAACTGTCCAGATAAAAAAGCTTATCATGGTAGAAATTATAACGCTTTTGTTGGTGGGGCTCCTGGCTCTGCCCACACAGAAGGGCTAGCTGTCGATTTTACAGTTAGTACTGTAACTGCCAGCGATGCAAAAGATATGTTAAAAGATAACCTAGAAGCTTGGAATATTCGTATGGAGAATATAACTGGTAACTGGGTTCATATAGATTTAAGACAGCCTCTGCCTGGTGGCAAAAGATTTTTCAAACCGTAGTAGGACGCTACTACTAATATACAATATTACTATATAGTTAAAGGAATAAACAATGGCTCGACAAATGAAATTAGTCAATAAGCTTTCTCGCCGTGAGAAAGATATGCACATGAACCAACGTGGCGCTTACGACCGACGTAATAAACTAGAAGAGATTATGCAAAAGTCTCTTAAAGTGTTAAAACTTCTACGTAAACCTCAACGACGTATGGATCGTAACTTTGGTATTGATGCTGTCGGTAAAGAACCGATGCTTGCGTATGATTTTAAAGCTGCGACTCTAGAACGCTTTGATTATGATGCTGGTGCTCCTACTGATTATGGTATGCGCATTACTTTCTCTTCTTCAGATATACGTGAAGCTTCAGGAGTAGCGGTTGGAGATATTGTTGAAATTCGTGAAGGTTCTCTAAAGGGAGTTCACCTTAAAGTGGTGGCTGTTACGGATTCTACTCATATTCGTATGGAAGATGTTGCTTCTTTTGGAGGCGCAGAAAACAACGTTGATTGTCGTATGCATAATAGCGACGTAAAACGTAGTTACAATTAAGTTTTCTTTTAAGGTAAAATCTTAAAAGGAAGGGGCCTTAGGGTTGGTGTGTTCTCCTCGGTACGCCAATTCCTAGGGCCTTTTTATTTTGTGCTATCTTCTTTGTTTTCATATAAAAGCTTTTCTACTTTTCCGCCTTTTATACCAAAAATCTTATCCATTTTCTTAGTATAGCAAGGTTTACAGATTCTACGTGTAGTGTTTTTATTGTATCCTTCGTAAGTAATAGCGAAATATGGTTTTTTCTTTTTGCACACATTACATTTATATGTGGGACTTGGTTGGTGAATAGTCCATACACCATTTGGATCTACATTAATATGTTGAGTGTGTCCATTAGAAACACCGATATTCCAATTAATATTACTTTGATTTGGAGTAATAAAACTCAATTTACCCGTAGAGGTATGATTAATTAATGTGTCAGGATTTACCACAGTTCCAGCGGGCATTTTAATGGTTCCAGTACCACCACTTGTTGTAACCTTATACGTACCTGTAACTGGAGGAATATAAGGAATATTTCCATTTATAGTATGTTGTATATTAGAACTATAAGATTGATGCCCCGTAGTAGATTTCTTTTTCTTTTTAGTTGCCATGACGTATTTCCACGGATTCCACATATTCTGTATCTTTTAATTCCACTTCAATTTCTATAGTATTTCTAGAATCTTCTTCATAAGGATCTGTAGTTAAATACCAATATAATTGATGTAACCAATCAAACATTAATCTGTCTCTGGACGTTATTCTTTTTCTCTATCTTCTATTTCTTGAATACATTCCGTACAAATTTGCTCATAATTGCTACTTGAAAACCAAAAGAATGGTTTACCACAACAAGTACAATCTACAGGATAAATACCCATTACTTAACCTTCTTGCGCTTCTTTGGTTCTGGCGGCGCACCCATAACTACTTCAGTAGCTCCATTATGACCATGGATAGCTAGCACATCATCAACATTGTTATATATCCCCATGCTAGTGTGAAAAGAAGTCCATTCCATAATAGCTTTGCCACTGGGAAATACGACTCCACGAGCAACAATACCTGTACCAGATGTACCACTCACATCGACTTTACGAAGCAAGTAGAATTCTTTAAATTTATCCATCGATGTTTTCCTCTTCTAAGGTATATTTTAACATTAAATAGGGATCTTTTCTAGTCCATTTTGATTCATTCATTTATGTATAGAATTCAGATACTTGCTCGCCACCACCATCTAAATACCAACCAATATAATTTTCCATCTCTTTTTTAGTATTAAATCGTAGTTCTAATTTAAAGTAATGTTTGTTTTTCATGATCCCAATGCCTTCCATCATAAAACTCAAATCCTAAACCAAATTCAGAATTATAAATTCAATTGTAATGCCTGGATGGTCACATTTTCTATTGATATAAGTGTTAAAAGATAAACTAAAATTAAATTTATGGTAAAAATTGATTTCTAATGTTTTGTACTTTGTAAAAGAAAAGCATATACTTGAACGATGTTTGCCGCTAGTATTAAAACTAGCCCACAAGTTCTTTGTTAGGGTTATCTTCTTGCGCATTAGTCCACTCCAATGCTTTAGCAATTGTTGGAAATTCTTGAATAAAAATCTCTTTTGCACGTAAAGCAATATCTCTATGTTCTTTTTGAGTTCCTACTTCTGACCGTAGGTTAATATAATGAATCCAATCTCTTAGTGTACCGTGCATATATACCTTGGTCCCAGTACTCATAGGTAATAGAAACCTGGCACATTCTTTAGCTATACCTTTATCGGTAGCTTCATAATAGAGTTTATAAGCTAATTGGGTAACTTGTTCTTGGGCTCCTAAAAACCAATCATTAAGATCATCAGACAAATCATTAACACTATTTTGACGATTCTTTTCGTCTTGTCTACGAGCCTCATAATACTCAAAATCTTGAGAATCTACTTTACTGTATCGTTGACTAAATTCTTGAAAATGAAAAGAACGATGACGGATAATTTGAGCAGATATAGCTCTAGAGGTTCTAATTTCTAAACACATGGTAGCCATTTCAAAAGGACTCCAGTGTTTATGAGTAATAAGATACTTTAACAATCTATCTTTATCGGGATTATCTTGATTAGGACTAGATACTCTAGCCATGTATACAATAAGCTTTTCAGCTTTTTCAGTACGATGGATTAAGTTGACGTGCGCTTCATTCACGATATAAAATTTCTGTTATAGATAAATCTTTTACTTTTACTACTAATCCATCGCCTATAATATGATCAGTAATTGTTGCTAATCTTGTTACGATCATGCAATTACAAAAGGGCCTTTCTGGTTCGCTTTTTGGATTTAGTAGACTCTAAACCTTTTCTGTTTTGTAGAAATCAAATATTTGTTTGCATCTAATACAAATATATCTTGAATTAAGATCTATTTCATCCATACAACAAATTACAAATAGATGAATCTACGTAGTCATCATTAGTATCTAAAAAAAAGCGAATGTTGTATCTATTGAATATCTATCGTCTATTACTATAAGACCTGAACAACTTTTACACAGTTTAGTTGTGTTCCAATTATATTCAAATCCTTGGCTATTAGGAGAATAATGGTAAAAGAACTTACTTTGACACTTTTTGCAGGTTCAATGTCTTAAGTATTCCGTCGATTTTACCATACAATTCTTCCAGCGTTCCTTTATTATCTATAGTATAGCTGAATCCCTCATATCCGTCAAGATCACGTTCGGAAGGATCTGTAGAATTCGCTGAATTAAATCGGTTAATACGAATGGTTACGATATTTTTGAGGGTTTTTTTAAGCCCTTCGATTTCGCTACGATAACGAAGGTCAGGGATAACGAAACGATTAGTGATGTGCGGCTGACTATCAAATCGAATAAATTGAGAAGCCGCATTAATCCAAAAATCAGGAGTAACAACTCTATTAGTACTGCCCTTTAGAATAGCTAGTGAACGAGGGCAATGATAAAGTTGTTCTTGAGTATAATTTCCAGCAGTTCCAAATAAACCTACAAAGTTGCTCTCTCCAGTGTAGGTATAGCTGTCGGGATGTTTACCAGCAGCATTTACAAACTCCTTAAAAAGGAATTCGCAGAGATTACGGGTAAAGGCATCTTTGGGTTGAATAGGATATTTCTTAATTGCTGATTCTTTAAATTCAGGATTATCAAAATGAGTGCGTTCAATCTCGTATTCAATTGAGGCAGAATCCTTAAGAGGATCAGCAAAGCTAACTCGGGTAAATCCATATTGATTTACCAAATGTTCAGCAATAGTGTCTTTACCAGAACGTTTATAACCAGATATAGCAATAACTTTCATTAAAATACCCATCCTATAAATACGTTATAAGAATGAGTGAGGATTTGGGCTAAGATTACGCCCACAGCCACCACAATGATATCAACAGTCGTATAAATACTAAAAAGTTTCTTTTTGTAGGTAGTACGAGTGCGCTTATTTGGAAATTTTAAAATATCAGCTATTCTTTCCATTTTTCTTAACCTTTCTTAATTTTGACCAATCCATTTGCTTTTTAATAATTCTACTTTGACGTACTTTCAATTGTACTATACCGCATTGTTTCCAGCAAGTTCTTTTTTTTCTTAAGAGATTTAACTGATGGATATACATGGAGAATACACTCTTCCATTTCATAATCCCAGTCTACTCCGTAAACATAAACTTTTACTTTTTTGTTCATTAGTAAGGAGATTTTACCGCACTAGATTCATTATTGCCGTAAGAACCGTCTAAAAGGCAACGTTTCTTTTCTTCTAAAGCAGACATTTCATTATACTTTTGACTAATCGCTTTATCTAAATCAGCAGTAACTTTACGACGCTTGTCTTCAAGTTCAGTAAGTTCTTTACGAAGTTCTAGCAATTGATCAATGATTTTAATAGCTTCTTTTTTAGTATTAGCATCCATTTTCTATCCTTTAAGATTTACTGTTTTAGTACAGGGACAATTTTTATGATGTTCTTCTCTGTATATAAGATCGACACAAGCTTTAATAATTTCTTTACCTAAATCTTCGGCTCCCTTTTTACCAAATTTACACGCATCACTAATAGCAGGAATATCGTGCGAGAATACAACTTCTGCTATATTCTTTACACTATCTTTAAAATTATTGTGAAGAAAAGTATCAGTACCTTTAGGCGTTCTAAAATGCGCCACAAACATTCCTGAAGAATCTTCTCGATCAATGCCAAAAGAATAATCAGGATTATCACAAAGTCTATCATGTGCTTTAACCATCAACTCTACAGTCAATCTACGGTCTAAGTCACTGAGTTTATTAAGTTCTTCTGGAAGTGAATCACACCAGGCATAACAATCACCTTTACAAGGTTCATACTTAAATCTGAATAATTTCCGCATCTTAACTCCTATTTAATACCTAGTAATTTATAAGCCATTCTGCGATTTTGTCTATTGGTCTTCTCTAAATAAGACTTTCCATCTAAGTGTTCCATTTCATGGAGTCCACAACGAGCTTCAATGTCTATAAGAACCCCTCTAAAAGGCTCTCCTTTGCGATTAAAGGCGTCTACAATCACTTTTTCTGGTCTAGATATGGGTACGTATACTCCAGGAGTACTAAGGCAGCCTTCTTGGTCCATTTGAAGGTTATCATCCACTTTAACTATAGTAGGATTGATAAATTCCACAATACTACTTTCAACCTTACCCTGTTCCTGCATTATAAAGACTCTTTTATCAGACCCAACTTGATTTGCGCTAATTCCAATTCCATTACATCTTACCATAATGTCCTTCATGGCGTCAAGTAATTCATATAATTCTTCATTAAATTCAGTAACTTCCACGCAAGGTTTATTAAGAGCAGGATTAGGAAAATACACTAATTGATATTTATTCATGATAAAGACTCTTTTGCAAAGTAGTTTCTTGAAGTAATTCGTAAAACTTTTCTAATTTTTGATATACTAAAGGATTAGTAATATCATATAGTTCCGTTTTGTAAGAAGCTTCAGTAGGAGAAATAGACAATTTATTTAGATGATATAATTCTCCATCTTTTTGAAGACCCTTTTCATACCAATCATATGATATAAGGTCCATTAATTCTGCAAATGTATTAATTTTATATCTTTTCATCATTTAAACTTTGGTCTTTTAAAGCTTGTTCGTAAGCTGTCTTAATACCTAAAACTAAAAAATATTTAGCAGCTTTTGAAGGTTTGCCCTTAAAATTAGGATCATATTTGGTAAACTAACTGAATAGATCTTCTACTTCTTTTGGTATAGTAAGGCTTACCTTATTAGATTTACTTTTTGTCATAAAGAGAGTTTACCATAATATTGTCTTTAAGCCAAATCTTTTTACCGTGACCATTGTCAACTAGTTTAAAATTAAGCTTTTTATATTTCCACGTCAACTCTACTACTTTATGAAAAAAGTATTTATAGTCTGGCACATCTAAAGGTGAACCATCTATCCAATAAATTGATATTAATTCTCTTTGTCCAAAATCTTCTTTGACTTTCTCAAATACATCTTTAATTCGATCAAAAAATTCTAATTCAGAACAGGTTTCATGACTATCACATGAAGGACAATCTAAATAATAAGACCATAGAGTTATGTATTTATATAGTTTACGCATTACCAAAAAAGTAAATCGCTAAGGTTGTTGTCGGTGTGTATTTTTAGTTTGAATTGAATGTAATCTTGAACTGGAAAGGGCAGTACTGCTTTAGTATTGTCCATAGTATGGCCACTAAGATGTCCGTATTCTAAATCTAAAAAATGAAATACATGAACACCCACTTGAAATGAGTACTCGATGTATCTGAATTGGCCACCACCATAAGTTGGACTATTGTCTGTAATACTAAGTATTTGATTGTTAAAATAAAGATAGGATAGTTCTGTGTTAATGATTACGCCTAATCTATAGCTTAGATGTCTATCTGGTAAACCGTTTTCGGTTATATAAGCAAACCTTGGTTCTTTAGTATAAGCTCCACCAAATATCGTCAATTCTTTTAGAGTTAGGAGTTTGGCGGCACTAGTATTTGGTAGAATCAAAGCTAGTAATAACAGTAATTTTAGCATTGCTCATCTTTCATTAGAACTTCAATAGGAAATTTACGAATATTGATTCCTAGAGTTTGAGCCATAGCTACTTCTTGTTTCATACCAGAAGTTTCAGGTCCAAATACCCAAATCTCATCACATACCTTAAGATATTGAATACCAACAGAAATACCTAAAGCTCGTTGATGTTCATTATTATCATCAAGGCCAATAAAGGGAAGATATAGATGAGGGGCATAAGGAGCATAACCCATATCAATAGCCATTAGGCAAGCCTTTTTAGTACGACGAACATTGCCTTCAATATCACCACGAAATGGAGAACAAACAAATACTCGTTTCATATTATTCATCCTTATCGTTATTGTTTATAAATTCTAGCAAATCATTCAAATTCTTAATATCTTTAAGTATACAATAATATTTAGATTCTAACTTTTCTTTTAAAGTGTAAACAATATTGCCTACAGCATAATTTCCAGATATTTAGGCTTTATATGGCCCTTCATTGGTGTGTCTATACGCTTTGTATAAAGCTTCTTCTATGATGGAATGTTTCATACATTATTTTTCTTCTGGACAAGTTACTTTTAAAGAATATACTCTTTCTACAGTATCAAACAATCCATCTGTAGACATTGTGTATGCATTTTTATACTCTAACTACCAAGTATATAAATATTTCTTTTTGCCTACATTTTCTATTTTGATTACAGTAGGTTTAAAGTTCGTTACTTCCCATATTTCAGAGTTTTAGTCGACGGTATCGGAATAACACTCTCCTACTTGTCTTAGAGATTTTGTAGTAGTATTAGTACATCCTACAATAAATAAAACACTTAGAATCAGTAGTTTATTCATTATCCTTGTCTCATAATAATTTCATACACTGGTTTATTAGCTTTGTGCATTTGCTCTTTTATATTAGCAGAACCCCTGCTTTCTCCATCCCAAATCAATAATAGTGCGTCTGCATATTCAGCCATTTGACCATTGCGGATGGGGCCTGCGGCCTTACCATGCTCTTCCCAATCAGCCTCAAAAACTTTTAATTCTAATTGCTTAGCTTGAAAACTACTAGCAGTAGCCGCTGGATTTTTAAAGTGAACGTTAAATGTTTGTACGTAATTCTCTCCAGAACGGTCAACTCCATGGGCACCGCCACTCACAATCTCCGTAGGTTCAAGTTTAAACATCTGTAAAGTTTCGTGAATAAAGTTATCAGACAGATTTAAATCTCGTGATCCTATTATAATAAGTTTCATAGTTCTATCTCACAAATATTTCCACTGCAGGCAATCTGCTGTAGCCTGTTAGTATTATCCTCTGTTTCTAGTACTTTTGTCAAGTCTATATTCTTAACTAGTTGAGATAATTCAGAATATTTCTCTTTTGTTATCTCTTCAAATGGGGCTTGTTGGTAAGTTCCCCCATCGTAAGGTAATAGAGAAATACCTGAATAAGTGTGTCTTTCCGCCCACATAGCTTCTCTAAGGTTATCCCATTCATGATCTTTTACTGAAATAGTGCAACTTACGTTATGTAGATTCTCACCAGAACGGTGCCCAACCTTTACCCAATAACGGTTATATTTAATAGCTCTATTGAATAGATCTAAAGCAGTCTCCTTATCTCTTAAAAGGGCCTGTAATGGGCTCTCTTGAGGTATAGAAACTACAACCCCTGTAGCTGAACTAACGTCTTCTTCTACCAGCCCTGGAATCGCTTTAGCGAGGTATCCGGCCAAGGCGTCGTCTTTATTCATCCTTATTCGTCTAATATAATAGGGGCTGTGACGAGAATGAATGCCAGAGCTAGACCCAAGCACACAGGAAGAGGAACCTTCTGGTTTAACAGTAGTAGTACGAGCAGCAAGGTTAATACCAAGTTTCTTAGCGTATTTCTCATTAACCTCTTTAACAAGCTTCGCTCCCTCAATAAGCCACTTAGGGGATACAATGCTCCCAGTATCAGCAATGCCAGTAAAAGATACCCCAATCAAAGCCTCTCTTTCTGTAGTATCTTTCCACACTTGTCTAACAAATGGGAAATCAGTATAAGCTGCTTGTAGGGTACCAATAAGGGTTGCTGAATAAACTCTCTTTAGAAACTCTTTCTTAGAATCTACCCCAGTTTGATTTATAGTAGTTAAGTTACAGAATTGATTAGGATTAAGTGCTATTTCGTGACAATTATGGGTTATCACTCCAGAATCAATAAAAGCGTGAGTATCATCGTATACTGTAATATCATATACATCCTGTATGTCATATTTACAGTCGATATCAACTATCGTTACATAATCTTTTCTACGGTAGGTATTCTTACTAATATGAGTATCTAGCAAGGTATTTTTGTACTTAGATAAAAAACCAAATTTTTTAAACTGGCCAGCGTAAATGTTTAATTTAAAATGCGTTCTATTGTTTCTAACTTTATTATCTTTAGCTACATAATGCTTAGCATTATTGTGTATTGTTAAAGAAGAGTATACTCCAAATTCCTTAAAAATTCTAGATAGGACTTCTAATATAGGTTTGTGTATGGAATATAACTCTACACTATTATTACGTCTAACAGACCCATCGGCAGTAAATAGAGCTTTAATAAAACCTAACTTAAAATCCTTAGATTTACCATATAGCCAAGTAATATTGGATTTATCTGTAGACATACCACAGGATAGTAATTTTTCGGCTAGTGATTTTTTATGTGAGGAAAAGTATACGCATGTTTCTGATTTTTGTTCGTGAGGTTTTGTTTGTACCTCTAGCAAAGTTTCGAAATATTCTACAACATCAAATTCTTTATTACCAAAACACATGCCCACATTATATCCAGTATGATCCGTTCTATTAGAAAACCATCCATCACCATGAATCCAACCACAAATAGTACCTAATTCATATTCTTGTAAATTCTCTACATACGTATGATCATAAATCGCTTTCTGGCTGGTTTTCAAGTGATCTCCAATTTTTAACTCATCTAGACGTTTCCACTCTCCATCCCTAGTCATGTGTAAATGATTCTCTGTTCCATATAAAGATGTACCATCAGACAGAGTAACCTTATAGATATTCCGTTGCTCTCCAGTTTTAAAAGGTTTGGTAGCATCTTTAAATTTACCGTCCGTGCCCATAACTTTTAAAAAATCTTGTTTTAGGGCCTGTTCAAAAGTTATATAACCTTTATCAGTCAATATCGTAGAATATATAGGTTTACATGGATTAAATCCCCAATCATTATTATTAGTCCAACTAAATCCAGGTTCTCCGCTACCGCTTTGTTTACAAATATCAAAAATATGATTAAATTCTTCTTTGTCCATTGTTCTATTAAGTACAGCACTATTATTAGAACGTGCTCTATATGGGTGCTTAATCCACCATTCTCCACTTTTACATTTGAGCATTTCTTCGTCATTACGATCAAACAGCGATATTAAAGCCGCTCTACGAATACCACCAGCCAACACGCAATCAGAAGCAATACAAATAATATCATGTACTTCTAAAGGAGTAAGTCTACGTCCTCTAGCTGCCTTAAGTTTAGTCTCTACTTGATTAAGCATATACTTTAGAGGTTCTGGCCCAGGAGCTTTAGCGCCAGAAGTAATAAGATAAGTACCCTTAGGCCTGATATCACTAAAATCAAATAGAGGTCTAATTTTGTTAAAGAAATAAGATTCCATTAACATATCCAAAGATTGTGCCCATCCTTGAATAGAATCGTGTACTTTAAAAATACCTTCTTCTCGGGGCTTTCCAATAATAGGTAATTGATTAATATGCTGTTTTTGAACAGAGTAACCAACTCCTACTCCTGAAAGTAGAAGAAATAGAATCTCTCCAAAAGCTCTGGAATCATTAATAGGCAAATAACTACAATTATATTGCCTAGCGTTATTCTTTAATATAGCATCTCCTGAGAACTGTAAAGCTCTCATACTAGGCATAATCTTTAATTCGTGAACTAATTGATAGGCTTTGATGATATCTCTAGATAGTTTAGGAAATCTATCTAGATGCATGGCCATGTTACGATTTATAGTTTCTTCAAAGGTTTCTCTACGACCTAGGTTGGGTAGGTGTTTGGCGTAGGTACGAAAAGCTACAATATCTGAAAGTAGCTTATTTGATGAATTCATGACGCCTCTCTAAATTTTATTATTGTACAACTTTTTGTCGAGCTAGTTTCTTTTGGTACTTTTTATTGCGCTTTAGAGCTTCTTTACGATCTTCTTCCATACGTTTAAAGAATTGCTTTATGAACTTAACGTCTCGAATAAAATGACGATTTTGAAACTTACAATTACAACGAAATGACTTACCGTCTTTAGTTTCTTTTGAAGCTTCACAACTAATATCAATTTTCATGATTAATCCTCTTAGTACTTGGGTTACGTGGAATCTTAGTTACATATCGTTCATTGAACGTTCCATATATTATAAACAATACGTAGCTTTCTGTCCAGGCATAAAAACTTACTAAGTGTTTTTCTTGTCCGTAAGTTTTGTAGGTCCAATCGGCCTCAATTATATCTTCGTCAACTAAGTTTTCTAGTTGATTTCTAAGAGTATCGGGTTCGCCATCATCAGTAGTTACTATATCTAATGCATCTAAAAGATCATCTGTAAGATTTGCGAAATCCATCACTTATTCCTCTTCTCGTAAATATCTTTGGTATTCTTCATCTAATTGTTCTCGATAATCATGAAGATGCGCCCTAATATTAATACGCTCTTCTTTTACCCCTTGATTAAATCCCTGAGCCCAAGAAGTATTTATCTTATGAATAGGCTCATTTATAGGAGGCAATTTACTTTCAAATTCCGTAATTAAATAGTGCATTAATTCATGAACTTCTTTAATCCATCTAGCTTTACTAGATTTAGATAGCATATTCCAATCATAGCTTTTACCAGTTTTGGTATAGGCGTACTCTTGAAAATAGTCCTTAGCTATCTTTATTAATTCGTTATTCATTCAAACCATGCGGAAGCTGCAGCTACGATTATTAATAGCTGTAAAGATATAAGTATACCAACAAATGTGGTGAGAAGCAATTGTTTTATAAAGTAATTTCTTTGTTGTCTACGTTGTAGTCTATCTCGTCTGAGTTTAGACTGTTTCTTAAAATTTACTTTAATTATATTATTCATGGAGAAAATACTCTCCAGTTTCACTTCTATATTTTAGAGTTTGTAGTTCCATACTTTTTTTGCGCTTTTATGAAATTCTCTAATTGTCGTAAAAAAGATTGTTTTTCAAACCTTGGCCAAGCTTTAGTATCTAATTTTATAAAAATTTCTGATTCTTTTACTGTAATCTCTGGTGTATTGTTTATAGATACTTTAACAATAAAATTATCTTTTTCTTCTTCTATAATTATTTGGTTTCCTGAATTAGGGAATAAATATGTGGCCATTATTTATCGTTCCAATAATCTTCAGCCTCTTTAGGCGTCTGATTTTTAGATTTCTCTTCAATCTTACTACGTTGATTTTCTAATTGTACCAAAGCTGTATTAAGATTGTCTACTTCTTTTTTCAAAAGAGTATTATCTTTAAGCTTTTCTTTAATCTCAACTTCAATTAAATCAGCTTGTTTATGGGTATCAGCCAACTCAATTTTAGCTTTAAGAGCATTATTCTGACGACTTTTAAGGCTAATAATGTAAACCAGAATACCAATAATGGCTCCTAGTACGTCCACAACTTTACCAAATATGCCACCAAAGAATTCTTTAATCTTGTCCATATTCTTCCTTATATTTTAATTGTTCTTTATATTTTATCAAAAAATCTGACAATGATATTCCTAATTCTCTAGCAGCCCTAACTTTGCTTATTCTGTCTTCAGCCGCACAGGTAACTATTAACCATTCTATCCAATTAAGATTTAACTTGTTAATATCTAAAGGCATATTAAGGTTTAGTAACTGCCCGTTTTATCTTAAGTCCGTTTTGATTGATTCTCACTTCCTCATAAAAGACTTTACCTAGTGTTACAGCATTCTTGATGATCTTTTGTCTTTTACTTTCTTGAGCATTACCGCTTTTAACTTCTAAAAAGATAATCTCTGCGTTTTCAAAGTCAAAGTATATGTAATCGATAGGAGAACCAAGGTGCCTTAAGTTTTGAGAATCATAAGGGAATTGACTTAGAATAGGAAGAATATTTTCACTAATCATACCCATCTTAGTCTCACTAGACTTTTTTTGGGATAATATCTTCGAATTCTTTCCTACTTCTTTATCCAATTCTCTTTTTAATTCATCATTAACTGTAACTAGTAGATTTTGAGTCTCTTTTAATTGATTATTCTTAGTTTCTATAGTTACAATTTCGGTTCTAATATCATGAAGTTCATCATTTAGCTTAGCATTAAGTTTATACTGAATATATACAGCATAACATAAACCTAATATAGCTAATGTTGCTATGATTTCCATTACTTCACTTGCTTTATTGCGTAAGCACCTAAGACAACAGCTAAAATACCAAGTGCAAAAAACCCTGCATCTCTCCAACCTCTGCTAGATTCAGATGCTATAAGTTTTTCAGTACTATCAACAGCTTTATCTTGCCATAAGGTAATTTGCTTGTCTTTAGAAGCGTTGATGCTTTCTAGATTTAGATTATACTTGTTAAGACTATCGATTTGTTTATCTTTAAGAGCGATTTCTTGAAGCAAGAAATCATAATCTTGAATCTTAATACGAACTTCTAGTTCCTTTTCAGGACTGAATAAATATCCAGTACAAGGAGAGGGATCATTGGTCTTGAGGTAACTCACAGACTTTTGACATCCCTCCCCATATCCTAATTGGCTAACTATCAGGAAAAGTACTAGTAATTTCTTCATATTATTTTACGCTCTTAAGATATTCCATCAGATCTGTAGTAGAAGTAGCAAATTGACGTTTCTCGTAAACTGCTTTAATAATACGTTCTTTGACTTTAATAATATCCGTTTGAGAATGATCTTTCTTTTCAATATCAGAAAAATCAATACTAATTGGAAAAGCTATTAGAGGACATTCTGACCATTGAAGTTTAACATTTCCAAAAATAGTCATAATAGTCTCAGTATAGGTTCCCTTTAGGCTATTGTCACAGGTTACTAAGATTACTTTATCTGCCACATTCTTTTCGATGGCTTCTTGTCCACTAACCCATAGTTCATCTTTAATCATGGCTCGATAAGTATCAAAATCTAACTTCATTCTATCAGCAACAGTTTGATCCATTTGACGAAGAATGCCTTTCCAAAGTTTTTGACGTGATTCAAATTCTCCAGGAGTTTGGCCTTCCAATCCCATATATGCTCTATGAGACATCATAACTCCCGTAGGAGTAACATAACGATCTCCTAGATTTTGAGCAATTTGAAATCCCATAGAAGCCGCAAAGTTAGAAACAGTCTTAACTTCCCTAGGTAAGGCTTTAAGAGTATTGATTAAATCCATTCCAGCCATAATACTTCCACCAGGAGTATCTAGGAATAGATACAATGGTGTCTTGGAATCATCTAAAGCATTACTTAATTCCAATGCTTTACGAGCCGTAGCACTAGCTGAACGATCCGTAACAACATTACGAAAAACAATAGTATTCTTTTTTGAAAGAACTAGAACATCTTTACGAAAATGAGTAATTTTTGTACTCTTACGAACAGTTGAGTAACTAATTAGTCCAACCGTTAGGGTTAAGACTACTAAAGCTGCTGCATTATTTTTTACAGTGTTCTTAATAGAGTTAAACATTTATTCTCCTTTAGTATTATCGATGACCGTTCCCTTGGCCCTAGTAAATTTACGACCCCAATAAAGACCGGCGGTAGCGTAAAATAGTTCCATTAGAGAAGCAGTAGATTCAGTAACCTTAGCTAATTCTAACCCATTAGCAACTAAAACAGCCAAGAAAGCAACAACAACCATAGTTAAGCTGACG